GTCATTGGCGCAAGTGGTAGTGCAAGTAGTATTACAAGTGCCAGAACAACCACCAGAACAGGTAGAATCACAACCATAACAACCAGTATAACAACCGGAATCACAATTTCCTGAGCAATTACTTGAGCAAGATCCACCACAACTGGTGCAGTCGTTGGCACAAGAAGCAGTGCAAGTATGTTCGCAATCATAAGCACAAGTAGCAGTACATGCAGCATTGCAATCATTAGAGCACCTTTGAGCACAGGCGCTTGTACAGTCTCCATCACAGTTGTTCCCACAGCCAGTGCATCCGGTTACACAAGTATTTGTACAAGCTCCGGTACAGTCATTAGCACATTTGGCAGTACAGTCAGAACAAGTACTTCCTGAACCTCCCTTACAAGTTCCATCACAATATCCAGAACATCCACCAGTACAGTTAGTAGAGCAAGAACCACCACAAGAACCACCACATCCACCAGATGATGAATGAGTGCAGTCAGTAGAACAAGAAGTTCCACATCCATTACTACAAGCCATAAGCCTCACCTTCCTTTCAGTCTTTTATTCATAAGTAATCCAAATATCTCCATTTTTTCCGTCACTAGCTGCAGGTTCCGTTGTTGAAAGATGAATACCTATTTCAGCTAACGACCAACTTACGTTTCCAGATCCATTTACAGATTTACTTGTATTTCCTACAGTAACGGTTCTTGTTGTTCCCCAATTAGCAGTAGTAATATTAGCTGTACCATCAAAATTCGTACCATTAATAGTTCGTGCGGTTTTTAGTTTTTTAGCAGAGCCGCCACTACCTGTTCCGTGAAATATAATCGGCATAGTTAAGCCCTCCTTTTATAAATCTATGTGTTTCCAACCAGAGTTCGTTTTTACGTATAATCCATATTGTGTTGGGTTCAAATTTGTAATTCTGCAGAATCCACTGCCTGTGTGACCAGTTTCTGCTGATCCTGTAGGAGAAGTAAAAGAAGTGTTTCCTGCGATAGTCTGAGCATTTGTGAGATAATGAGTAGAATTTAGTAGACATCCGTTAGGGTAATTTTTAGCTGTAGAAGAGGTATAAACATATCCTGAGCCTCCTCCACCCCAACGTCCATCAGAGTCAGAATCACTGTCATAGGCTCCACCACCGCCATACCAGCCGCCTCCGCCACCACCACAAGAGTAGCCTGAAGCATTTCCGCCTTGACCAAAAGTAGCCTGAGTGCCTGTACTCCAAGTTATACCACCTGCAGTTTGTGAGGCACTACCGCCAGATCTATTTTGACCAGTAGTATAAGAACCGGTAGTGTTATTATAATAGCCATCTCCACCATATTCTCCACCGCCACAACCACAAGGATTAGCATTGGCACTTGTTACACCAGCTCCGCCGCCACCTCCGGCTACGATAACTCTTGAATATAGAGAATTTTGACCTATACGAACATCTGTAGCTCCTCCACCACCTCTACCAGAAGAAATACCAGTTCCTCCACCATTGAATCCTGCAGCAGTAGAAGAGGAAGATCCAGCTCCGCCAACAGATACATAAACAGTAGTCGTTTTAGTAAGAGTAATTGTGCCTTTGGAGTAACCACCGTATCCGCCTATGTAACCACTGTAAGTTCCTCCTTGACCACCCCAGCATTCTATTGTATATGTACCTGGTTTTAGAGTCTTAGATTGTACTGAACCTGTATAATTAAAATCCATTATGTTGTTCTTAGCATGAGTAAGATATATTACATCTGATAATTTAGTGATTTTTACATGTCCATTACCAGAATGACCAGTTTCTGTAGAACCAGAAGGAGCAGGGAACGATTGATCTCCGGCAATAGTTTGAGCATTAGAAAGATAATAAGAAGAGTTAAGTAAACAACCATTTGGATAATTTGAAGCAGTGACAGAAGTGTAGACATAACCTGATCCACCACTAGAACCGCCCGTATATCCGGCTCCGCCACCTCCATACCAGCCGCCTCCACCGCCAGAACCGCCTTCTGAAGAACCGGAACCATTGCCACCTATACCAAAAGTGCCAGCTGTGGGCATTATATTGTAAGCTGAAGTATAAGCTATTCCTCCTGCTGTTTGAGTACTATTGTAAGATGAATTATAGTTTGATAAGCCTAATATTCCACCGCCAGCGGCACCTTTAATTGTCCATCCTGTTCCAGAACCGCCGCCTGCAACAATTACTCTTGCATATAATGAATCAGTTCCGATCCTTATATCCGATCCACCGCCACCAGAACCTCCGGAACCACAAGTATAATTTGACCCACCGCCGTTAAATCCACCATTAACAGTAGAATAGCTACCGGTATTTGATTTAGTTTGTCCTTTTCCACCAGAATATATATATACTTTTTGTGTTTTACTTAATGTAATGGTGCCAACACTATATCCACCAAGACCACCAACTGCATTTATATTAGAATTACCATTAGATGATCCATTTCCACCTTGAGCGCCCCAGCATTCAAGTTTATATGCACCAGGAGTCAATGTAGCAGTTTGAACCGAACCAGTATAATCAAAATTCATAACAGAACCATTAGAATTAGCAGAACCAATACCGTACATTTTGTTATTATTTAATTTGAAATAGAATGCAGTAGCCTTTTTCATTGAATTGTTTATTCTGGTATATAGTGCCGTATTCTTGCATTCAATAACAGTAATTCGACAATAGCCGTTACCAGAGTGCCCTGTCTCAGATGAACCTGTGGGAGAAACAAAAGAATTATTGCCTGCTATGGTTTTAGCATCAGACAAGTAATAAGAAGAGTTAAGTAAACAGCCTGATGGATAATTAGAAGCCGTAGAAGAAATATACACATATCCAGAACCACCGCCACCAGGAATATTTTCGGAACCGCCACCATAGCCTCCATACCAACCGCCGCCACCGCCACCGCATTCTCCAGAAGTATAACTAGAAGCAGCTGCTTGTCCAAATCCGCTACCACTTGTTGCAGTACCAGCGCTAGCACCAGTTGAAATTCCGCTTACGCCACCACCAGAGCCACCATTCCCATCATCAGATGCTCCACCGCCACCACCAGCTACGATAACACGAGCATAAAAAGAGTCTTGGTTAATACGTATATCAGTAGCGCCAGCACCACCAGAGCCACCATGATTCGTTGAACTCCAATCTCGACCAGAGCCACCGCCGTTAAAACCACCAGCTCTAATTGCACCAGATCCAGAAGCTTCAGAACTTACACCTCGACCACCAACATAAATATATAAAGTAATTTTAGTATTTAGAGAAATGGTTCCAATAGAATAACCACCTTTACCGCCAGTATATGAATTGTCAGTACATCCATTTCCACCCTGAGCACCCCAACACTCCAATTTATATATTCCTTTAGGCAATGTTATACTCTGAACAGCACCAGTATAATCAAAATTTAAAATATCACCAGTTTTAATATTACTCATCGCCATACACCACCCACATATCACCAGGTTTACCATCAGTTGTCTTAGGTTCTTCAGTAGAGAACGTCACATTCCTTAACTGAGATTTCATAATATCTGACTGATAAGCAGTTACAGCTCCATTAACGACCGGTTTATTCTGTAATCCATTATAATCAGTTGTACCCGGATCACCTTTATCTCCATAAACACCTATAACTGTTGGAGTAGTGTACAGATGATTATTGTTTGTCAAAACAAATTCATGATAACACCACAAATATTTGTTTGTAGATGTCATAACCTGAGCAGAAGTCGCCCATCCAGTAGTTTCCTTAGTAACACTTTGAGATTGAGAACTAGCAAGATAATGAGGGATAACACTTGAAATACCAACTCCCTGATCACCTTTGGGCAGTGTAAAATTTAATATTGCATCTGTATCTGTACCAGAATTGGTTACTGCAGCCGAAGTACCTGTTTTAGCAGTACCAATTTTAATAGTTGCATTCTTACCAACTCCAGCAAGACATTGTTCACCTTTGTAAATTGCCATGTTATCGCCTCCTTTTATAAATCATTTCTTATAACAATAGTAATGGGAATATCTACAGTTGGTTTCTCGGTTGCTTTTATAGTAATCTGATTTGTAGTCTGCCCTCCATCTGCTAACATAGCGTTCTGATATGCCTCTATTGCTTGAGATGATGCATTAGAAGCATAATTAATTTCTACTATATTTGAAGTAGTCGCACCAGATACAGGTAATACATATGTATACGGAGCAGAGGAACCAGTCCATTTACTAGCCGTGAGAGTAGTATTAACAAGTGTACTTTTCTTTGCATATGTTTTTTCCGATTTAGTACTTGAAAATGTACTGTTGGTTGTTACAGATGAGTCGTTAATAACATTTGCAGAATCATATTCATCAATAACATTGTAATAGGTATTTGCATTTAAAGTTCCAGCTTTCTTTTTTGCAAGATAGTTAGCCTTTGTAATTTCAACAGGAACATTAAGTCCCATCTGAGATAAAGTAATATCAGCAGTGCCATCGAATGAAGCACTACCAATCTTTCTTGCATTAGCTAATTTTACAGCTGCGTTCGCATTTCCACCGGCTGAAGATGACCCTGCATAGTTGTGAGTATGAGATGATGGTGCGAATGTAGATGGCTTACCTGTAACATTACCCCAAGCAACAGAATTTGCACTGCCAGCACTATTCGCATAAGATGCAGTACCGCTATCAGTACCAGAAACGATACTACTATATGCTTGTTTATGAAGTGCGGTACCAGCTGCTGCAATAGTAGCATAACACTCGGTAGATGTTTTTGCATCTGTTGCAGAGGTTCCACTTACTTCTGAAGAATTGACCAGCACCCAAGTTCTGCTGATACCACCACGCGCACCACTTGCAAGTGTACGGAAACAAGTTCCAGCATACGATCCTCCTGTTTTAAAGAAGGCATCTGCGTAAGTCTTTCCAAAAACATTGTAAATTCCGACTTGTACGCTATCCGCACTTAAGCCACAACGAACCAGCCATTTTACTTCAACTGTCGATGCTAAGCTGCTGTTATTCGTACGTAATACAATTCGTACAATACCGAAGCCACCACCACTATAATCCTGTGAGATAAAGAATGTGGTTGATTTATCTAAATAGCTTGCAGCAATAGTATCCAGTTTTGCGAATCGATGGAATGGATAATTGTTTTTGTCGCCTACACTCGCAGACGAACTATAAAATCCGATATTTGCAGAGGAGTTACCACTACCATCATAGTTAAAACTTAGCGTGATGTCAGTTCCACCAGATACGGTTCTAGCAGTTGCTAGTTTATTTGCGGAGTTTGCAGCACCACCAGAACTAGAACTTCCTGCATAATTGTGCGTATGAGAGGTAGGAGATTTCCCATTTAGAGCAGTTGTAATAGCATTTTGAGTCATGGTACCATCTGTAGCCGACCCAGTTTCAGTATAAAGCTTAGTTATTCCTAAGTAACTTGATGTACCTACAGAATATGTCGTATTTGTAGGGATTACCCATGCACCATCTGCACGAAGAAACTTTAATTGTTCTCCTATATTAGGTGCAGGAACAAGACCAGCACTTCCGGCAGAAGAAGAAGTAGCACCCTTCATGTTTCCATAAGTATGATCGGTAAATAATGCATCTGCAGGCACTGACTTACCAAGTGTATATGAACAAGCTACTGGTTTACCACCTGAGAAATATACTGGCTGAGTTGATGATCCAGCATTAGAAGTAAGAGCAGCGGCAGATGATGCGCTACCTGCAGAAATAGCATATTTAACACTTTTTGTGGCATCAGCAGTATTGTCAACGTTGCCTAATCCGACTTCACTTTTAGTATGCGTATGTGAAGACGGAGCTTTCCCGTCAACTAACTCTTTTAATATTTTACCCTGTGCAGCAGATAGAGACTCAGTTGTAGAGCTGCTTATTAGATTATCCTGAATACCTCGCCAAGTGTCACTTGAAGGAGGCGTATAGCCAAGAGCGCTTATTACATCGCTTTTTGTAAGATCAGCTTTTACATAAGAGAGTTCTGACCATTTATGCGTACCATCTCCCACTTTATGTTTACCGAATTTATCACTTGTAATTGCTATTTCTCCACTTAAAAGAACAGGATTATTTTTATTCCAATTAGCTTCCGTATCATATTTATGTTTGATTCGTATATTGAGATTTTGTTCTCCCATTGTGCACCTCCCTTTTTTAATTTTTATTTAAATAGATATAATCTATAATTTTCATATTTAGTAAAGCAGCCTCATAAAAGAGGCCACTTTCATTTAAACAGATGTCCCACAATTTAAAATAAGAGTATTGGCTCCATTAGTTAAATAATCAGTATTTAAACTTTTAACACTAAGAGCAACATTTCCTCCACCGTTAAATGCTACAGCATCAGCAACGGCACCTCCAGTAAGAGAGAAATTTCTTGATGCTGCAAGTTTTGTTGCAGAAGCAGCATTACCTGTACAAGCAGCCGCAGAAGTAGCAGTCGTTGCGTTACCCTGAAGAGCACCTGCAAAAGTAGTAGCAACAAGTTTCCCAGCAGTTGTATCAAGATATACACCTGTATCAAATACCTGTTCTCCAATACCAGTTGTTGCACTTGTAGTACCAGTTACATAAGCCTTTGCAGTAGTATTAAGAGTATTCTTTACTTTCTGGTCAGTTGTTTTGTAACCTTTTCCTTCAACAAAAGCGGCAACAGCTTTTGAAGTTGGAAGCTTAGTAGAAGTAGAAGCGGCTGCGATAGAAGAATCTACCTGTTTTGTAGCAGCTTCACCTACTGTAATCTCTCCAGACTTAGCACTTGTTGTAAGATTCTGTGTTGTAGTGGAATACTTAACAGTAGTAACGATTTCATCACCAGATGGTACAACAATCCATTTTGGATCCTTTGACATAGCGACTACTAAGTCACCGACCTTAGCTGTCACAGCAGCTCCTGTATAAGAATTATCAGCAGCTACAGAAACCTGAGTAATTACTTTATATGTATCGCCTATTACAACAGAAGATGTAGGAAGAGCAGTAGCAGTACCATTAGTTCCAAGTGTTCCTTTAAACACCATTGCATCAGAAGCAGCAATAGAACTTGAAATTTTGGCATCTACATACTGTTTTGTTGTTGGCTGTAAAGCATCAGTTGGATCGGCTGCAAGCGTTACTGTACCTGTGAATGTACCACCGGCTTTTGGCATAGCCGCGTCTGCTTTTGCACCCTGAGCGGATGTAGCATAGGCACCTGAAGCTGTGTAAGCAGCAGAACCTAGCCCTTTAACAGCAATATTGTCAGTAGCATTGCCGTTAACAGTTAATTTAATTGTGCCGTTATTAGTTCCAGAAGTAATAGATACAGACTGAACTGATTTATCTGCTTTAGCACCTTGTGCAGCTGTTGCAAATGTCTCGGCACCTTTAAATGCGGCAGAACCAAGAGCACCAGAGGCATGCGGAACTAACTGTCCGGAAGTATTTGTTACTACAGGAACATTGGCTGTCGTTCCAAGAGCGGCTCCATTTACAGGAACTTGTCCCTGTGAAGCTCCAGCTCCTTTATATGCAGCAGATCCCAATCCTTTTACTGCTATATCTGTTGCTGCTCCAGTTCCTGTTGTTACAGAGATTGTACCGTTCGCAGTGCCAGAAACTACTTTACGGACTGCGTTTGTAGCAAGAGTACCCTGTGCGGCAGTTGCATAAGCAGAAGTATTTGTATATGCAGCACTTCCTAATCCTTTTACCGCAATATTATCTGTAGTTGTTCCATCTACAGTCAGTTTTAATGTACCGTTGTTAGTACCGGAAGCAAGAGTTACGTTCTGTACTGAACCATCACCAATCAGTGCAGAGATTTCTTCTGGTGTCATAGTCGCATATGGCAATTCAGCAAATGTTTTAACCCCATCACCAATTTTAATTTTGTAAGCGCCAGATTCTGTAATTTCAATCGCTTGTTCACCTTTTAATAGAACAAGCGTAGATTTCGCCCAATTAGCGGTTGTGTCCGATTTAAGGGCGATACGAGTATTCAATGTCTGTGTAGCCATTCACATCATCCTTTCGAGCTACCGCATTGCATGATGAATTCCTTTTCAGGATCAAATGCCAATGCATAATATTTGATATTATTATCATCCCATCTATAGATTGCATTTGTGGTTGTGTCCACATAAATTGCATTTGTTTTACCAATTGTTGGAAACAATGTATAAGATGCATAAGGGATGACTTCTTGCTGATCAGTTATATATTTTTTAATATAATCAACAAGCTCAGTAAGACCTTGTAAATTAAGAAATTGTTCTTTCATTATCTGCACATCCCTTCGCTTTAATGAAAGCAAGGGGAGTAACCCCTTACTTTACGCACTAAATAAACCTTTGATAGACGCACTTGGAATTGCTTCGTATCCATCTCCAACAAGCCCCTTAAGAGCGGTGATATCAGATGTGTTCTTAGCAATCTTCGGTTTTTCAGCGGCAAGATCTTTTTCAAGAGCAGTAATCTTACCTTCGGCAGTATCCATTCTGCCTTTAACAGCAGTAATATCTCCAGCATTCTTTTTATCAGCAGCTTCTAATGTAGGTAATTTCTTTTCAATAGCATCAATTCTTCCTACAGCGGCTGTCAGATCTTCAGCTTTCGCATACTGAGAAAGGTCAGAATCTGCAAGAGCCTTAGAAACATATTCAGCAATATAACTTACGATATCTTTAGATGTTGCTGTGTTTGGGAGAGTACCGATAAGTGTTTTCAGCTTAGAGATATCCTCTTTATTGGTAGTAATCTGACTATTCATTCCTGCTGCATCAGATGCATGAGAAGAAATCCAATCAGAGATTTCCTTCAGTGTGTCATATGCTTCTGGGGCGCCGTTAACAATCTGAGCAACTGCATCAGAAACAGCTTTCTTTACGGATCCAGCCCCGGTTCCATTAAGAGTACTGATTGCTGCGGTATTAGCTGCAACACTTGATTTCAGAGCAGAATCATCATATGTGCCTGTCTTTACAGCTTCTTTAATATAAGAAACTACATCTTTAGCTTTAGCACCAGTAGGAATAGTACCAACATAAGACATTACTTCTGTTTTTGCTGTGTTAGCAGCTCCGGCTGCATCGAAATCTGTAGCCGCCTTTCCAGAATCTACAAGATTACCATTAGCATCAAGACCTGCAAGATGTCCGGAGATAGCTCCTTTTACCTTATCTGCTTTTCCTGTCGGCTGAGGAATAGTAATAGTGAATGCTGCTTCATCAATAGTTACTGGAGCAGTTTTTGTGTAGAAATAAAGTGTGTATCCGTCTTCTGACTGAGATACTGTTTTAATTGAGCTTTTAACAGCTTCACTGATTTTTGAGTCAATCTGTACATTATGCAGATTTAAGAACTCCTGAAGATTAGAAAGTGTAGCGAACTGTAATTTTGCCATAATTAGTTTCCTCCTTGAAATATATTTGTTAAATCTTCGGAATCAATACCTCCAAGTTTTCTTTCTAAAGCAGCGTCAATATGATCATCTAAAACATTTAAAACGGTTTCCTCAATGATATTTGAAACATATTCTTTTACAGAATCAGCACTTGCAAAATTCTGTTCATTAATCCAGCTTTCAGTGACATAACGATCAGTCGTATATTCACCATCCTGCTGAATGAAATACAATGTAATAGATTTTCCTTGCATTTTTGTGATTGTTGTGCTGGAAGTATCAGCATCATGAGATACAAGATACAGAACATCGTCTGCAGAAGATTGAACAGTAGTATTGTTTCCACCAATGATACATTGGCCTTTTACTTTATAAATACCATCATCGAGTGATGATATCTTCACAGGAACAGTAAGTGTACCTATAAGATTTACAATAGGTACATCAGATAATTTGTTATAAGATAGGCTGTTGATATAGTCTACAACAGTGGACTTATCTTCAAGATTACCGATTATATTATCTAAAAGAGTAGAAAGCTCAGAAGACTTGACATAATTATCCAATCCGATTGTTTTTTTGACCTCTTCAATAATATGATCTTTATCTTCATCAGTCATAGATATGTCATAAGAGAAAAGCAGTTTATCTCCAGAGAAAAACATAAGATTTGATCCGATGCATTTTACATCTGTAATCTGTTTATCTCCTTTGACATATTCTAATGTGTTGTCGATGGTCACCCACGCTATACTCTTACTGTCTTGGATGTAACAAAGTCCTGGGTATTTTAGCACCCCTCTTTGTAAAGCCTTTTCTGCAATTTGCTTAGTTGATGCAGAATACCAGGTTGGAATTAACGCCATGCTGTGATCACCTCTTCAATTTGTCATATTCATATTTTGAAATTTCTTTTATTGCATAAATGTCATTATCAGGCGGAAAATTATAGAGACCTTCAATGTGCCATCCATATTTTCCGTCTGAACTTAAAATAGCCTGTGCTTCTGTGATATCACATAGAAGCAACAGACTATGTTTCTCCTGATATTTGATATACAGGATATGATTAAGGACATCTACGACTTCATCATTTTTGATTACTTTATAATACATGTGATATCCTCCTTATAAGATGGGAATGGTTACCCCTCACTTGAAATTGAGAACATAAGTAAGATTCCAGAATTCTGCCCTGGATAAGAGAATCCATATGTTGCACCAGATTCATTAACCGTATACAGCCAGTTTGCAACTGTAGCATTTGGAGATCTGGTCCAATAAGATTCATACTCTGCAGGAGTAGAAGGTTTTGCTTTCTTTCTGGTATCATCATCTGTGAAATAAGCAATAGGAGCATTTGTTTCAGAAATATATGGTTCAGAAGTAGCAGTAGGATCAACTTCGTACAGAGATGGAACATAGAATCTGCAATTAGATACAGAAGTGTCATTAGACTTGTTACCGACAGAAGAGTATACTTTTACAGGTTTGATCAACGCTTTCCATAAAGGAGAGATTGCCTTAACCATACGAGTATTCAACCATGTATTTAATGTAGAATCAGCCCATCCACCTGCATTTGTGCTCTTATTATTATAAGGTTTTTCTGTACCAAGTAGATTAGAAGCAACAAATGTAATGTTAGCTCTCTTTGAAGCAACGTCAGATAGATAATATCCTTTAAACTTAGCTACTTCCATTGGAATAATTTCATGAATCCAAGAAGCAATATCCATACATTGTTCTTCGCCAAGATCCGCATACCAAACCTTAGCCCAATGTACAGTGCCTTTTGCAAAGTTTTCATATGCTCCGTCGTCAGCTTTAGAACATCCAAATACGAGAGTGGAACTATGCTCTGGAATTCTGATCGCATTCAGAGTAGTAGAAGACACTTCTTTCCCAGTCATGTTTGAATTGTATACATAAAGCTTCTGACTTCCAGCTTCATGACGGAATACAATAATCTCTCGGTTTGTTCCAGCAGATGGAGTTATACTATCAGTATTCCATGAGAAACGAGGTTCCTGAGAATACCAGAGTCTAAATCCATTAGAACCGTCACCCTGGAAACACTGTGCAAGAGTAGAATTTACACTATTGTCTGTATCGAATTCAAAGTCAATAGCAATCGTAAAGTCTCTGTCTTTTTCCATGATCTTTAATCCGGTGTCAATATAATTTGTTCCATCAAATTTAGTCGCAACTGAAATAACTTCATGCTCTTCAATGTCGCCATAGCTATAATCAACACCAAGTTTGAAATCTAATGTATCTTTTAATGATAATGATTTTGCTTCAAGTCCCATTTTCATAAGAGTATAAAGCTCAACCTGTGTCATATTGGCCAGATCCTTACCATCAAAGTATCCATCTACATATTCACAAGTCTCATAAACAGCATTGATTGTCTTATCTCCATCGACAAATCCGGATTTATCCCAACCTTTGAATAAGTTGTACTTATAAGCTGATTCCTCAGCAGTATAAGTAGGAGTGTCGCCTTCATACTTAATATAAGAACCATACTGTCCAGTAGACTCCTGCAGAGTTAATCCTTTAGAAACATATTTTACTGTATATTCACGCACTTTGCTATTGTATACAGCTTTGATAGTTCTGTCAGCGAAGATTCCAGTTAGAGATCCATTCCAGCCTTTGAATGTATAATCAAGTTTGATTGTGCTTTCTTTGGTAGGAGTAGGAATCGGATCAATGTCTCTTGTAGTAGGATCAACTGCATTTGCACCTTTATCAACGTATTGGATATCAAGAACTGTATTTTCTTCATCGTCGTTGACGAATGTTACTTTGAACTGAGTGATAATTGAATCGTAGGTAATCTCTAAATCTGGCCATAATTCAGCGAATTCATCCAGCCTTTGCTGTCTCATAACAGGAATGTGTACAGTTCCTATAAGAACAGAATGTACAGAGTTATATCCGTTATCATCAATACCAGTCATTTTTGCTAATCTGTCAAGCAGAGTAGTATCGTCCAGTTCCCAATTGATGCCAGTTACACGAACTCTGGTTAATCCAGTAGCTTTATTGATAATGTCTTTTGCATCCAAAGTATTGCAGTTATCAAGAGACAGAGTAGTAAGATTTGCATAACTTGCTATAGTAAGATCGGTCAATCTATACAGGTTCTTTCCGGTAAGAGATGCGATGGCAGGAAGATGAGCAGTTTCAATCTTTCCGCCAGGAGCAAAGATAACACCTGTAATACCAGATCCTTCTGCTAGAAACTCTTCGAGATTTTTACAGTTAGAAAGGTCGATTGTCTTTTTCAGGTTTGGCAGATTCTCAAGATTCAGTCGTTCCAGAAGAACATTCTGTCCGATTGAGAAATCATTCATATTTGTATTCTGATATCCTTCAACATCAGAACCAATAAGAATGTCTGTCATTTTTATACCCTGATTGAAATTTGTATATCCCGGATAGAATGGCGCAATATCACCAATGGATTGCATCAAAGATGCATTATATACATAGACCTCTGTATCGTTCATAGCAGCAATAGGAGATTTGACTGTATAAGTCTGACCTCTCTTAGCTCTTTGACGAACAAGGTTAGAACCAAATCTTACATCAACATAAGAATCAGCATAAGGAACAATATGGAATGTACCGTCCGGTTTTACACCAGTCCAGTTTGTTGGAGTGTAACCACGGATTGTGATTACATCTGAGGTAGTAGTAGAACCTACATATTTAGATGCAATATATTTCTCCTGATATTTCTGGAACTGTCGTCTCTGCTGTTTCTTGCTTCCGTTCATCATTTCCAGATAAGAAGTTGCACCTTTATCCTCGTAAGGTCTGAAATACTTTCTTCTCATATCAGCGATCCAGAGACGTTCCGGTTTATAATTCTGAAGAGTTTCGAATTTATTTAAGATACGGTTTGCAGACCATGTAAGTTTGGCCTCCATCTGAAGGAACATACTCTGCAGATCATCAAACATGTAATCTCTGATATAACAGAACACTTTACTATCAGATGCATTAAAGACTGATTTTGTTCCAATAGTATCAGTATCTTCATATCCGTAAGTAAGAGTTAATCCACCTTCATTATCATTACCCATTGCAGTATCGTTATCATAATCCATACATAAATCCCAGTGAACCAAATCTTCTGTATGCCAGAAAGTATTTTTTGCTCTGTTATCTACCATAGTATGTCTTTCGGTAAATAAGTAATAGAAGAGTAATGAGTCTTTAATAAAGTGCTGTTCAAACTCTTTTACAAATGTTTCAGAATCAGCATTTACAACCCAAGTCAAAAGATCGTTCCAAGCCTGTCTGCCAGCCTGAATTTCTTCTTCTGTACAATTTGGATTCTGATATCTCATTTCGAATGAAGTATCTCCACCCCATTCTTCATTTGATAAGTCATCAGATAAGAAACGGCACTGAGGATCAGTATTATTTGACACTTCAACAATGAATTCTTTGTGATTTTCTGGATCCATTCCCTGTGCAACTGTATTCTTCTTACTGTTACCAATATCACCTGCAGCATAGAAGTGCCACTGACCATCTTTGAACTCTACAGCATTATCTACATCTGTTTCTTTTAAGAATACAACACAAGGATAGAACTGCATAGTATCACGTACACGAGGATCTTTCTTTCTAGCAGGACGGATATATGGGTTGAATTCCTGATATTCTCCTTGAAGACCTGCATTATTGATATTCTCAGAAGAAGCAATATTTACTTTGACATTGAAATAGTTGATTCCAATAGCATTTTCATCCATAGAATAAACATCGGCAGTTGTATCATCTGCGAATGTAAATCCATTCTTACAGTTAAGTTCCAGATTTCGACCAGAATCACCATAATATTCAGAAGAGGTTCCTTGCCCATTATGAATACCATCACGAGAGATCCAGTTATCAACAGGACGACCATTCTTATAGATCTGCTGTACAGATGTAAATGGTACTTTATTTTTCTTACCAGTTGTAAATACTGGTACTTCCAGTTTAATGATTCTCAAGTCTGGACATTTTTCGGCCAGTACATCAGGATCAAGTCCACCAGAAGAATCAAGAATATCATTGCGGTTGTATCGGTTGATAATTTCATTTGCATTTTTTGCATCAGCAATGAAGTTATCCAGAATCTCATCATCAGTGAGGTTCATTGTATAAGCTTTTATTCTGTATACAATAACGTCGCAGTCATCAGAACCGATTGTAATACCTACAGGATTTGTCTGCGTGAAACTATCAGAAGTGGCATACAGTTTTACTCTTGTAGGAATGCCATCAACCCACATAACCATTTCTGTATATTCACTGTCCGGCAGAATATTAAATTCCAGCTCCATATAGTAATCTTCACAATATGGGACAGAGATTTCGTTCTGTTCAGATTTCAGTGTTGCTTCCTGAGCTTTTACAGTATAACCAAGATTATCTGCAAAACAGGAGAGTACTTGAGCTTCATAGTTCTTTACATTTGTACATTTATAAATGAATTTAAAGTTCTTGCCAGTTTTCTTTGCATCATCAGCAAATAACTGATATGGGATAGTAGCAGCAGTTCCTGCTTTTACGCAGAAATAAGTATCTCCATCTTCATCGACCTGATAACCACCATTTGTTGTATCAAAGTTATCTGACACTTCAATTGTAAGATTATCATTGATCTTCAGCCAGTCAGCTTCACCATTGTTTTTACCAGATGGATTAAAGTCAAATGCAAGGTTTGTAGTTACCGGAGATACATTGATATCCAGTTTCTCAATAGTAGCAGTAAGAATCTTTGTGATTCTACGGCAACTGATAGTAAGAGACTGTTTGCCTATTGCGGTAGACTTGTAGCTCCAGATCTGAGCAGTTCTTCCAACAGTAAGAGTAGAAGCAACTTTGCCATCAACAGAGAGTTTTACAGTAGCAGGATTATGTTCTGGATCATATACAACATATTTGATGCTTGTTGTATTGTACTGTTTTGCAGTAAATTCAACCATAGAACATCCAATAATAGGAGTAGTATTTCCTTGTTCAACCCAGATAATATCTTTATATACTGACTCAGAAGTTACGTCCTGATTATTGATACTTGCAGTCATATACACTTTCAGAAGGTGAGCACCATGACTCTGTTTTGCCAGAGTATAAGTCATCTGTCTACCAGAAGCAGTTGTTTCAACTCCTGCAATTTCTTTTCCATCAAGAACAAAATGTACAGTCTTATTAATATCACCATATGGAGTATATCTAAATGTTACCTCGTCTGAATAGAAGAGTGTATCATCAAAAATACTCTCAATTTTAAAGTCAACAATTGTAATGGTCCAAGTCTTAGTAGCGATTGTACCAAAACTGTCAGTGATAGAAAGTCTGATAGAGTTTGCACCATTTTTCAGATATTGTGTAATATCAAAACTATTCTTACCCTGAGCAGCTACAGTAGTAGCAACTGTTGTACTTCCGACACGCCATGTAGCAGTACCATTACCGGTTGTATCTCCTGTATTATCTACAGAGGTAAAGTTATACTCGATCACTGCAGAGTTTCCTGCTAAGAAGATCGCATCAGAACTTGTAATTCTCTCGATTGTGACCGTAGTAGTGTCAGATGGTCCAGAGCCACCAGTGATTGTGAACTGTTTCTTAATTACATCATCTTCATACAGAGTAAAAACATTTTCTTCATAAGAAACGTCATACTCATGACCTGTATTTTTACCTAAATCCTTAATAGATTTATTGATCGCAGTAATGTCACTATTGATGGATTCAAACTGAGAATCATAACCAGAAACATTCTGCTTCAGAATATCTACCGTATTTTTGGTTTCTGTAGTAGTAGCAGAAATTGTTTCGTTAGATTCTTTTAATCCAGCTACATCTGTTTTTAAACCTGAAATATCAGTTGTATTTGTTTCAACTTTGCCTGCCAGGTCATCTTTTGCAGTCTCAAGAGCAGACACACGATCTACAACAGGAGAGAGCTTTTCATCTGTACTCTTAGAAATGTCCTCTTTAAGAGCAGAAGTCCATGCGACAGACGGTTCAATAGAACTAAGTTCTACAGTCTGGATCTCTGTTTCTCCATTCTTGAATACGAGAGAACCTTTGCCATTCACTACAGAATATTCAACAACAAGATTTGAAAGACTGTTAATAGTGATTTCACCAATCTGTTCTTCTTTATCTTTAAATACAAGATGTCCAGAAGTATTATCATATTCAATTTTTAGATTTTTCAGACTATCAATACCTGAGATAGCAGTGTTCAGTTCCTCAACAGTCTGGTCAATCTCTGTTTTTGTATAGTAATCTTTTAGAGAAGCAGCTACAGTCTGATTTAAATTTGCTGTTACAGAAGCGGTTACATCTGCTTTTATATCATCTACATTAATAGAAGCAGCAGACTCTTTAGCTTCATCAGCATACTGTTTTGCTTCGGCTACATGACCAAGAATCATATTTACAAAACTTGTATACCAATCTTCAGAAGGTTCAATGATTCCGTCATAATTTAATCCTTGAAGAACAGTAAACTTACCATTTGGTCTGGTTCTCCAAATATAATTGTTTCCTTTTTCATTTACGCCAGTAGCCATAATTTCAAAAATTATATCTCCGGCGTTTGCTGTAACAGCAGCATCAATCAGCCAACCAAATCGAATATAAGTATTGTTGGAAGCTACATTGATAACTGTTGCTACTTTACCTTTTTTCTCAGCTACAGATTCATATCTTATCTGGATGAGCATATCCATAAGATCCATACCATCCCAATATCTTGGAATCCTAAATGGCATATACTGGCTGTTTTCTTCCTGCATAATATTAATCTGTGTAGCATCAACGGCAATATTTTTTAAGTTATCCACTGTTGAATATGCATTGTCTTGATATTTGGTATATACTTCATAACGACCATCAGTACATAATGTATATTCCTCAGTGTCTACGGCTAACTCAGCACTCAAAGTCATTGCCGAATTAGCCGCAGCAGCAATTTTAGAATCTTTAAATGACATATCATGACTCCTTTACTTTAATAATTTATCCAGATCGACAACCTGATCAAGATGAACAACTCCATCCTGTGTGCCATCAGGATCTTTACCTGTCATATCTTCGGCTACCATAGCAGAAAGATCTTTTACAACGATACCATTTCCGGTGTCTTCACCATTTCTGTCTGTTAAAGTGATTTTTCTGTCTTTTGTATTAAGACGAATATCTTTTACCATACCTTCATAAGCTGCTTTATTCTGAGCATTGAGATCTTTAATCATTCCTTCCATAGCAAGGAGTCTCTGATCAATTTCAGTAAACAATTCAGAAGGTTCATATTTATCAAATTGTACAAGTGGAGTAATATGAATAACACCTGATGTGGTTTTTCGAATATAAGAAGTGTATGTTCCATCTTCATTAGCAACAAGTTTTAAGAACGTGAAAGATACTTCGATGTCCCCGGCTTCAGCAGTAAGTGCTGCATCGACAGGGATTAAATACTGGATATAATTCTGTTCATATTCAAGATTATTTATAATAAGTTGTGTCATTTTAATTTTGTCTGACACTGGGAGCTTATACTTCATATAAACAGTTGTATCTGACATATCAATCTGTTCCCGGTACATTTTACTTGTTATAATCTGAATCTTATCTACATAATTACTTCTTTCCACAATTGATTCTTTGACTGTTGTTACAACAGTATTTTCATCTGTAATTTTTAGTGTATACATAACTGCCTCCTTCCTTATTTAGCCTGAGTTTTTTCTAAAGCTTCAATTCTAGTCTGTAGTGACTTAATAGTTTCCTGCAGTGTTGTGACTGATGAATTCGCATTATCAGCACTTTTCTTGATCTCAGCAGTATTCTGAGTCAAAGTAGTAATATTGTTCTGTATTGTTTCGATATTATTGGTCATGCTAAGTAATGATGTATTGATCTGTTCAATTGAAGTGTTAGAAGAAGAATCTGCAGACTGCAGATCAGAGATAGATTTCTGTACGGCAGTCATAGATTCTTTCAATTTATCCACATCAGCTCCCAGCTGAGTAAGTTTTCTTCCAACAACAAGGGCATCAGCGAATGCACCCTGTTTAGATAATGTCATATCTGATTCAGGGAGATTAGCCAGATAATTATAATCATACTTAACAACACCAACAGAGGTTTGAATTCCCTGAATATATGTTGCCATTATTACTCACCTTTTTCTACAAATTCATATAGTACTGTCATATCGAGCATAGACAGTTTGTCTTCATTAGATTTAAGCATTTTCTTGAGAGATTCCTCTGGGATCATCTCAACATCAAGTTCACATGTTTTATCATAAATTTTCTGCAGACCTTCTTGAATTTCAGGGATGATTTTATCTTTTATGTCATCATTAAGAGCACGATTTCCTGTTTCATTACCGTTTTCGTCAACAATAGAATGTGAGTTTTCCTCTGTAAAATAAGAATCAACTAACTCCTGCTCAACCTCTGAGATTTTATCTACCTGCGCCTTAAGAGTCTTCAGGTTCATTGTATTCGCCCAGAATACATCAACATCTCCTGCGATTAAATCCGCACGACTCTTCATAGAATTTAATGTTTTATACATTGCCATAATGTCTGCATTTACAATAACTTTTTTCATAATCCTTGTACTCCTTTTATATTAATATGTAACTTTATTTTCTCTGACGAGTTCTTCAATAGCATCATTTAGATATGCTTCAAAGTCAGAATATAATGTTTCGATAGCCGCTTTAGAATCTTCTGTGATAAGCGCTTTAGCTTTATCAATAGCCATCTGTTTAGCTGTCTTGGCAGCTTCTTCGTCAAACTTACCCTGTTTCTTTAATGAATCCACATAAGTCTGATTAACTGTAAGCACTGCTTTACTAATAGCATCAGTAGCAGCATCTATATATTTCACGAGCTGATCATTCTCCAAGTTCTTTTCCTGTTCTTTAATCTTTACTTTTAGGAAGAGGATTCCATAAGTAATAAGAAGTGGAAGAATACCAGTAATGATCAGATATAATACGTCCTGAATACCCTGTTTGATGTCCATAATTTCCTCCTAACCGACAGCTTCATCATTTTCTGAAGATGACTGTCTAAGTTGTTCCATTGCAGAATCATAAGTAATTCCGCCTGTGCAGTTTTCTGCACGAGCCTTTGCATAATAAGCCCAAACTGTAGGGACGAGTGTTGCTGGAATAGCAATGAGAGCGTAGAGAGCAGATAAATCTCCATAGGTCATGATTGCTTTTTCTACAAAATGAATAATCTGTAGATTAAGTAAAAGTACAGCAACAAGTATCAATTTACTTGTAGAGACTCTTGGAATATTGAATCTCTTAACCTTTGCTGCCTTCAGATTTCGTTTCATTTCAATCTGCCGATTTTGGGCTTTAATTTTCTTTAATTCAAGTTCATATTCTCGACTGGTCAAATATTTCACCTTCTTTACATAATAAAAGACCACGATTGCTCATGGCCTCTTATTTATTCAGGAATAATTCCATATACGTATGTTTCAAACTCTGTAAAGTCTTTCAGAACTGCTTCTTTATTTGTTTTAAATGTTTCGCTATCCTGAATGGATTTATTGATATTTACATTTCCATCTTTACTAACAGATGCATTAAGATAAGCAACCTGCTTTGAGTTTTCACCTTCACCGATCATAACCTGACCGGATACATTTCTTGTTTCACTAATTTTTAACATAACTTTTCCTCCATTTTTTGTAGTCGTTGAGTAATGAGAGAGAGCTGTCCCTGAAGCATAAGAATTTCATTCTTAAGGGATTGATTTTCAGATTCGAGAGAGTCAATACGATGATGGGCTTTCTGTGTCATGTGAGTGTTGAGAGCAATAAATTCGCCATATCTTAATGCGTATTCAACAATATTACCTGCTTTATTTGGTTTGAGTAAAATGTCTTTACAAATTAATCCATAATCACTTGTATCTAAATTATTATCATTGAATATTTTTTCAGTTTCTCTTGCTCCAAATCCAAAATGAAATCTATCATGATCTTCTTCTGAATCAAAATTTTTATATTTATATTTTATTGGATTTAATTTCATATAAATAGATTCTATATTTGGAATATCGTTAATTTTTGACATTTGTGTTTTTAACTCTTCATCAGAGCCTGTTATATTTCCATTTTTCCCCCAAATATTTTTCCATTTACAACTTGTGTCTCCTAAATTTAAACTTTGATCATAATTACAACCAAAATATCTTGCAGACCCATTTGATGTAACTCCTGCATAATATGAAGTATCCGAACTATGATATATTTTTCTTACATATAAATCATTATAATCAACAGAAATAGTAGTTCCGGAAATAGAAATGCCCGAACCAGCATAATAAGTTGTTCCACCACCAGAACCTTTAGGAGCAAAATTATTAGATACCCAACTTGTAGTAGCATATCCATAAAGAGATTGATGCTGAGTTAAATATCCTTTACCAGTCACCCAATCTTGCGTTGCGAGGTTATAATTCGTAAATCCAGAACTACGTGTAGCTCCATCAATTTTAAGACTAATTGAACCACCGCCTGTAGAAATCTTATTTCCATGTTCATCGTAATAATTCTTAGCATATACAGCATTCCAAGGCGCATCTGTGCTTCCGAGGTTACAAGTTCCGCCTTTTTCCAACGAATATGTATCAACATCTGTATAGCTAGTTGATGTTTTTAATTTATATGGAGTTAATGCGGGTGTACCATCGTTATTAATTGCAACCCACATATTATGATTACTATTCATAATTACGGTATGACAATGACCAAATCCTTTATAATCTACAGGAGAACTGTTATTCAACTTAGAATGGGAATGTGATCGTGCAGCGATCCCTAAATTAGATAATGTATTATTTCCGCTTGCCAATTCAACATTATTAATTTTAGGTTTATTTGTAAGTCCATTATAATTAGTTGTGCCGCCTTCACCTAAATTAGCCAGTGAAGTATAAGTTTTTTTATCACCAGTAAGATAAATAGCATCTACATAAATACATGCATATGGATTAGCTGTTGCTCCAATGCTTATCTGAGAAGTAGTATCTTTAGTTTTACTTACTGTAATATTACCATATGCATCGGTTTCAGTTGATAACAAATATGGTAATAAACTAATAGATAACATTCCTGTAGTCGTACTCTCCATACCTACTGCAAAATTACCATTCTTATAAGGAAGAATAGTGTGATGATGATTATAACCATTAAAGTCAAATGTGTCTGTTGGTTTCCACATAATTGATTTATATGGCACTCCTTTATACTGTCCGAATGAATCAGTAATATTAAGTTTATTAACATTTAACCATCCATTTGTATTAATATCATCTGCAATTAATGTTAGAACTCTTGCGCCTTGTTCTTTTATCAGAAGCATTCCATGCATTTTTGAAGAGTCTAAAGATGAATCTATCAACCCAAATCCAATTTGAGTTGTATTAGTTCCCCAGTCAAATGCAGTAATTACTTGTACTGAATCAGTTGGTTCACCAGTTCCAACATCGTTATAATAAATAGAATATGATTGCTTTGCAGTAATAGATGTAGCAATAACACTACCTGTAAAACTTCCAGTTGCACCAGAAAGTTCTCCTTTAAAACTACCTGTTGCAGCTTTTAAATCCCCAGAGAATGTGCCAGTAGCAGCTTTTAATTCTCCAGAAAAGCTACCTGTTGCTGCAACTAATTCACCAGAAAAACTTCCGGTAGCAGCTGATAGTTTACCACCAAAAGTTGCATTCCCTTGATTATCTACATTTAACTGATTGCCAAGTTTTAAACCATCAGGATTTAAACTTATGGATCCGTCTCTATTGCTTAATGAATTTGCAGATATCTGCCAACCGCCAATAGTTCCTCCATCAGCGTAAATAGTTCCTGAAAATGTACCATAGTTAGCATAAAGCTTACCATTTGAATCAACTCTGAAGTTTCCACTACCAAGAGCAATTCCGTCTGTACCAATATACACATTTTTATCTTTTGATATTGATGTTGGTTGTTCAGGAAAGGTATCCATACCAGAATATAGTTTTCCCGCTTCAATATGGAAACCGCCAATACCACCAATATAACCTTTATTAGCTATAATGGTTCCCTCAACAGTGCTGTCACCACGAATATAAGCATTACCATTAGAATCAACAGCAAAATTTTTACCTTTAATAGCACCGTTTTCTGATAAATCAAACCAGATACCTTTTAGTGAATAATTAGATGTCAGATCATCTTCAAATATTTTTGATCTGATTGCATCAACTTTAATAGAATCAGCAGTAATAGTATTGGTTTCAATAATACCACCGTCGATTTTAGTTTTACCTGGTCCAGTGTGTGTATTCATTGCAGTGATAATACCATTAATGTCAATGGTGCTGGCATCAATGCTAATATGGTCAGAAATCATCTGAATAAATTTATCAGTAACTGTGAACTCAGACTCTTTGTCACCAGTTACCATAAAACTGATTTTATCTGCATTTTGAGTAATAGAAGAGGTGTTTGCTTTAATTTTTTCTTGAGCTTCAGAAAGATCTGTTTGCATACTGCTTACAGTAGATGTAATCCCAGAAACATTTTGTTTGATATCAGAAAAATCTGTTCGGATAGATTCTTGATCTTTAAGATATTGAGTATTACTAACCTTAGTTTCGATTTGTCCAGTCAGAGTATCTGTAACATTCTTAATCTGCTTTGTGTAGTCATCTGTAATAGTCGTCTTTTCTATTCCCCACCATTGATTTCCTTTGCCATCATAAATATTAGTGATGTCAATACCACCTTGTTCATTTGGTTCTATGATTTGAAATCCAAGTTTGTCTTTGGTAATGGTGGCGTTATTAATCATGTCTCCAAGAATTGTATTATCTGGAATACCTGTCTGGGTAATACCATTTTCATCAAATAAAGCGGCTCTGTCTCCATTTTTAACAATAAAGTTGAAATCCCCTTTACCGTCCATACCAATCTGCACACGAACATTTCCTTTGGAATCATAAAACTGTTGGGTGCTTTCTTGAAATGCAATAGTAGGTTTATTGTCTTTAGAGATAAGTACAATTTGATTTGCAAGAGCATTTTGAGCCATTAAATCTCCAACTGCAATTTTCTTTGCGATGAGATTAGTAATAACAGCCTGATCAATTTCTGCATTTTCTACAGTAAGATGAATTGTATGTAATTCTCCAACTCCTGCATGACCTGCAAGAAGATTTTTTACATTAATCATATCAGCATTAATCTGATTAGATTCTATAATCTTAGCTGACAGCTTTTCAATATTTGCCTGTTCCGCTTCGAGAATACGAGTTGTGATTTTATCTGCGGAAATAAGTTTTACATCGAGATATTTCATGAAAGCAGTATCAACAGTAAGCTTATCAAATACACCTTCTTTTGCTTTCACGAGTTCTGCAATAATTGTATCAGCAGTAATGGTTCCGCCAGACCCGGTTCCTCCAGATCCGGATCCTCCTGTAGTAGTCCCGCCGAGCATTGAATTGAATAGAGGATTTGAAAAGATTTGCTTAATAGCTTCTGATGTAATGACATAATCAGAAGTAGAAGATTTGTTGACTGAGTTAACACGACCACCGGTTCTGTCAGAGGTCTGATTTAATGCATTTGTTAAAAATTCATTATCATTTGTTAATTTTGATTTATATTGGACCATGTTGGAAAAAGTAACTTCCATCGTTTCATCCATATCACAAGGATTATATCTGATTTCTACAACACGAAGTTTTACATATCGTGTATCAGATAGTCCTAATCGAACAAAATCATTTACTGCAAGCTGATCATGATATTCTCTGAATTCTGGAAGAGCATAAATATTTCCAATTTCATCTGTATAAGTATATTGCGGATGAGATTCTACATACAATTCTTCTACAGCATCTTTATATAATGTAATCGCTTTATCGACTGCATCAACTGTGCTATCAAGAGTCGTAATAATAATATTTTCATTTGAATAAGTTGCTTGATTATATAGGCTCTTAATAATATACGTTTCCTTATCTGTAAACGCTGGATATTTTTCCTGTACCTTACCAAAATTTTCCATTAAAACATCTTTGGCAATCTGGTTTCGTTTTTCTTGAATTTCAGGTTTCTTAGCCGCATCATATTCAGCTTGACGTTCCTTTAATGCAGTTTCAGCCTGATCTTTTAAATTCAAATAATCCAGATATTTCTGATGCATTTGAGTGAAATATGCCTCTTCGTATCCAGAAAGAGGATTATATCCATCTGCATATCCATTCTTTTTTAGTTCTTTGATACATGAATCATATGTGGCAATTTTAGTTTTTAATTCTGCAATGCCGTATAATTTCCAATCTGTTTCATACGCTTTCATGATTGTTTCAGACTGAGTAAAGTATCCAAATTGAGATGGGGCATCTCCCATTTCAAGCTGCATACCACAGACAGTAAAGTCAGAACTTCCTGTAAATGCCACATCAATAAGATGTGATGTTAGATTGAAAGAAGTATAAACTCTTGTCCAAGAAGATGTGATGTTATAAGAAATATTCTTTCTGTCCTCTCCGGTGTTATTATAACCAAGATAAAATGTACCGGATCCTTTTACAAAACAACTAAGAGTATATCTCTGAGATGGTTCGATACTGATATTGTGTTGATAGATACCACCATCTGTACCGGTTACTTTAACTCCACGAGTAATTCCGTATGCAGGTGCGTCATTAATTTGTACTGTTTGGAACGAAGAAGTTCCGGAACCTACCATATACCAATCTTGACCTAATACAACTGGATTTACACATGAGATGATGTTTCCTTTACCGAAACCCTCTATGGTTTCGTCTTGAGCTTGTAACGCAGCCACAATGGATGGAAGAGTATAGTTCATGATTGATTCGTACATAGGCCAATCGGATGAGTTTTTCAAATCTTCAAGATCAAAATTTCCTTCTTCATCAACATGAATAGACTCAAAACCTTTGATTATAGCCATGTTTGAATCATATGCATCTTTTAGATCTTCAACTTTTTGTCCGAACCAATTTGTCTGAGCAGTATCAATAGGGACTCTATTCATCAATTCAGCAAGAATGTCAAGATTTTTATTATACTCCCTAGATAAATTACAGTATTCATCTCTTCTTGATTCTATGTATTTTTGCCAAGCTGTATATTTTTCTTGTAGGATGATGTTCATATATGGTTCACGACAAAAATGAGAACAATCTGTAATTACAGAGTTTCCAAAATTTGCAAGATCGATATTGTAATCGTCAAGTCCATCAACATAAAATTGTGTTACCAAACTGTCGTCTCTTGATATTGTTACGCTATCTTGAATATTACGAAAACCAAGTACTACATTTGTATCTTTACCTAAACTATCCGGCTTATATACATTAATTAATAAATTTTCGGTATCAAATTCAAAAACACATTTATATGCAGGAGCAGCAGTTTGGGTGAAAAACGCATATACATTTTGATCGTCCACATCGAAATTACAAATTTCATTCGGAAGTAATACCTTATCATCATCCGGAGTGATGTTATCTACATATCCGATCTTCCATCCAGGTACATCCGCATGTTTCAGCACAATATGTAGAAAACTTAGGTCTTCATTTTCTGGATTATAAAATTTAATTTGATAAAACTTATTAATATCATGATTTTTTTGGTACATCATTTCATAAGAATCTTCTTCGCCCATGTTAATTTTAAAATTTTTTAGTTTATATTGAGTAAGAGAGATTTCATATGATTCGGCGGTAATATCCTTTGTACATTGCGTTCCGTCATTTGTCTCTGTTGGAGGATCCATAATTTTATACCAGATTCCGTCACAATACAATTCCATCATTTCATCGAGTTCTTCATATCCCTGAGATTCTACGCCATCTACATATTTATCAACTGTAAAAGTTAATTCTGCAGTATTATTAGTTCTTAACGTAACAGAAACAGTAGAAGTATCAATTCCACCTAATGCACAAAAGAATCGTTTCCCAGGTTTAGCCAAATAAATGATTGCAGATTCTGTATTTCCATAAACATCATAGTTATGAGTCATTCTCATGCAAAGGCACCAACCTTTCTTGGTTCTCTGTATGATATTTCAAATGTAGCATCACCTGTAAATTCAAAGATATTTTCTCCGTAAGCAAGACGAGGCCAATAAATGTCATCTATATCCTCAATGCCTAAGTCTTCAAATGATACAATAGAATTTGTGATGTCATAAATTTTTAAATTTCTACAATCTATATAGAAATCATCACTTTTTAATGCATTAATTTTCATTGTTCTATCATTATCGGTTTTATTCTTTATAGTAATTATCCCATGAGATTTTGGAGAAACTTTAATTGTGGGGTATACATAATCTTCCCAACAATCAGAATTGTTCTGGATAGAATATTCTCTAGGAAGAGTAGAAGAGGAAGTTGTTTTACATAAAATAAGAGGAGTATATCCCCATTGACTATCACAAGTTACTGTGTATGTTAGTTCATATGGAAGAGATGCATGTTCTGTAGATACCTCTGTAATTGTAGCAAAAAATTCGATTTCTTCTGAAAAATAATCGTCTCCAATAAATTTAAGAAGCCTTGGATATTGAGGGGATGTTAACCATGCATTAATGATTCTAATATTATTTGAAGTTAAATAATCAGAATCATTTGGAATAATAATTCCATTTTTTATATCAGCTGTATAATTCATAGAAAATTTTAAAATTCCATTATCTAAATATGGAGTATATGTTGGATCGTATTTTAAAATTCCATTTTTTAATTCTGGAACTACATTTTTGTTTCTGCATGGATTTCTCATTACGCCCATTTTAAATGAATAATTATCACTATATAATGTTCCGAACTGATTTTCTTTTGGTCGATATTTGTTCTTTTCTCCTAGTTGTAAAGAACGATTTACAAGATTATCATTTTCTTCTATTCTAGTCACAATCAATCCATATTCGTCAGAAGTATGACCATTAAATTCAAATTGTAGCATTTTCTCACCTCTTTCATATATTTTTTAATATTAAAAGAGCTGTCTTAAAGACAGCCCTTTTAAATTAGCGAACTTTTTTCCAGTCACGTTTATTACGTTCAGTGATAATATCACCAATTTGATAAGCAAGTTTCTTAATATCTTGCTCATTATTGATTTTATCAACATTGATTGTAATATTACACTCACTATTCACACTTGTATCATTTGAAGACGATGGTAGAATAGTGGTAATTGGTTTCGCCATTCTAGCATTAAATTCATTCAGAGTAGCAACTGTAGGTTTCAGTTGATCTGTGAATTCTTTTGTCAGAACAGTTTCACCCGGATTTGCACCGATCAGCATAGAATCTCCACGCGGTATTAAAGCGTTTCCGCCGATCATATCAAGTATGCTGGCAGGAATACCTTTCCGTACAACACCACCTTTAGAGAATCCGTAGGATTTATATGCCTTCAGGATTTTATTTTTCAGAGTAGATCCCCAAGAATCATAGTTCTTAACGCCCGGAGTATTGATCTGAAGAATATCTGCAAGCTGTTGCATTTCTTTTGGTCCGACTTTCTTACCTTTAGCATTAAAATATCCTATCAAAGGACTCACTCCGGCAGGAACGTCTGTTGCACCATCTGGACGATTACTCAGAGAATTTGTCCAGTCTTTCAGATATGCTTTCTTAAATCCCTCAACTGCGGTATATGATTGATCGCTATGGTTTGCGCCGTTTTTATAAGCATATTCCATAGCATCTCTCAGATTATTGCCTGAAGTATCTTTAATGCCAGCTTTATCTGCGTAATCCTTGATCTTCTCATAATGAGAATCCGGCATTACATGAACAGTACAAGTAGCCTTAGCAAGACCACCTCCGCCAATAGCGGTAATGATACATTTTCTTGTCTTAGACTCATCACGTTTCATCAAGTTATTTTTATCAACGCCTGAAGACACACCACGAACTGTACCGTCAGAAGATACCTTTGCAATAGATTCATCAGAACTTTTCCACTCAATATCAGAGTGTTCCGGTTTCTTTGGTGACCATGTTGCTTTAAGCTGTTTCTTGATATGACTGTATGTCAGATAAATATCTGTGTCACTCAGCTTCAGAGTGTAATCAGTATTAGGTTTAATATTTGGACTTCCAGCAGTCTGAGAAGATCCTGCGTTATTCATTGCGCTATCAAATGCACTATTACCAGCAGATGATCCACCATAAGGCTTACTGGTGTCAATTTTTGTAACACCTTCCCATGCTTTTGTTGCATTTACAGCGGCAGTATTAAAGTCAGCTGCTTTTGTGATCATTTGACTATAAGTTTGAGAAACTTTCATGCCATACTGATCCATTACGTCACCCAGATGTTTATAGGTGCTGTCGTAATTTGCTTTTACATTAGAAAGCATGCTGCCAATAATAGCTTCTTGGAAAGCTGCATTTTTCTTAACAGCATCAAGAGTATTGTCTAATGCCTTATTTGCCTCATCTGAAAAATTCTCATAGCCGGTATTTTTCATATCGACTTCATGCTGATGCATTGTATCGGCCATATCGTCTTCTGCATCTGCAAGTTCCGCACGTAATTTCTCAAGACGAGCTTTTGAGGCTGCATTTGATGTTCCTTCAAGTGCAGCAATCTGTGCTTTTAATGCATTGATATCTTTAGTTTTCTTCTTTAGAGTTTTGTCATAATCGTAATATTTCTCTTTAGCAGAAAGAGCATCTTTACGTTTTTCAATATTCTCCTGTAACAGATCATTCTCTTTAGTAACTTGAGTGGTGTACATATCAAGAAGGTTCTGTTTAAGATCAGCAAGAGTAGCAGACTCTTGTTGCAAACTCTTAAGCATTTCATCGGTTTTAGTCTTATAATATTCTGGACCAATTGCACCATTTTTATACATTTCATCCAGCTTATTTAATCCCTCACGATAATTTGCTATTTTATCCTTAGTGGCGTCAATCTGTTCTTGAACCAATAAAATATTGGTTAAACCGTTTGTAGAGAAAGCTCCATCATCATTATAGAAACTCTCGGTATCACCAAGTAACTTCTGAGCAGTCTGAAGCTCAGATACAAGATTTGAAAGTTTATTCTGCGCTTCATCAAGAGGTTTAAATCGAAAATCAATTTCTTCTTGAGCTAATTGCTGCATTGCTTCTTTTGATTGAATAATAGAAGTAGTAAGATTATCATATTCCTCAATCTTTTTCTGCATCTCTTCATTGCTCCAAGCTCCACCGTTAGCTTGATTTGCTGCAATTTCTTCTGCAAGAAGCTGTCTCTTCGCTTCATCAGCGCGAATAATTTTATCATAAGTTTTCAAACGTTCTTCATAATCATTGGCTGAAAGCTGATAATTAATATCATCAGCATTCTTTTTATAACTAAGAGAAGCGTCCTGTTTATCACCAGCTCTTTCCCAACGATCAATTTGCCATTGCTTTAAGTTCTCTCTGGTTTCTTCAAGAGCAGCTTTAGCTTCTTGGATGTGTGTATCAGCCTCAACAATAGACGTGTTCAAATCAGTTAGATTTTTCTTCATTTCCTGATAAGCTTTATCTTTTTTGTTATGACCATTCACATTAAGATAATCTGTCATGCTTTGCTGAACTTTATCTCTTTCTTTTAACATCCAGTCTTTCTGATATTGAGCATAACTTACTTGTTTTTTAAGATCTTTCCAATATACCGAACCGACTTTTTGAGATTTTCCGCTCTTTATACGATTTTCAGCTTTAGCTGCATAATATTCCTCTTTAGCTTTACGCTTACTGATAATCAGATCATAGGAATCGTAAACATTATCAACTTTAGATTTAGCTAAATCAAGTTCCTGAGTTTTCTTATCTCTATATTTTTGAACGGCATCAAGATACTTGTCGTACCACTGTTTATATGCTTCTACGGCAGCTTTCTGATTTGCATCCAATGTTTCTATATTAATAGTGCCATCTTGAACTTTTTTCTTCAGAGCAGGAGTAAGATATTTGCTTACTTCGCCATTGTTTGCAACTTCTTCGGACTTCCTTTTATAAACAGAGATGCTTTCTTTAGCAGCCTTGATTTCTTTATCTGTATTTTCAAGAGCTTTATTATAATACTTTTGAGCTTTTGTATAATGACTATAATCACTTTCGGCAAGATCTGTATACCTAGAAGTTATACGATCAAGACGATCCATAGCAACTTCAACCCAATCCATAGAATTATCATTCAGCTTCTTGATTACATTTTGAAGAGCTTCGCTTACTTCATCAGCCGCGTCACTTGTATCATCACTATTGTTTGATACCGCATCTGTATTATCTTCGATTGCATGTTGAAGACCAGAATTACCGGAGTTACCAGAATTTCCAGATCCGGCAGGTTTAACAGTTGCAGCCCCGCCTTGGAAGTGGAATCCCGGAGTATTACCAGCAGCAGCATAAGCTTTCATAACGCCTGGAGAAGTAACAGTGCCACTTGCATAAGCTCTGGCATGTCCTTGAATAGCCCCGTGTTTAAGAAGAGCATCAGTTTGAGTAGTAGAGAATATAATGTCGCCCTTTTTCAGGTTCTCTATATGAGCACCGCCAGGAATTAAACTCCAAACACCATCACGAACAATTGATTCAGCGTGACCGTTGATACCCACTTCATTTACAAGAGCTTGCTGATCTTGTTTAATAGCAACATTTGTCCCACTTGCATGAGCTGGTGTGATGTTTAAAACATTGTAAGCGCTTCCTGTAGACTTAGCTTTGAACGTACCACTTGAGAGTTGAACTTCTTTACTCAAACCACCACTTGGTCCACCTGAATTTATCCAATTAACAGTTCCGGTAGCAGTGAATGAAGTTTGAACGGCAGAAATATCATTTCCCCAATGAACAGTACCATGAGAATAATGTTCGGTAGCAGCATAAACATCTACTAAACCTGTTTCATTAAACCATTTTACTTTTCCTTCGCTTTTTTTCTCTTCAGCAAGGTAGGCATCTACTTCGTGATGTTCTGGTTTGAAAGTTACAGTTCCTTGGCCTTGTTGTTCTTTTGTCAATGCTTGGAATTGAGTTTCGTCAATTTTAACCGATATAGCAGGTGTATCACCTGATAAAGATTCAAGACTTGAACGTAGTTCATCGATTTTAGCTTTACCATCTTCGGTATTGACATCTACGTCCAATTCAGCTTTTTGAGCCAACTCTTCATCATTAAGAGATAATAACTTATCAATATCACCGGTTTTATCTACTGCAATCTGAACATGCATTTGCATTTCACGTTGATCAATCATAGATTGAATTGCTTTATATTCAGATGAATCTACGTCAAAATTTACTTTAATATGCTCTAATTCACCAATTTGTGATTGTAGTTTATCTACAGATAATCCTTCTATACTACTATCCACATCAAATGAGAGTTTAATATCCCCATCTGCTTGCATCTGACGCAATGAAGCCATTCCGTCCTGAGTAGCTTGATCCAATTCATCCAGCCCGGTCATATCAACATTAGGATCAATATTAACAACACCTAAAGCTTCAAGAGCCGGTAGAAGAGCAGTTGCCTGTTCTTTTGTTAGTCCAAATTGATCTGAAAGTCCCTGAAGAGCATCTTCAACATTACGAATACCCTGATCTTCAGATTCATAAGCTCCATTGCCTAATTCAATCTGGTTTGCTTCATTCCATTGATCTTTATCCAATGAATTAACAGCATCAATAACGTTCTGTAATGCTTCACTTTTCTGTTCCTGAGCATCTTTAATTTTATTAACCAGTTCAACATCAGAATCAGAGTAATCTCCAGTATTACCACTTTCAATTCCTTCGTTGACATCCTGGAAGTGTTTGATCTGTGAGCCTTTAGCTTTCGCTTCATAACTCTGGATCATTTCATTATAAGCAGCCTCATCAACTTCAAATTCAGGTGTTAATTTAATGCCTGTCTTCTTAGCTTGTTCCTGAATTGATTCGATATATTTCTTGCCTAAATCAGAATCTTTATCAATACCATTATCTTTTATGTACTGATTTAATTCGTCAATAGAACCTTTGGCATCCTTGATATCCTGAATCTTACGATCAACAGTACCATCTTTGAAATCAGATATAGCCTGAGTAATACCAGTTTTTTGTGCAATTAAATTGTCAATAACTGCTTGTTGATCGTCCAGAGCGGATTGATTTGCACCACTAGCTTTCAGTTTTCCCATTTTAATCTGAGCATCAATGAGTTTATCGTCAATCTCTTCAGATTTCAGGGCACCTTCTTCAAGAGAAGATACAAAATTATTTGTATCGCCATAATCTTTCAATCTACCAAACATAGATTCGAATGATTCAAGACTCATACCCATAGCATCTGCAGCTTCTTGAGTATCAGTGAAAGAGTACATCCATTGCTGATTTCCATCCTCAAGAGTTTTGTAAGTGGCCAATCCCTTAGCTTCAAGATCGCTTAAAAATCTCTTTGGACCGGAAGCATCATCAGTGTAATAATTTTTAAGTTTGTTGTAGTTCTCAATGAAATTATCAGCATCTTCAAAACCATTCTGAGAGAAATATTTTGCAGCTGCTTTAAACTGAGGAGTACCAACTAAGCCTTTATCATACAGATCTTTTGCGTTATCCAGATAACTCTTAGCTGTAGTATATTCATTGCCTTCAGTAGAAAGATTGTCGGCATTAACCATAGCTTGGAAATCAGAGAATTGTTTTGCCGCCTCCTGATACTGAGCAAAATACTGTGCCTGCAGATTTTTAAGATTTTCTAATCCTTGCTGAGTATAATCTTTATTACCTGCTGATAATTGATCCTGATAATCCTGAATCCGTTGTGCAAAATCAGAATTCATGAATTCATTTTGTTGTTCCAGATAATCCTTCATTCTTTCTGTGTTGATTTTCAAACCTTTTGCAGTGCGATCGAATACATTATCAACATGAGCATCTTTTAGATCACTGAATTGTGTTCTAAGACTATCCATAGTATCAGATGTAAGACCTGTTTCTGTCTGCATTTCGCTAATAGCTGATGTAAGAGCGGTAACAGTGTTCTGCATATCAGTTACTGGAAGATTAAATGCTGTTTTTGTCCAATCGGCCTGAGAAGCCTTCATGTTTTCAATAGACATCTGAGAAGCTTGAATCTGATCTTGCCACTGCTTAATTTGTTCGTTATCTTCATCAGAAAGAGGAGATAAGCCTTTGCTATTTTTCAAAGCATCGATATTATTCTGATATTCTTTAATCTGATTATTAAGATTCTCAATCTGTTTGTCACCATTTTCAATTAAATTGGTGTAATCTGAAGCAGTAGCTTTCATATTATAAGCAGATTTATTGTTTAGTCTTGTCTGCTGATTGGAAGCATCAGTTTGAAGACGAGTTAGTTCTTTTGAGAGATTATCCAGATTTTTAGCTGAAGTATCCAACTGAATCTGTACTTTAGTATCTTCAATTTTAGATTTCCAAGTGTCGAGATCAGCATTTGCCATTGATGGATCAAGTGACAATTTCATAATTGCTTGAACTGCAATTTCATCATTTCCATATTCTGACATTAACTGATTTACAAGATTTGGTGTTGTAACAGAGGCCATATGTTTGTCTGCTAAATTCTTTGTTAAATTACCAAGAATTGCAGACTTAGCATTGCTCATATCAAATCCGCTCAGATCCATAGTATCCATAATACTCTGAATATATTTATCAGCGGCAGCAAGCTGTTTCGGATCAGTTACATCTTTTACAGAATCTCTGATTTTACCGATAGCATCACTTGCTTTATCAAATGCTAAATTCTGTAATCCCTGTTGTAGATTATCAGTCTCTGTAGCAAGTTCCGGGAACTGCTGAATAAGATCAGTAATATCTGAATTCTGGAATGTACCGGATTTGATAGAATCCATTGAAGACTTGATATTTGACATATCTGTCTGGAAATTGTCTGTTATGGTATCAAGATCTGTTGCTGTATCTTCAGCAGAGTTCTTGAAGAGAGAAGAGAAGGTTTTTGATTCAGCTTCAATTTTTGCTTTTTCTTGTGATTTATTAAAATTGGAAGCAAGATCCATATAATTCCAATCAGAACCATCTAATCCTTGATCGCTATAATAATTCCAGAAATCTTCTATTTGCTTATCAGTTTTATCCTTAAAGAAATTATAAAGATTTCCTGATGGGCCAACAAAATTATCTCCTTCGTTTAAATCAGCGCTGATATCAAAAATATCTTTCAGATTTTCTTTTATACCTTCAAGATTTTTCTCATCTGGTCTAGCAATAGCCATAATGTTAGATGCAAGTGTATCAGCACTAATACCAGCATTATCTAAAGCTTCTTGTAATCCATCGATTTCTGAGATCTTGGCTTTAACAGCATCGGTACCACCAGATTTTCCAGCATTTACTAATTGATCTTCAACACCATCAAATTTTGCTTTGGCGAAAATATTGTTAATGCGATCTGTTTCTTCCTGAGCTGAATCTGTTACACGACCATATAATGAAAAAAGATCTTCTACAGATTTTGCAGTATCTTTTGTTTTAGGATTAATTAATGCACCTGTATCTTCATCAAATAGTCTATTATAATCATCAGATATTTCATCCATTGCGTCTGCAATTTCGCTCTGTTTCTTAGAAACACGATCATCCATTTGGTTCGCAATATTTTGCTGCTCGGTAAATCCTTCATCATCAGCACTCATTTGATCTAATTTTTGGTATGCAGCATCACGTTTTTTCTGTAATTCAGCTAACTCATTGACTTTTCTGGTAGTTTCTTCAACGATATCTTCTTGTTTAGCAACAACACTGTCACTATATTCATTTGCAACAGCTTGACTTGTTGTATATTTTTTATTCAGATTCATATCTGCGTCAATGGCCTGCTGTTGGGCTTTGGCATCAACAAGTTTTTTCTGTACAGAAACTTGTGTCCCAAGTAGAGAATTTTCTTTCGTTAGCTGAGAGAGTTCAGCATTTTCATCAGAAGTCCTATTCTGTGTAGCACGAAGCTCATGAATACGATCTTGATTAGTATCATACTGAGACTGCTTTGTACTAAGCTCTGTTTTTGCATTTTGATATGCTTGTGCCGACTCATCTGAGTGTTTTTTGGCTGTAGCTTTTGTAATAGTAAATTTATCATCTGCCCATTTCCATGCAGCTGTACCTGCTGCAATTCCGCCAACAACAGCTAATACAGGCCAAATTGATTTGAGAAATGTACCAAGACCTGCAAATGTAGATCCTACAGAGCTAAATTTAGAAGCATTTCCAACTTTACCCGCTCCGTTTGCAGTATACCCAATTTTAGCAAGCATATCTTCCGTTAATGATTCTTCCGGAAATGCTTGTTTAAGAGCTTGATATGCTATACCAGAATCCAAAACTTTCCCGTATTTAGAAATCCAATTAACTCCAGCCGACATATTCCCTGCCGCTCTTAATGAATTGGATAAACTAGAAATACCTGTTGCAATATCTCCGCTAGTAGCAGCAGTATTTAATAGTTTGACAGCATTACTTACTTTTCCGATTTTACTTAATGACATGAGTTGTCTTTAATGTTATAATCAAACTATAAATGTATTGGAGGTAATATTATGGCTCTTATTAAATGTCCTGAATGCGGGGGCCAGGTGTCTGATAAGGCTCCGGCCTGTATTCACTGTGGTTATCCGTTACAGGAAATTGTCTCAAAAAGTACATGTATAATCAATTACGCAGAACAAGATGTTACTGACATTAAAAAATATATTCTGTCTTTATCACCAGAAGATCAGCAATATTTCGCCCAATTTCTTCAATTACAATATGGATCATCTAAAACGCGTCCACCTATCAGTAGTGCGCAATATGCAGAGTTTCATGAAAAAATGGGAGAATGGGCCAATACATATAAACTGACAAACGAATTTGCCGCAAAGATGATTCTTGATTGTATGGCGCATAATTTTGAAAAGTTTACTTTTGAACAAGTACGTTATGTTCAACCCAAATCAAATTCCAATGTCGTCCGTTGTCCACGTTGTGGTTCTACATCTGTTACAACAGAAGAACAAGGTTACGGACTCTTTGGCTGGATTGGTGCATCTCAAAAGAAAAATCTCTGCCAGAAGTGCGGTCACAAATGGTGGCCAGGAAGATGAGGAAATACTATGAATATGCATAATATTGTAAATGGATTTTATGAAAATGTAGAAGAACGTAGACTTCATATGAAACAAGAATTATCTGCTGATATTCAGAATGAAAATACTGCTCCTGTAATCGCTCAAAAACTATATGAGGCATTATGTTCTTATCAAGAATCGTTACCAGACGAAGATGATATGGTTCTTGCAGTAGCTCATTTTGGAGAAACAGTTAATATAATTGTCAACAAAGTCGGCTACATTGGGTACAACCTAATCGTGTTTTACGGAGAGGACAGTTACGGCAAACCGCAGAAACTGATACAACATATAAATCAGTTGGATTTTCTCTTAAGCGCGCAGCCAAAGGAGATTCCAGAAGCCCCAAGACGGCAAATTGGTTTTCAAACTGAATCTGAGACGGAATAATAATGTTATTATTTTTTGTTAAGCTAATCATATAAACACCTACTTTCAGAATGGAGTACATATGTATACTGAAAATTATAGCCCAGAAGAAATCAATAGAATAAAAAAGATTATAGAAATCGGTGAATCTCAAAAACAAATTAAGCAATCATTTTGGGATGAAATTAATACTCCAGATGTTCTAAAATTAAAAGAAGAATCAAATACTCTCTGGGAAGATTATCGAATTGTCGATAAAAAACTTCTAAGGAAAATTCTGGTACATAATAATGGTTTATCAATATCTGATCCTGATTATATAAGCCTTAGTATAAGAATGATTGGACACATAAATTCAAATCTGCCAGACGATTTTCAAGAATTAATTTCTGTCTCACAAAGCAAATATGCAAAGTATAAACCGGTCAAAGATATTTATACGAAAGCGTTACATAAAAATATTGCAAATTTATCATTAACAGTTACTCCTGAAAATAGCATATCAATGAACTCATATGGAAGTACACGATGGGTATTCACAGAATTTTATTATTCCTGTAAACCATTTTTAATTCTTGACATATGTGGATGTGAAGTTATTGTCATTCAAGATATTTTTCCTGGCAAATATTGTCAAACAGAATATTCTATTACAATGTCAGACCTGAAGAATAGGTCGGATTATGAAATACAAACCAAAAAACAGAATTTTCTTGACAATTTTAGAAAAGAATTAGATCCGTATGGAAAAAATTTACATTCGGCTCCGTTTTGTAAAAAACCTGTTCCGAAACCTTTTGAAAACATCTACACACTTTATGCCCAAACTGATTCAGAAGAATATGGCAGGACAAAACGATATCTAATCATTGGGTGCATGACATATGAAAAAGAATGAACTTACGTTCTGACTTTACAACAATAAAGTCTAGTGATATATTTACTAATTGTAGGATAGCCGAGAGTGTGCCTCGGCTTTGCACACACCTACAATCATAAATATCAAAATCGGATGTTCTGTCCGAAATCAAAATCCACTTATATTTACTTTAGCCATATGGCAGAAGGGAGGTGGAACATGAAGAAAGAAGAACATCAATTTAAGCTTGCAAAGATAGCAATTAAAAGATTCTTTACGGTTTTAGTATTACTTGCAGCTTTATGGATGGTGTTCCAGCACAATCCAACAAAACTCGTGACATCAATAAACCTGAAAGAACAGAGCATTGATATTAATTGCGAGTTTGCAAGCGAGACACCGGAGAAGTAGAAATACAACTCTGGTAGTGTGGGGTGAAACCCACACAATTAAAGTTTTAAAGGTTAAATTGCAATAATTTAAAATTCAAAGCTTATCTTACAGACACTGCGCTTGATCACCGCGGTGTCTTTCTTTTTTAAGTATAATTTTTCTCTTTCGCATAAAGCGATTCGGCAGAAGAGAAGTGCCGCTCATGGAACATTCATTAAAAGTATATACAATATACTCCGAGGAAGGGTGCTCTCTCTACTCCTCCTGATTATTAATATGTTTCCCTCGTCATTACTTGCGTAATTGTTACTAACGTTTCACATATGACTAAATCGTAAATCAGGTTGGTACGTGCGTTGTCACGAGCTTTCGCTCACTTCACTATGCGATCAGCATAGAATAGTGAATTCGACGTATTAATCCTCTATTTATTTTAAGTCGCTATTCTCCACATATTGATATGAATCTCTATGTAGATAGGCTCATTGTTAAAAATCGGAAAATAACGTGTAACCCTTAGATTTTTGGGTCAACCTACGACTGTTGCAAGACCTCCACCACTCAGGAATTTTAATCCTGCCATTGTTGCATTTTTTACTGTCATTGCTGCAAATACAGCAGTAAGTAATGCTGGTATTGGTCCAAGTGTTTTTTCAAGTGACGTAAATCCTTCTGTTAAACTATGTACAAATTCAAGAACACCATTTACAGTCCCTGAATTATAGAAATTAACCCAGAAATCCTGCATCTGTGTTTTGATTGCTTGTAGTTTACCAGCGGTTGATTCCATGTATTTTTCCTGGTTAGCTTCAGCATTACCATTTGCGGTTGTTGCTTCCTCTGCCAGTGACATGGAGTCTGTGAATGCATCCAGCATGGACTTAAACTTTGAAGTTTCTGTTTCATTTAACGAATTCGCAACATTCGTTTTGTGTTAATATATTATGCTGCTATATAATCAGCAAATTTATTGTTTTTAAAATCAATTACAAATTGCTCCCATTGATCTTTGGTTGCAATATCACCATATATACTATGAAATAAATTATGAATATCTTGCCTTACACATACGCCAAGATACTTATTTTGTTTCTCATTAAATTTAGTCACGATTATTTCTAATTCTTTGGATGCATATTCGTCTAAATTTTTATTTTCCAAATTCAGTTCGTATAATATATCTGATATAATTTGGTTAACAGGATATATATGATGCACATCAAATTTTTCACTTCCTGTTAAGACACATTTATTATTACATGCATTAATGCTATTTTTTCTCCATGTATAAGAACGCCCTCTTAAATAATCATTTAAACGATTATTGATTTCTCCAAATGGATCAGACCTAAACAATCCTAGTCTTTCTCTCTGGTATTTTACATTTCTTTGAGAGCGTTTTAATTTGTCAGCTAATTCTATATCGGACATAGATTTCCAATTATTTTTTATAAAATCTTTTTCATCATCGGTCCACATGCAATTTAAAGAATAGTACGATTTCAAATTTAACTGAGATGCTTTCATTTGAATACAATCTTTTGTTTTATGACGCGGTAATAATTTCATGATTTCTATCATTGGGATCAGTGAATAATTTTTCTTTAGAATATTTATTTCTTCTTCAGTCCATGAATCATCATTTCTATATCCTAATTTAAATGCTTTTTGCTTTACCTGAGAAGAAGATTTTCGATTGTCAATTAAATCAGATATTTCCTCAAAAGTTTTACTATACATGTTCTCTTTAACAATTAATTCATCTTCTTTTCTCCAAAAATAAAAATCAGCTGAAAATCCACGCTTCTTTGCCATATCATAAACATTTTGTTTATTCATAAACGGATATTTCTTAAATATTGAGTCCCAATCACCAATTTGATAATACTTTTTAATATACTCAATATCTTCATCTGAATACTTTCTATATCGTGTTTTATCAGGATTATAAATTCCGGCATCTACTAAACATCTTTTAATAGCATCTCTGCCGAATCCTGTATTTTTCAATATTTGATTACAACTCATTCCTGAAAGATAAGAATCTTTGACAATTTTTTCTTGTTCTTCTGTTAAAATAATTTTTCTTCCCATAAATTCCTCTATATAAATAAATTTTATATTTATAATTTTTGATGTTATATTTGTTATACGCATATTAACACAACTTGCGCTTTTACGCAAGCATAGACTATTTCTTCACCTACCGACCTTTACGGTTTAGGGTGTCCTTTTCGATTTAAGGGATTTTCACCCACGCCATTTGCGATTGCGCCCTACGATTATTGCTATAGATATTCAGGATTTCCACCTTTATTCTCTTGTCTATAGCTCGACGAGAATCTAGTCGTTGAACGTTCACCCTCGACTCAAGTACCGTATGATCTACGGAATACGTTAGGGTGCTTCGCTGCATGAACAACCAATCCTTGCGTTTTCAAACCTTCATAATCTAGTTTCCTGATTATTGTGGTGCAAGGCTCTAAGGTATTACCTGCAGTTAAAATCATTCCAGTATGAATTTCTTCATACAGAGGCTAGCTTTTAGCCTCGTAGCTGCTACATCGAATGCGATCTTGGCTTGCTGTGCATCAGTTAAATCGTCCCACTTATCTTTAAGCTCAGACATAACAGTAATGATACCACGATCAGATCCATCCGGATTATAAACATCTACACCTATAGCATGCAGAGATGCAGAAGCATTAGATAAAGTTGCATTGTCAACTTCGTCGGCATATTGTGGCATTTTACCGACTTTTGTAGTTCTTGTGATAATTGTCTTCAGAGCATTACCAATTGAAGATCCATCTTCACGAGTTCTTTCTGATACTTTAGCAGTAATAGCTGCAAGCTGTTCATATGACATACCTGCATCATAAGCAACCTGACCGGAAGCCTGTACAGCATCAGAAATAATTTTGATACCTTTAGCGTAATCAATTCCCACACTTCCGGAAACTTTATCCAGAACATCGACAATATGCATAGAGGCATCAGCAGCAGTAGTAGATCCATCTTCTAACATATGGAACTGCTGTAAAATACCCTGTACCTGATCGGCAGCAGTAGAGGCATCAACGCCACTTAAGTTACTTAAGATAGCAGTTGGTCTTGCTGTTTGCTGAATTTCAGAAGCAGTAGTATTCATATTCGCATAGATTTTATAAATGTCCATAGTATTATCCAAGGACATCGATAAATCTTTTGCCATATCAATTGCAGAAGTACCAAGATTCTGTAATTGATCAGGCGATAAATTCATTGTGTAACTAACATTTGTTAAGTCTTTTTGGAAATTTAAGAAATCATTGAAGCCTTGTTTGGCCTGCTGAATTGCTTTCATGGTCACCTGGAAATAAGAAACATAACTTGCAATATCTGCAATAGCACCTTTAAAGTTTCCTGATACCATACCTTTAAGTGTATTTCCAAATGAAGACATTCCAGATCCATTTTTAGACGTTAGTGATTGAGTTACTCGTAAAGAATTATTAAGCTTATCAATATTTCCAGTTAATGTTACTGTATTACCAGAAATATCAGTAAATGTTTTTGTTACCTGTCCAGTCGCTTCATTAATTTTCGTAGAAATTTCTGAAGTTAATCCAATAGAAGCAGCATACTGACTTAAAAATGCGGAAGCATCTTTCGTATTACGAGTTCTATTTGATGTGAAATCAAGCTCCGTACCTTTATCAGTTACCTGATTATACTTAGAAGCATTCTTAGCAAGATTCTGCATACTTTTTACAACATCTTCAGAATCTTTTTCCGCTTGTGTGGTCAGTTTCTTTCTTTCTTCGCTTCCTTCAGCAAACTGTTCAATGTCTTTATTGTATTTATCCCATATATTATTATAGCTTTGAACATATTCTCCGGCTAATCTAAAATAATTACTGTTTTTTCCTACAGCCTTTTCTCCATTTATTTCGCCTAGAGCCTGAGTAAAGTCAAGTTCTGCTTTTCCTTGTCCATTTGAATAAGTGTATTTTAAATTTCCAAAACGTTGAGCTATATTACTCATTTGATCAAAATAATCTGTAACACCTTGTGAATTTAGTTTAGAAGGATCTGAAAAAGTATTTTGTAAGTTTACAAGATCTGTTGAAAGTCCAGAAAAGTTTTGTTGAAATCCTTTAGAAGCACGTCCTGCTTTTGTAACACTAGAAACATACTGATCTATATCATTTGAAAGAGTTTTGAAATTTGTATTCAAAATATCATTTCGCTGATTATTAGCATTTGTTTTTAATCCCAAAATTGCTTGCTGTTGGAAATCTTTACCAAACTGATCGACGACTTGATCTCGCAATGAAGCATATAATTGCGTCGTATATCCATTTTTACCTTTTAATTCTGATATCTGACCAACATCTAATGAGGTATTCGTAGCAGATTTTAAAAGTTTTGCTTCTGTAGATCTTTTTAATTGATATGCAGTTTTCATCGCTTCCACTAAATCAGAATTATAATTGTTTTTAGTATTTGACATATTATCGAATTGCTTTTCATAGTTATCAAATACTTTCTGATTTAATTTATCCGCTTGAGTGGCATCAGAACTCCATACTTTGTTATGAAAATCTTGTACTTTAGTAGTTAAAGATTTTACTTTGTTCTGAGCTTCAACAATTTTCTGATTATAATCATCTAAAGTAGTGGCAGATTGTCCGGATTTTTTAGAGAATGCCTCTTTTTGAATATTATTAAGCTCTTTATAAGCCTCACCTAAAGCCTTCACATCAGCAATAGCAGCAGTATACTTATTTGTATATGCTTCTTTATCAATTGCTTTTGTCTGAGCAGCGATATCATTTTCAATATCTGTTTCAATTTGATTCGCACGACTTTTAGCTGTATTATATTTTTTTACATTCTTATCGCCAATAACTTCTTTATGCTTTTCAATATATTCGTCGGCACCTTTAACTGCTTCTTTATAAGCATCACGTTCTGCAGTAATATTTTTGATATAATCAGAATTTTTATCACTTTTTAAAGCAGTACGAAGTTCTTTATTTTTCTTCTCAAGATTAGACATATCTGACATAATCTGAGTATACTGATCATTTATTTTTGCAGTTTCTGAATTTTTTGCAGCCTCATCAGCCTGTTTTTTTGCAGTAGACATTTCTTTAGAAATTCCGCGCATTTGTGTTTGGATTTGTTTTAATCCAGATTCTGTATAACAGCTTTCGAGATTTGTTTTTAAATTAGAAAACGCTTCCGCTGATGCTTTACCTATGTCTCCAAGTTTTTTTGCATCAGCAATATATCCGTCAATTTCTGTCGCAGTAGTATTACGATTAAATTTAAATGTTTTATCTAAATTAGCTAACGGTCCAGTCCATGTGCCATTTACTTTATTAATACTATCAGCAAAATTATCAGAAACATTTTTAGTACCAATAACAACATTCTGCTTCCCTGTCAATCCCTGTTCCAGATTATGCACATAATTTAAAGCAGATTCACGAGCCTTATTTGAATCAAACTGCTCATTAATATCTGTGATTTGTTTTTGAACGTTCTCTAACCCAGCAGGAGTAGTAATAGTAGATAAACTTTTTTGTATACCCTGAAGTTTTCCAGCAGCAATAGTACCAGCCTGTCCAAGAGATTCTATATCTGAAATCTGTTTAGAAATATCCGTATTTAGTGTATCTTTTTTTTCATTGAAATTATCACGATTTGTTTTACGAGTTGCAGATAGTGATCTGGCAGATTCAGCAGATCCTTTTCGAAGTGCTTGAGTAAAGTTCTGATACATATAATCGTTATCAGGAAGAGATGCATTTAATCTTGCAATTCTATGTAATTCAGATAAGTCTTGTTGATCAGATTTGATATCATCCTGTAACTTTTTAAGATAATTAGGATTCTGTTTATTAGTGGGTTTATATCTTTCTGTATCAAGTTTCGCATAATTAGAGTTAATCTTTTTACTTAATTTAACAGCTTCTCCCTCAAGTTTCTCATAACTATCATAATATGCAATAGCATTTTCATATCCCTCAGCTAAGAGATTACCATTAGCATCGAACTGTTTTTTATATGTCTGAGTGAGGGTATATATAGTTCTGTTGGTATCTTCATACACTTTAATATATTTCTGCGCGTCACCAAATTCCCTTTGAGAAAGCTGTTTTAAGCCATCTAATTCTGGTGGAGTAACAGGTTCTTCTGTTAAATTAGAATTAACATTCTTCAAACCAAACACAGTTTTGATTGTATCGTTCTGTTCTTTTGCAGCATCTGTAACTTGATTTGTTACTTTCTTCTCGGACTCAGCAATTTTATCATTTGCAGCAACAACAGTATCAGCTTCTTTGGATTTTGCATCAATAACTTGATCTGCTGTTCTAGTAATAGCATCTGAAGTTTCTTCTGTCTGTTTTTTAATATCAGAATTATCAAGTAACGATGAAGCAGTAGTAGCTGGTTTCGTAATAGTAGGAAGATTTTTAATAGCAAAATCCACATGTCCGTCAGCATGAATCATATCTTCAAGCTGACTTGCTAATTTATTCATTACTCCAATATTTTTTATAATTTCATCAGTATCGCCATTTTCATTATCGCGGTTATTGAGTTTATCGGCATTAATTTTAATAATTCTGTTGGAAATTCTATCGAATATCTTAGACACATCGGGATTATTCCCTAAATAACCCAGATCTTTAAGCGGCTTCTTTATCGAATAAATCTGTTCTACTGTTTTTCTTGTAGAATCAGCAGCTAATTGTGCTACTTCTTGACTCATAGGTTTTGGACCAACAAATTTTTCTTTCTCATCATCAAATAAATGTGGTGCTACTTTTGCATACGCTTCTCTAAATACTGCACTTTTTAAAGCATAATCAGATGGATGAATACTATTTGTTTTTCTTGCTTTTCTTGCTTCTACAAAATTTTTATATGCATCTTTTAATTCATCATATAATTTTTTAATATTTCCTTCTGGTCGATCTGAGTCATCAGAATCATCAATAACAGGTTTTACTTTTTTTTTAGTTTTACCAGTAGAAGAAGCCTTAGGTGTAGATTCTTTCTTTTTAGTAATTTTTGAAATGCTATTTGCAATATCTTTTTGACTGATCTGTGTCGGATCCAGAGCGCCCGTTACAACCTGATCGATAATATCATATACATTTGCTTTCTTAGCAATCTGATCTGTCAGATAAGCAACATAGTTACCTGTATCAGCCTTTTCAGAACCAACGCCCATTAATTTATACATTTCTTCAGGTGAAACTTTTGCAGCAGCTTTAACATTCATTTTAGAACTTAAATCAGCAAAAAACTTAGAAGCATTAAGTACATTTTGTACGAGCTTCACTTGTTCATTAATTGCATTACCATATTCTGTTGCAGATAAAGAAAGATCCGGGGCAGTAAACGCCTCGGACGGAATAGTTTTAGATACTGCTTTTTTAGCATTTTCTAAGTAGCTTTTTAATCTATATACAGTTTCGTATGATTCAGGAATATTTTTATCTGATATTATGCCCTTATCCGTAAGTGTCTGAATTATGCCACTTCTTTGACGAGCTGATAATTCAGGAACTCTTTTCATGAAATTATCAAGAGATATATTAGGCTCTTTATCTAGCCCTGGAAAATCTTTGAATTTTCTACTGACATCTGAATAAGCTTTCCCAATAGCGGCCTGTAAATCTTTACCAATGCTTTTGCTGATAGTACCTTTATTTACTAGAAAATCCACTTTTGCTTTTGCAGTTGGGAGATTATTGAGCTTCTTTAAATCAGAAGCATCAAGTTGAACATTTACTTTTGCATCAATTCCACTTTGAGCATTTTTTCTTAAATTGTCTAATTTTATATTAGCTTTATCAATTTCTGACGAATCTGTCTTAGGCTTAACTGTTGTATTGTTAGTATCCTTAATTTCATCTTTTAATTTATTTAATCTATTAAGCAATGAATTAAGATCGTCACTACTTACTATTTCAAGTTCTTCTCTTATTTTTGCCATATGTATTGTTCACCAACCTTTATATTATAATCCATAACGATTTATAAGTAGATCTATCCCTACAGCCTCTACTTTTTTATGCCATTCTCCACTTTTAAAATAGTTTTTTACGTCTGACTGAATTTTAGGTCCAGGAGCAGCAGATGAGGCAGCCATAGCTCCCCAATGTGTATACTCTTTAAATGGAGATCTCCAATATAATGATCCTGGCGCCGGATGACCTTTTCCTTTATCAGCGCCTCCATGCCATCCTTCAAAAAACATACGGTCATAAATATATTCATTGCTTACTCTATGAGATCCATTTAGTAAAGAGGCATCTGATTCAAATACAAGAAGATTTCCGTATACTTCACAAACATATGCATCTCTTAATCCATATGTTCTGCTGTAATATATTGGGGAATAACTCGCATAATAATTGTTAACCCATTTATCAAATATTTCTTTAACTTTGGCTTTAACTTCTGGAGCTATAGCTTCAGCCAAATAATTTGAAAATGGCTGTGGGATATCAGCCATTAATTTTTTTATCCTTCGAGCAAATTCCTCTATTGTCATATCAAATGCCCCCTTCCTATAATTTATTTCAAATCAAGTTTAATTCCATTTTCCTTTACATATTTCATTAATTCAGAAATACCTTCGTTGGCAAACATACCAACAGTAGTAGCAAATGCTTCTGTATATTTCGCAACATATGCTTCGATATTTTTATTTTCTTCATGGAAATTACCCATAAGCAAACTATTAATACTCATAAGTTCAGACAATTCTCTTTCTCCGATAATTTCACAAATTTTATTCATGAGATTATTTTCAAATAATAAATCATAATCTTGAAATGCATTTGTAGTACTATCATCAGTTTTTACTATATTCAGTTTTGTATATAAAATAAGGATAGTAGTAGTCATATTGATTTTAGATAAAAACATATCAATATACTGAACCCCGTTTTTTCCAGTGGTAATAGACTTATCAAGTATTGTCTGAAGAACAAGTTCCTTTTCTAAAACAGGGCAATATGTTCTCCAAATAATATTTCTAACAAATTCATCTCGCTGTTCATCTGTTTTCAAGAGATTATATCGTCTGATAAACTCTGGAACATCAATTTTTCTTTCAATTGTATCTGAATTAACTTTATTTATTTCGCTCATAATAAATCTCCTTTTATTCCTTATTTTCTGTATGTTCATGTATGATAAACTCAAATTCTGTTCTTGGATTTTCCTTGTCGTATCCGGTTTTTAGAGTGAGAGAGTGCAGATGTTTTTCATCATCATCTACAATAGCCCCAGCCTCAGTCAACCCATCTAAAATAAACTTAGGAATTTGATTATCTACGTCGTGTCGTCTTTTTGTATTAAAAAAGACAGTTACAATGAGATCAAAATCATCTAACTGTCTATTATCCATTTTATTTATTTTTACCCAGAATTTTACGAATTCCTTCCACTTTTGTTTTAACGCATTCATCTGTATACGTGGTAAGATCATCCAAGTATTAATCGAAGGATGCCAAGGTTTTTCAATAGGAATTTTCTTGGCTCTTGGATGTTCTAAAAAATAATACTTTGTATACAAATCTAATGTCTTTTGATCAATTGTCAATATAATTGATTTATCCATATATTTAAACCTCTTTTACTAATTCATAACTGATAACAACCGGAATAATAATCAATCCTGCATTAGTATCACGAGTGTCATGTTCGTAGTATTTTTTTACAGCATCTGCAATAGCATAAGATGAGCATTTAGTAGCGTCATCAATATCTGTTACAAAACTGTATTCAATTTTTTGCAATTTCTTTTTGAGATATGTTGGTTTGCCAGAAACAGTAGTGGCGATAACATATCTTAAAACCTGTTTATCTAAAATTTTTTCTTTCATGTAGAGTTTCTCCTTATTCAAGTGTATGATTAAGCCATTGCTGAAACAGCTCTTTGGTTTCTTCAATTAAAAAGATGTAAACAATAATATCTTTTCCGTCATCCGTAACACTTGGATACATATCTATCGGAAATACTCTATGTTTAATATATAAATCACGCTGCTTCGGATTTATAATCCTGCAGACTTCTTTCTCCGTATAATCACGCGGCTTCAAATTTGATTGTATTCTCATAATCCTTTTACTCCTTAAAAGTGAAAAAAGGGGTAGTCTCGAATAGTGAGACATACCCCTAAAAAATCACTATTCAAATACTATTTACGTTTTCTTGTACGCACTGGTTTACGAGTTTCAATTTCCTCGCTATTTTCTTCTTCAACTACAGAATCCGGCTCAACAATATCTTTTTCTGAGATCTTCTGTAATTTAATATCAGCAGTTTCTTTCTGAATTTTTGCAATCATTTTCTGATTTACTTCATGAAATTTACTGACATCAGACATATCACAATCTTTCATTCTTTCAGCAGCTTCTCTAGCTGTAATGTTTTCAGCATTATATTCTGTCAGTGTATTAAAGATTGTTCTGCAATTATCGCTGCAATAAATCTCCATCCATCTTGGAAGATGGTCGAATTCTTCACAACGACTACAATATGTATATGTTTTCCCGCATAAAATGCATTTCTTGTTATTTTTCTTAACCATGTTTTCCTCCTTGAATATGGATAGTAAAACAGCCGGTATGCTATGACACATACCGACCGTAATTAGAATAATATTATATTATCTAATGATTATTCTTCGTCTTCATCAGCCCAATAAATGTGATAAAGAGCTTTATCAGCAGAGCAGTAGTCTACCTGAAGAGAGCCAGAATAAGCAAGCTGTCCGTCAGTTGTTAATGAAATTTCGACCTCTGGAGATACCTGGAATGATGGAAGCACGATATATAATCCCTTTAATACGTCAGAATGACAAGGATCAACAGCAAGAGCCTTCAGGGTCAGTTTAACTGTCTGAGGGAACTTATCTGCTCTATTAGTAATAGATACACCAGCTCCAACACTACGATCATACTTGACGATGTATGTATCTACATCTTCAGCTGTAGGAGGTGTAAACTCTCCACCTTCTGTAAGAGCGTATTTGTCTACATCTGCAGCAGTATCTTTCTTATATGCAGTACCCATGGAACCATTTGCGCTGAAAGCATTTACTTTTACAGAACCTTCAACAACATCTTTCAGAGTTGCTTTTTCACCTTTCTTTACGGTGATAATCTTTGGCATAACAATTTTATTCTCCTGAGAAGCAATTTTCTTACCTTCTCCAGAAGCAGCTCCAATAACATTCAGGTTGATCATTGCATTGTTAGCTGTAAATTCACCTGTTTTAGCTTTCCAGAAACGTTTAATCAGGTTTCCCTGGTTATCTGTTGCATCAGTTGACTCAGCACTAATATTAATTGTTGCATCCTGAAGCTGTGTTAAAGTGTATAATGGATTTCCGTCAAGGTCTTCAGCAAAACCATACTGAACACGATCAATTACGATATCATCTAATGTAAATCCCATTATGATTTCCTCCTTTAGAATTTTTGTATATAGAAATTAATTTTTGAGAGAAATTTCTCTCATGAAATTAAGTTCATTCTTATCAATCTTTGAAGCGTCAACAAAGCCGCTATAAATACCCTTAAGTAGAGCAGTAGAAGATTCATAAACTTGTAATCTTTGAACACTGTCCATAAATTCAACAATGCCAACTTCACGTAATTCATTTTTTTTATATTTGAAACCGGGATGATTAAGACAAGTAGATATGAGTGGTAGAAGAGTGGATTTGTAAACATCATTTTTGTGTTGTTCGAAGCTCATGCGATCTTCTTCAATCATCCATTCTTTTGTAGATTTTCCCCTAGCTTTTTCCACTTTTGGGTAAGTGTTGAACATAGCTCTTAAATATGAAGCCATCTGTAGATATGCGGCTTCATCTATCTGAACATTTTGTTCTTCATTAAGTAAATAAAAAAACGGTTCCCCGTCTTCTGTTTGTGTTTGTTGCAATTGAAATAATTGGAAATTCAAATCACCGAATAGTAACTTTGTAGATTTTGAGTCTATACTTGGAACAAGCATACAAAACAAAGAAAAGTCAGACATTTTATTCCAATCAATACCAAGATCCCATAATTGCATGCGATACATAGTAGGATTGGCAATAAAAATATTTATAGTAGAATAAATCTTTTTCTCACCACTTTTTATAATGTCTCCTATTGTAGGTTGATTAATTATAATGTCATTATATGTATCATTTTCGATAACAAATGGTTCACCAAAATATAATTTCAGTGCATCAATTTCAGATTCTTTGGAAATTGTCATATTTGTTATTCATTCCTGCATATAAATTATTAGGACATTCAATTTCAAATTTCAACGTTCTACAATAATACCTAGAGTCAATAATATCTCCATAATCATCTATACATTTAAGTTGATTTCCCAAAGAATTCGTCCAACATAAAAGATCTTTTACGATATAACTCAATAAGTCTGTTCGTACAATCCCATATTCTGTATCAAGATCATCTTCATGAACTAAACACATAACTATAAGTGTTTGTACTTTCATAGCCTTATTGTAATATGATGTATCAGTATCATTTATATCAAACATAATAAAATTTAATACTTCTTTATTAATACCATTCAGTTTTAATATAGGAAGAATTTGCTTCTTATCAACTCGTTTATTATATTCAATGATTAAATTTCGCTCATTTAGTTCTTGAGCTGTGGGATTATTTTTATCTGTATATTTATTCAACGGGCGTTTATCTTTTTTTCCTAAAATTTCATTAAGATCAGGATCCTCATTGAATAGTTTTAACAGTTTATCTTTTTTATAAATAATGTCGTTATTTTTCTTATTTTCAAGATCTCGTGTAATATGTGATATATCTCTATTCATCTAATTGCACCTCCACTTCAATAGAAGAATGGTTATCCCCATTATTATCTGTGGCTGATAAATTAAATCTTTTACCTATTAAACTATGAGCTTTTCCAGGCTTAAGTGATATAGTGACGTTATCCATTACAGTCAATTTTATTAATCCTTCATAATATGATTTTTCTTCTTCTGTATATTCGGAATTTTTGTCAACAAGACTAATATTCCATTCAGAAGTAAGATCGGCATAAGGAAGTTTATATTCAAAATATGAATTTTTTCCAATATAAAGAAACTGTTTTGAACGGTCCAATAATGGCTCGATTTCACCATCGTCATTTAGATACATCCATTCAATTTGTGAACTTGTAATCATTGTTTGAGGTTTCTGAATAATCTCTGTTTTTTGATCACCAGAACCTTTATAATAATTGCAAATTCTAAGTTGAACATTATCAACTTTTTTATTCAATTCATCTTGTTTTATGGAAAGTTTAATTACTCCAGAAGGATTAAGATCTATTATTTTTGTGACCTGATAGACTTTTGGGTCAAGAATGTTATTCGTAAGCATAAAACGTTGTTCGTGCATAATAGTACGATCGTCACTAAGTCCTAAATCATATAAATTATTACCATACGCATAATAAATATCTGGAAGCCATGCAGCTGTCAGATTATCAAGCGAAGATGTATATTGATCATCCCAACGACCGCTTGTGTAGCTATTAGCTGATCTATTTGAACCCCAACATTTATATAATTTGTTATCGTAAATCCATTGAAATTTCCAATTACATTTTAATATATTATATCTAACAAAAGCATTCGCATCATCTCTACCGACAATAAACCACAATTGTGTAATTCTTTCGTCTGGAAGTGAGAGCGGATTATCAAGTTCGTGCCCAGATATGTTAATATCGAAGTCAGTATCATCAGGAACAAACACATAACTTCCTATTGGATAATGTACTTTAGGCCGAAATTGTAAATAATAATCCACTGCATCTTTAAGAATGGAAAGCTTGGCATGACGTTGATATTTAGCATCTTCCCATTTCCATCCATCTTTTGTTAAAATATAAACTCTTTTATATTGTGCATCGGCAGTAAAAGAATTATTCATAATTGCATCAGACTGATTTTTCTTTACCTGAGCTAGATTACTGCCATATGATGACAAATAATTTTTATACATTTCTGCAGTAACCATAGAATCAACTCCTAGAATTAATTTTGTCTACTAACGAATGCGCATCTAGTATCAATTTTCGGTAAGAACGATAATTAAAATCATCACTTCTTGTCTCATTGAGAGCCGCCTGTAATAAACTCATAATTGCTATAATTTCTACAGGATAGAAGAGAAGAGTATTTAAACCATCAATTTTCTTCATTAAATTGATAAAATATTTTTCAAAGTCAACATTTTTAAATTCATCTTTTGTTTTTGGGTCCTTATATAAAAGAAGCCAAAACATTTCTTTGTGTAATTTTTCCTTATATTCTTCAATTTGTAAATCATCAAAATGTCCGTAAATTGTATCCATTATGTATTACTTCCATCCAGATAACTATTCCATATATAACCTCTATCTTTAATCAAGTTCTTCTGTTCCTTGATTAATGATTTTTTTAAATCTTTTAAACCATTTAAATGATTAGTCTGAGAATAAAATTTTTCCTCAGAAGATCCAAATACCTGCTGAGTATTATTCAGGCTGTTAATTTTGGGTGTAATCCATTCAATTACCATACCTATACCTAAGATATCAGTTATAAATTCTGCATCAAACTCATCATCAACAGAATATTTCATTATATATGTCAATTCCTGAACTGTATCTCCAAGTTTCAATTCAGAAAAAAGTCTTCGAATATAAGGTTTATTTATTGATGCATGTAAATATTCCGGCATAAAAACCGCACTTACATCATCTTCACGATATTGTAAAATATCATAAGCTTCTGCTTTTAATCGAAATTTTGAGTATATTTCTTCGTAATTTAGAGAAGGCATAATATACCTCCTTATTTTTAATTAAATAGTCCTGTCATAATACTCATTTCTGTATCAAAGATTTCGTCAAGCACTTTAATTTTTCTTACACTATCAAGTCTACCGTCACTTACCATTTTTGAAGCAAGATGTTTAATAGAGTCCTGTGCCCCTTTCGGAAGTGAAAGAATAGTAGCCTTCATATCTCCGGGAGAAAGTTCTGTAATTACATCTTCAAGATCACCTACAGAATATAATGTATTATAAATTTTCTTAAGCTGTGGAAACTGTGCAACAAGTTCTTCATCTTCAATAACAAAAAATGGATTCATAACATAACCATTATTTGATCTGATTGCTGCCTGCAGATCCTGATATTCAACTTCAATTACATCTCCGGCATCAATCCATGTGTATAAAATATTTGACTTAAGCCCTGGCATATAAAGCCCACCATTAGTAATAGATTTACATGGAATCCCATCAGTAGGGGCATAAGTTTTCTTTTCTTTTTTTACTTCTACTGTTTTTGCTGATTCAGATGTAACAGGTTCCGTAACAGATGCTGCAACAGATTCAGTAGCAGTTTCAGTAGTTTTTGTCTTTTTCACTGCAGTAGTTGCCATGAAAAGTTCCTCCTTTTATTCGTATAGTCGTGCATCTATATGACACACGACTATAATATTAATTTACAATAAAAAAAATTAGGCTAAAGTCCAAACGCCAAAATAACGTCCGATTTGTGTTCCTACGCCCATTGATCTCTGTACTTCGTATTTCATTGTATCATCCATACGATCACCCTTATCAGTGATTTCATAGATTTCTGTTTCACCAACATCAACGAATTTAATGAACTTATCTTCAACCTGCGGCATAATAAACAGAGTCTTAGGATCCATTAATTTCTTAGTTGTATCATTCAGAGCAAATCTCTGTGGGATTTCAACTAATGTATATGGACCATAGTATCCAAGACGTCCCATTGTAGCAACATCTTTCTTCTGATCGTCTGTGATCCAATCAACATCCATCAGTTTCTGGAACTGCTGTAATCCAGTTCTTGTACCCATAATAACTACCTGAGCACCATCATTTGCAAGAGATACATCCTCAAGCAGTTCATCCAGCTTGTCCTTAGTAGCATTTGAAAGAGCACCTGTGCCCTGGAACTGAGCTGGAAGTTTCTTTCCTGCGTTCATCATTTCAGCATAAATATCATTCTGAATCTGTCTAACGAAAGCAGCAGCACACTGATCTGTGAATTTAGACCAATCAAGTCTTCCTGCCAAATACAGATCAATATCAGCACCAACAGCAATACCGTATACACTTGTGGTTACAGTATAACTTTCTCCAGAACCAAGTCTCTGAAGTGTAAAGTCATGATGATCGCCCGCAATTTTTGTTGTAGATAAAACAACTTTATCATCTGTCCAGAATTCCTGGCGATCTCCGCGGGAAAGGTTTCTTGTCTCTACATAGTTATTGAAGAATTCTGATTCTTTAAAGCCTGTTTCAACTTTAATATCAATTTCTTCTTCCATAACTTCGAACAGTTCAATACCATGTTTCTTCATAGCACGATTTCTGTCACGTTTCGTAGAATTCTCGTTTAGTCCCATAATTGCATATACAAATTTACGAACCGCATCTTCTGCGTCTCGTTTGGTCTTTTTATTTCCATTTTCATCAAACATTTCGTTTGGATTATGATTCAGATCATATGTAAGCTTTTTGAAGCCTTCATAATTTTCCTCTGGTGTAACACCATCTTTACACATGCTAGCAAATACTTCCTGAACATGTGCACTTAAATCAGCAAAAGTCATTTTACGTCTCATTATATTTTTTCCTCCTTTCCCTTAAATTAACCAATTTTTAATTTCTTGTTTTCGCAAGTAACTGTCGCTTTTTCAGCTGGCTGTCCATCGAATCCCTCAACAGATACCTCAAATACATCACCTTTATGAAGAACATAACCTCTTACAACGTCTCCTTTTGCGTTATAGAAGTTAGACTCCTTCTTCCATGTATTTGTCCAATCCTCTGCAATAAATGCCTGCATGTAAACAAACAGAGCATCTCCTGGATCAACAACCTCTACATACCAATTACCATTAGCAGCCTGTTTCTGAATTTTACCTTCAAATGTAGTAACAGCAGCTTCTGTGTAACGGTCAAGATCTTCAAAATCGCCTCTTGCTACAAGATTTCCATTATCTGTATCAGAGGTCAGTGTAATGTTATAAATGTGTTCTCCGCCATTCTGTGCAACAAGCTTAGAAGGGAAGGCCACAGCATGCTTTTCAATACTGTACTTAATCATGTTGTTCTCCTTTCATAAATTTTGGCAAAAAAATAAGACCGTATTTACGGTCTGATTTATAAAACAAATATGTTATTTTGCATTATGCAAATAAAGATCCATATCTATTTTTCTTTTTAGTCTGTGATGGATTTCCAAAAGTCTTTTTACTTACTGTTTTTTTGCCGGCGTTATCATCATGCATATCACCATCTTCAACAGCAAAATTTAACTTGCCAGACTTAGCATATGACAGCAATATAGTATCAAGTTTAGACTTTAATTCATCAACTGAAAATTCTGTATGATTTTCTTTTAACCCCTTGAATTCTTCTGATTCATAAATTCCTTTATAATCATCTGACTCAAAAAGTGCATTTTTAGCTTCGTCAGCCTCTTTCTTTTCATAAGAAGCAAGTTTATCTGAAATTGCAGCATAATTTGATCTCATATTCTGAAGTTCAGAATATTCAGAATCAGTCAGTAATTCACGATGAAGATTATATCTTTCACCATCAAATGAAACATTGTCGCCATCTTTTTTATATGCCTGTCCAAAGATTTTATCTCCATCCCAATTCTCATATGTAAAATGAGAATCATATACAGAATTAATAAAATACCAATCATTATCTGCTTCTTCATATGCGTTTAATAAGTTATAAAGTGCACAACGAATATCACTGTGAGAAAGTTCAAATGATTTTACGAATTTTTCTGGTTCTGTAGGAGCAGGATCACCTGCCGGATCAGTATTAAACGCCTTAGCAAAGGCAGTCTCCAGTTCTTCATCTGAAAGACCTTCATATGTAAAAGTAATATCATCTACAGTTTTTTCGTATTTCTTTAAAAGTTCTTCAAATTTGTTCACCTGATTGTCCTCCTTTCCATCAGCATTTTTTTTATTGAAATTAGAGAGAGTAGCATTGATCTTTTCTAACATTTCAAGCATTTTAGTATTTACATCAAAATTAGAATATACAGAATTTTTTGATTCAAAATCAGCAAGCTGAACATTACTTCCAGCCATACCTGGACCAACATTTTCATTTAGTAAAGTCAATCCACTGACATAATAATCATCCAGATTTAACACTTTATCCTTAGCATTAAATGATAATTCTCTAATACTCAATTCAACACTACAATCAACCTGTTGTCTACGCTGCATAATATCAATTGCGTCCTGACAATATCCTTCCCAGAGATATCCCTGAATTACAGCTCTGTTAACTCCGGCTTCTTTATCATATTCAATTGTATAATCTTTTTTGATTACACCAACTGGACGTTCCTGATAAGTGATTTTTTCTTCTCCATTTTCATCAGTTTCCACTGTAAAATCATGTGATCCAAAATCTTTATTACCATCAGAATTTTCAACGATATTTGCCAGAATAGGGCGATATGGTATAGATTGTGTATTTTCCTGAAATGTATCTTCGTTAATATTAGATTTGTTTAAGTTGACATGATCATGATATGCAGTAGCGTTAAAAGGACATAATCCTTCTGTATGCTTATTATCATCAGATTTTCCAAATGTAGCGACTGCTGGCATTTGGACGCTAATTTCTGCATTAGATTCTTTGCTGCTGAATTTAGAAAAATTATTCTTCATACAAAATTCAATCAAATCGTCAATAGTTAAGAATTTCTTCAAGATTTTCCTCCTTTCTTTGAGTAATTCTCCTCAAATAGAAGAGGAGTAATCAAATAAATAATTTATCTGAATAGACAACATCGCTTAAATTGTTAAACAGCATTTTGTTGTCATTTAAAAAAGTCCACTGTTTACCATTCTGGCTCACAAGATGAAAACCAGTCTGAATAAGCAATGAAGCTGATTCATCGTTTGTTGTAATTATAAATTTCTTATTATCCATAATTATTATCCTCTTATTTAGCTTTATCAGCCTTATCTTTTGATGCTTCTCCGTCGTCTGTGATTTCTGTAGAATCTTTTGTTGGGGCACCACCAGTATCTGAGCTACCACTTTGAGTGTATGAAGTCTGCAATGGAACAAATAAATTCGATATTCCAAGAACCTGCTGCTCTAATACATTTAATGCCAGAGTTTCTTTTTCAGAAAATTGATTAAGAGTATTGTATGCAAGAGCTGTAGGAAGACCATTTTGCGCCCCCTCCAAAAGTTCTTTTTTGAATTCATCTTTTGTATAAGCAGAAACTTCAAAGAATTTTACCTTGGCTGGGTTAGAGACCCAATATGTAAGGAAGCGGTTAACCCATCCCTGAGTCTGTGGTAGAAGCATAGAAATAGCTAATTCTGTATCGGCACGAATTGCTGCTCCAAAGGCTGTTGTACCTGAGATGGTAGCACTATTAAGAATTTGAGCGCCACCAGAAGAATTGAAAAGAGTTTCTGTAGCTTTTGCTATTTTGTTCGTATCTGTTGCTTTATCATTATTAAACGAAATCTGATCTAATTTTCCTGGCACAATAGCAGCAGAAGTATAGTCAGGGAGGCATTCATTAATCATCCTGTTAAAATACTCAATAACAATATCCGGATTAACTTTCCAATCGTCTGGATCCTCACTACCAGTTATCGTTTCAAGTTCTAACCAGATCATTTTATAAATATCCTGAGCGTCAGCAATAGCCTGTAGATCGTCTAAATCAATAAGATTGATAATTCCAGATAATAAACCAGAGAATGGTGGAACTACAGTTTCCCAATCTTCAGCTCTGGCTTTTAAGCAAATAGCATATTCATCTGGCATAGGCTGCCACTTTCCATTTGTAGTATCACTTTCATAGGCACGATACATTGACTGGAAGGGTTCACCCCATAATTCCAACATAGTCTGTCTGGATCTGAAATAACTCATATCCATTACAAACGCGAAATCACCGGTATTGTATATACCAGAAATTTTACAATAATCTGGATCAAGCGGAAGAATAAACATTCCTATTTCATCATAATAAGCGCATCCATAAAAAACATCTTCTCGAAAACAAATAGTATAAGCTTTTAAAAACTCATACTGAAGATTTAACTTATCCAACACATTTAATGTGTCCTGATAAGAACTAAGCATGGCATTCGTATCTACGCCTGCAACCATATCATATTCCGGAATAACAGATCTTGCATCTAAACAAAACATGTTTGCATTATATGCAATTAATCTATAATAAGCATGACATCGATAATAAAGATATCTTGATAAATTTCTTAAATTCTTTTCATTACTTCCAATATTTTGTAGGTAAGTACGAAGACTGTCCTTACTATAAGCTGTCACTGCTTTAGTGCTTGTCTTAGTGATATCACGAAGAGATTTTGCTCCTTCCATAGCAGCAGCATAATTTTCAATATTTTTTTTATTTTTTTGATACCAATCACGCATTTCAGCCGTATTATTCAGCTGAGAAGGTGCTGGATCAATTTTTTTTGCAGTAGAAACTTTTTTTGCAGAAATATTTCCTTGTTGTCTAGCCAAGTAACAGCACCTCCTTTGAAATATCATATAATTATATTAAGTTTCGAACATAGAATGTACAACGCCTTTTCTAATCGTAAGTTTTTGAACTAACGATTTGTCAACTTTAGGTTTACGTTTTGCAGTAATATTTTTCCGGCGTTCAGTTTGAAGAGCATAAGAACACATACATGTAACGTAAGCTCTATCGTCATGAAGACGGTTAGCTTTTTCAGGACACAATTCAAATGAATCTTTTCCTGATTGTCGTGGAATACGGATCATATTTACAAGTTCCTCTTTTAATGCATCGATACTTGAGAGAGAAGCTTCTTCTTGCCAATTTAATTTTTCAATATGGCTCTTAACATTTTGAAGTTTATCTAATTCTTTTTGAACATTGTAATCAATTTCTTCATCTGTCATTTTCTGTTTTTTATATTTGGCAATTAGATCTTTTTTAGTTTTTTCATATTTATCCTTATCAATATCAAATATTGTAAGATATCCTTTGTTATCGTATGTGGCCGTAAACTCAATTTTATCCTGATTTATCATCTCAATCATGGCTTCATACATTTCTGATTTGTATTTAGTTGGTTCCATTAAATGAAGCTTATTGACTGCATTTGGGAATTTTTTAACATATTCTTCTGAATATTCTTTGTCAATCAGTCCTCTATGAGTTTTACCGGATTTATCTTTCCAATCAGGCATTAAATAGTCAGCAATATTAACACCACCACCACCAGAACCGGCATCAATATAAACTCCGAGAATATTGCTGTAGTTTTCATCCCCACCCTGGTTATAATCGAGAATAACTTGTTTCAAATATTCAATCTGGGCTGGTGTTTGCATAGGTTTCTTTTTCTTTTTATTGCTTATATCAATAAGATTTATACAATTTAAAAGTCTCATTTTATATTCAAGATCCCCATCTTGATTTTTTTCAGAGTAAATTTCACAAACCAAAATTACCGAATTATCTCGACTTCGAGCCGGGTCATATGCGATAACAATTTTTCTTTTACCAGTATCGTTATATAACACTGGTTTACGAATCACTTCATTACGCGCAATAACACCTCTACGAATAATCGCATTGGCACCTGCATCAGAAGTAAATTCACAATAATACTCTCTACGCGCTTTTTCTGGATTAGAACGCATTTCTGCAGCTACTGTACCGGGTGTTAACAAAGGCTCCATTGTTTCTCCACGAATAGTTGGTTTAAATGCAACTTCACAATCAATATGAGCTACAAAATAATCAGGATCTCCCATGAGTTGTCTTTTGCTAAAATCTCTATATAACTTATAGAATTTTGTATCTGTAGAAGAAGCAGAAGAAATATAAAATAATTGGTTCGGAATATTTGATGGAATACATCTTAGACGGTTACGATCGATTGATTTGCCATCACGATCCTTACCAGACTTAAAGCTTTTATTTACAATTGCAAAAGCTGCATATACCGACATCATTTCTTCATCAAGGAATCCACATTCATCAAATACAACACTACCACGCATACCTCTTTTTTTATCTACATTACTGTTAAGTGTTTGAGTAAATGAGCCATTATAAAGGGAATATGAGAATCCATTAGAAGAGTGACTGAAGCCATCTCCAGCAGCATTTTTAATTTCAATTTCTGCCTTAAAAATATAACCTGTAGAACCAAGCATAGTATCTATATTATCATTCGCAAGCCTTTCAAGTGTTGTGAACGTTTGTTCAGCCTGCGATCCAGAACCGGAAGCAATATAGGTCCAATAGTTATTAAATAGCATATCTTTTGCCATGATCATAATATCTATCAATGTAGATTTACCAAATCCACGGGTGCACACTAACAAAACATTCGGACAGTTCCAGGCTCTCTGAATTACCCATGCTTGTGCATCAAGTAATTCTATATTAAAAAAATCATTTATAAATCTTACAGGATTGCATTGATAATATTTCTGAAGATTTGCAATTTTCATAAAACCTTCAAGTTTGCGTGAAGATAATGGGTAAACTCCAGGCTTTACAAAAATCTTATTTCCCTGTTCACAATAATTAAGCTTCGGAAGCTCTTGAATCAGATCCGGATTCATCATCACCAGTCACCTCCGTTTCTTCCTCTTCATCAGAGGAGAAGCAGGAGAATAGTTCATTCAAATCAACTAAATTATCCGGCTCTATTAAATTATGTTCTTCCATATAATCTTTAAGATCAATATTTTCACGTAATAAAATACGAGAAATTTCTTTGTAATTGTCCAAATCATCACGAAGCTTTGTTATCATTTCTCTTTGTTCTGCTAGCATATCAGAATATTCTGATTCATCCAGTCGGAGCTGCTTCAATATAGAAGCATTACTCATATCCATAACCTGACGCATACCACGACAAGTTCCGATATCGAATCCGTTTACTTCACCTTCACGCAAATTCATTTCTTTGATTTTACGTATTTTACCAGTCCAAGTATTTTCACCTTTTTTAGCATTTTTATTATTCTTTAAAGAAATACAACTTTCAGCAGCGAGATCCTTAATAATGGCAGTAAGATCTTTTTTACTCGCCTGTAGTGTTTTTATTGTAGCGGAATTTGTTCTAAGTTTTTGAACGTCAGACATATAAGTAGCAATAGCATTATCAATTTTTGATTGCTGTAAAAATGCTCTTACAATAGAAATAGCAGAAGCAGTACGCATCATATCGTCATTTGCGTCTTCACTAGAATCAAGCAACCCAATTAATTGAGAGTATAGAAATGGTTGATCAGACAATGCTTCTTGTTCAAATGGATCATATCCAATCAACCTAATTACATCAGCTTTATTCTTTTCAAAACCTTCATAATTATCCTGGGACTCCTTGCCTTTTATAACATCTGCAGGAGTCTTTTCATCTTCATATATAATTTTTTGTTTAAAAAAATCAGAATCCTTGAATTGTTTTCCAGAATATTGCTGCATTGCAATGGTTCTTATATATGTACTCCATGCATTTTGTTTTGCTCCTGGAATACCAGCATTTCTTTCAGCTGCTTGAACACTACTATTATAGACATTTTCTAAAAACGGTTTATTCAGATACTGCAGAGCAAGAATAATTGACTCTTTTGTCGGTTTATGTTCTTCTCCATTTTCATCTGTTCTTAATGCAATCTTTCTAGCGCATTCAGAACAAATAGCTGCATATCCAGACTTTACTAAAGGATCCGTATTTTTATAAAAATTTTCTCTATTTTTCTTTTTAGGTTTTCCGCACATATAACACCATGCGGTATCTTCTTTATATACTCGAATTTCTTCTTCGAGCGCCTCTATTTTTTTCTTCATCTGAGTCGGAGTCATTTTTACCGGCTCAATTTTCTTAGTTGTTGCCATAAACAACTCCTCCTTGTACTCATAATAAAAAAATGGGCGTAGTAGGATTCGAACCTACAAAAACCTGATCCTAAGTCAGGTGCGTCTGCCAGTTGCGCCATACGCCCAGAAAATAGGAGAGCAAGAACGCTCTCCTGAAATGTATAATATAAGCAGCAACGCCACTCATACTATTCTTTAAGTTCAGTAGCAATACCAGATTTAATTAAAAATCTCGTTTCTGCATCAAGCACTTTTTCAATAACTTCTTTATCAAATCCAGTATTCTCATGTATAAAATTTAATATTTCGTCGAACTCGACAAACTGTTCTTCATTATTTGTTTCCATAAATATTTTCCTTTACAATTTATAATGATGTTCATCTACAAGACCATTTCCTTGTTCAAATACAAACATAGAGGCTCCTGCATTTGACACCTTATTAATTGAATAGCTATACGGATTTACACCAATAATCGAACGTACAGAAATATATTCTGAATTAATCCCAACATCTCCAGTAGCCAAACTATGCCAATGACCTGAAATAATATAATCCAAAGGCACTTGATATGTTTTTGAAAAATCTTTCAAAGAATCACCTAGATTTTTTGTCTCAAAATGTCCTCCAAGAATTGTATATGTTGCAAGTTGTGCATATACAAGACCGGTTGGATTTTCTATAATTTCAACATTACGATTATCCTTCAAACGTTCTTTTATAAAAACTAATATGGATTTACTCATATCTTCATCTGGAAAAGCATTTTTAGGCTGTCCTACTAATCTCAGCTGATTGTGATTCGAACGTTTTACCATTTGAAATTTAATTCGAACATGATTACTTAATTCATTAAGCCATGTAGATAAAAAATCAGCATATAATATGGCAGAGTCAATAATTCCATATCTCAACTGCATAAGCTGAGAATTTGCACGAAGAATTCCATCTAAGTCATCGCCTAGTTCAAAAATATTTAAAACTTGAATATGATCTTTTTGAATTTGCTCAATAACTTTATTGTATAAATCCCACATACGATTCTTGAATATTTCCGGACTATATGCATTTAAAATATTTCCATATAAATCTTTAATCTCAAACTCAACTCCAAAATGAGCATCCGAAATTGTAAGAAGATATTCTTTATTCATATGTACTGGAGGAATGTACCCTGATACATTTAATGGCTGTAATTGATTAACAGCATTTACAATATGTTCGGCAATTAGTTCATCCCTAGAATACTCACGAATCCATTTATTAAATTCTTGCTTTTCAGTCTGTAATTTAATACGTTCTTTTTTTAAAGCTATCTCATCAGAAAATCGTCCTAATTGAATAGAAGAGGATGGGAATAAATCCCATCCTGCATCTATATATTCTAAAAGCAATTTAGACCCTTTACGAATTGTATCGCGGTGCTCTGGCTCTTTACCATGACTAGAACGAAAATCTGCAACATCTTGCCACTCAATAGATGTATCTATTTGTTTTTTCTTAATAAGATCAAGCTGTTCTTTTAGAAATTCGTTATTATCCATATAAAATACCTTAATCTAATTCATCAAGATTGATGATTTCCTCAGTCTTAGTAGTAGTAGACATGTCAAAAGGTTTATCACCATATGCCTTTTCAAAGATATCTAAAATATCAATGATTTCACCATCCATATCTACAAGTTGTTCGTCTACCATATGAAGACCTTTGAGTTTACCATCATATTTAACAGTTTTTTTTAATTCCATGTTATTTTCTCCTTATTCTCCTTGACATATTGAACGTATAATAGTAAAATGATATTTGTGAAAGTTTAAATTAATATTCAGTATTAAAGAATATCTGATAAATCACAATCAATACCAATAATCTTATCTACAATTCCTTTTTCTTTTGCTTCATCTGGGAACATATAATATTCACGATCCTTGATTTCCTCAAGATATTCTGCAGTCATATTTGTATGTTCTACCATAAAATCATTCAGATGTTGCTCTAATTTATCATAAAATTTCTGAATATCTTTACCTTTATTAGATGAACTTACATATCCAGTCTGTCCATCATGATAAAGAACTACTGTATTTGGGAAGCAGTAACGTTTATGTCCTGCGGCCAGAATATAACATGCCATAGAAGCACATTTGGCAAATCCCACTGTAATAATTGGAGTAACAGACGTCTTAATAGAGCTTAAAACCTGGTACCCGGAAATAACATCACCACCATCTGAATTGAGATAGAGATAAATTGGTTTCCTACATGATGCCGGAAGTGCCTTATCCTCTTTATTCCATTTCATGATCATTAAACATATATTTTCAATAACATTGTCATCAATAGTTTCGTTGACAATAATTTTTCTTTCTTTTAAATGCTCCTTGATAGTGCTCTGATAGAGACTATCGTCTTCTAAAATGTCTAAAAATTCCATATTCCTTGTTCTCCTATAAATAAATAACCATATCTTTTGATGAAGCAACCACTTTAAATGATTTGTTTTCTTTAGATATGGCTTCTTTTAAGTCTTCCTTTATACTGTTTTTCGCGACAACAGATCCGTGAACTAAAACTAATTTTTCTGTATTTATCTTCGATCCAAATTCAATTAGTTCATTTCTATTGGCATGACTTGAAAATGTACCTAAAGAAATACAGTCAGCTTTATTTTCAACCTTATCGCCACTTATTTTTATAAATTTATTTTCCTTATAATTTTTAATTCGATATGATAAATAAGAATTGTCTGCTCCCGTATATCCACTAAAAATCACCATGCTTTTTTCATCATTCAAATATTCATGTAAATAAGAAAGGATCCTGCCGTTTGTACAGAATCCAGAACTACTTAATATAATTTTTGGTGAATGATTTTTTACACATGCTAAGGAATCTTCTTTTTCTTTTATAAACTTCACATTCTCCCAATTGCATACACTATTCCATAATTTCAAATCGTCTTCAGATAGAAGAGTCGTATATAGATCACAAATATCACATGATAATATTGAATCAACTACAATGTCATATTTGAAATTTATATCATCATGAAAAATGTTATATAAATTGGTAAGAATTTCTTGTGTACGGCTGAAACTAAAACATGGCATGATTACTGTTCCTCCACGTTCTGTAACCGTATCAACTGCTGCTTTTAAATGTTCTAAATCAAATTTTCTTGTCTTTTTATTAATTCTGCCTGGTTCTCCATATGTACATTCCATAATGGATACTTTATTAAAAACATTTGGAATTTCAGTATTTGGAACGTAATGATTTTTTGTATTCAGGGATCCAATGTCAGAAGTGTATAATATAGAATTTGATACACCATTTTTATCTTTAAGAATTAATTGAAGCTGTCTAGCTCCGAGACAATGGCTATTTTCAAACCATTTAAAAGAAACTATTTCATCAAGAACATATAATTCATGTACATTATCATATTCATATATATAATTTAAAGTCGTAGCTACATCCTCTTCTGTGTAAATAGGAGAGTAGTTACGTTTATATTTAAATGATAAAGCATTTGCTTCACTCAACAATATAAAAGCACAATTATATAATAATGGTTTCATTAATTGAGCAGTTGCATGTGAAGCGATAATTTTTCCATTAAAACCTTCTTTTATTAACCTTGGAAGTAAACCAATATGATCAACATGTGTATGTCCTACAAAAACATAGTCGATCTCTGAAGGTTTAAATGGAAATTTCTGAGAATTGATATTATATGAATCCAGATAATTATTGTTTTGAAATAATCCGCATTCAAGTAATATTTTTTTTCCATTATATTTTATATAAGTGCAGCTACCTGTAACATCGTCAGCATTTTGACCTATAAAGTAAATGCCATCTTCTTTTTTCTTCCTGCCTATGTCAAACACCAACTTTCAAATTATTTTACTGCTTAAAATCGAAAATCTTTATCTCTCGGTTTTACAGTAAGAAAATCGGTCTGATTGATTGATTCTCTGTATCTGTTTAACATCTCGACACTACGAACATGCTCTACAAGAAAATAGCTTTTTGCTTTACTTTTATGGTGCTTATTACGTACACGCACATCAAAAGCTCTTCCATGATTACGTAAGTATTCTGCTTCTTTTTGACTGATATTAACCAATTAAGTTTCCTCACTTTTATTTATTTGTAGACTCAAAGGCTCATTATCTGTTGCAATCAGAGACAAAAACCTTTAATAAACCCAATCAAAGTGCAAGCACTTTCTATGGTAAAACTTATCTACTTGTTTTATGGAATTTTGATTTAATTTGTCAACCTCATGGGAGAAGAAGGACTCGAACCTTCGATGTTTCTTTGTGGGGGATTTACAGTCCCTTGCCTTCGCCGCTAGGCTACTCTCCCTTGTGTTAAGATGGGCAGCTACCCTTATCGAATATATAACCATAAGTAGAGGTCATATATTCTGTTGGAACCTTAACTTTCCATATAATTTTCGGTAAAATTATTAAAAAACTTAGCCGCGTCTCGTCCTGACTAAATCCCGCCAGATTTTTTCGCTACAAGGTATCTGGAACTTACCTAACACGCCCCCAAAGACTTGAACTCTGACTAACCGGGTTGGAGCCGGTTGTACTACCAATTATACGAAAGGCGCAAATAAAGGTGACTAATGGGATTCGAACCCATATAAGGCGGAACCACAATCCGCTGCATTGCCAAGTCTGCCATAGTCACAGTATCCTAACAATGATTCGAACATTGAACTTCTAAATATAAAGTTAGATATTTTACCAGTTAAACTATAAGGATAAAAACCGCTAAGATGCTTTAGCGGAATATTTTTCATTGTAATTATGTCTAAAATTTCTAGCAGAATTTTTATTTTTTGATTTATATGTATCTAATTGACTGTCGCAATTAGGACAAATTAATCTCATATTGGATCTATCATTATTTGCTGCGTTACCATCAATATGATCTAAAATAAAATTAATTTTTTTACCATTCCATATATCGTCCATATTACAAATTGCGCATTTTCCATTCTGCTCATCATATATATATTTTCTTATACACCCACGTATCGTAGAAGAAATCGAATATCCGGTATCTCCTGTTTGTAACCATTTGTCAATTTGTTCTTTATCTTGTTTTTCTTTCAAACATTTTGGACACATACCCGATTTGTTGTAATAAGATATTTGAGTGTCACATCCCGTACAAGTCCTGCTACTTTTATTGGGCTTATATATAATTTTAGGGTTCTGAGATAATTTTGGTAATGAATTGATATCTATACCAATCGAACTAAGTCTGTTAATTACAGATGTATAAGAAGATGTTAGTTCTGTTTTATATCCTAACTTTTTCGAAAATTCAAGTAAATTGGAGGAACTTGTATACAATTCAATAATTTCTTTATCAGTAAAGTTATCAATCAAACACTTCTTCCCCATATGTTTAAAATTTTCTGGATTTCCTTTAGGATTTCTAACAATATTTTTATTGTTGTATGAAGCAGCACAACTAGAATTACAAAATATCTTCTTCTTAACCTGTGATAGTTTAGAAGAATCAGTACATAGAATAGGCTTATTACATTGTTTACAATAATGTGGATTTTGATTATATTCATTTATATTTTTCATTTATATCACCTCGTATTTTAGAGGCAGAGACAAGGAATATCCTTATAATTCTCTTTATCAATTTAACTAATCGACCACAATTAAATGAATAAACGACAACGGTAGGTCTCGATCCCACATACCCTTTCGGATTCACTGATTTCAAGTCAGGAGCATTTGCCAATTCTGCCACGTTGCCTTAAATATCTGTCTTTCCAGATTGTCAGACCGGGTACCAGTCAATAAAAAATAAAAGGCAGGAGAGTAATCCTGCCTTTCAACCGGAATCAATCCGGTTATCTTTATATTCATGATATGCTACAATCACATAACCAAGAGTTACATGGTAGGATTTTCACCTACGAATTCCCACAGGAGGTGGGCTGTAATCTACATATCTTGTAACGCAAAGCAGAGTAATCGAAACTCAATCCTGTCGGATCACATGACTTAGCAGGTCAGTTCCACACCTAGTGAATTTACTTTGCAAATGGACGGCTCCACGGAGAGTTGAACTCCGGACTCCTGCGTGACAGGCAGGTGTTATAAACCGCTTAACTATAGAGCCAAAATAGGAGGGGAGAGAAGGACTATACAATCCTTCTCATAAACAAAATGCGTAACCAAACAAATCAAAAGAAAGTATAATACTTTCAAATACTACTTCTGGGACTCGAACCCAGACTCCATTATTGGAAGCAGATCTTAAGTCTGCTGCGCCTGCCAATTACGCCAAAGTAGCAAAAAATGTCCAGTACGGGATTTGAACCCATGTTACCGCCTTGAAAGGGCAGTGTCCTATACCGCTAGACTAACCGGACATATTCATCTGGGAAGCAGAGGTGCTGCCCCTCTTTTTATTTTATTACTTACTAAAACACAATTATCCGCGGCTCGTGTTCTTTCAGACCTATTCAAAAAATGCCGCATTTCTATCATAAGTAGCCTCGTATTGGCACTTCCCATATATTTAAGCTGGAAAAGCAGGAGTTGAACCTACATTTGATTCGCGAGATCATGTTTTGCCAGTTAAACTATTTTCCAATATTTTTTATTTATGCTGAGATTACACATAAATATAGAAGCTCTTTCGAAACATTATGGTTTCTTTTCTTATCCACTATACGCCGCTTCGCGCACATATAGTAAGCTTCAACAACCGCCTTGTTTAAGAGTGGCACTTCTCTTTAGCCGCATAACTACTCTGTTGTCATCATTCCATTGACGCTGCCGCGCCACAAAGTTCCGCTAAGAACACTGTGCAGAATCGGACAAACATATCAGAGTCTTGCGAGACTCATCAATGACCATATTGCATAAAATATACTATGGTATTAGGCTGCTTTCGTTATGCAGAGGTGTAGACTTTCGCTGTATAATATAATATCCCACTTGTAGTTTCTATTAAATCTTTTAACCTTTTAAAATTCAATAAGTATAAGTAATTATTATCTGAAAAGTCTTCTCTACTGAAGATGTGCTACACCAGACGCTCCGATCCCTTTTGAGGATAAGAATACATCACACCTTCATATCGTTCGGTTATTATCCCTACTAAATGTCCATACAAGCTAATTTGGCACATACCAATTCACTTATACAAATGGCTATCACCTTTGCTTAATAAATGCTCAGATTAAATAACCTCCTGATTCACCATCATATCTTCACAGTTTGCATGAACTATCCAGTTTGCGGCCGGAAAGTGTTCCTCAGCAGTCGCCCTTGGACCACCTTATCGTTCCCTGTTTCATGATACTATTTCCGCATAGGATTTAATCTTTTCATTTACCTATACGAAACGAGACCTTTTGAGTCTCTGGCATGTCAGTTTTGCTTAGATTGACTGCAATATAATTGCTTATACCGCAGCGACAGTGTGTAAATCTGCCTTTATACGCCTCACAGCGCACTATCGGAGCCAAGCCTCCATAATGTAATTAATTAAACAGAAAGGGTTGGCATATACATTTGTATATGACAAATAGCGGGAGATGGATTCGAACCATCGTCTCTAGGGTATGAACCTAGCAAGGATCCACTCCTCTATCCCGCAGTTGGAATGACACGATTTGAACGTGCGATGTCCTGGTCCCAAACCAGGCGGATTGCCAAACTATCCTACATTCCAATATAGAGCCTGTATTTCTACAGGCTCAAAGTATTATTTACGCATTAACAGCGTCTTTAATTGCCTTACCAAATTTGCATTTTACTGCGTTCTTTGCATCGACCTCAACAGATTCACCTGTTCTTGGGTTACGTGCAATACGTGCATCCTTATGTACAACAGAAAGAGTAACACCATCCATCAGTTTTACCTCGTCGCCTTCAACCAGCGCACCATATGTTACATCCTGCACAGCTTCCATAATTACTTTAATATCTTTCTGTGTATTATTTGTTGCTTCTGCAACAGCCTTAATTAATTCAACTTTATTCATTGTTAGTTCTCCTTTTTCTCATAAAAATAATAGTTATATAAAGCAAAAGCAGTGTACTGACCAGCACACTGCCTTGAATTATCAATATTTAATTTTCAATTATTCGCTGAAAATGTTTGATGCAATTTCAGCTCCAAGATCGTCTAAAGTACAGAAGGAATTGATATATGATACCATTTCATTGCCGTCTTTATCTTCGCGCTTGATTTCAATTCCTTTACATTCAGGATTTTTACAAGCCATAACATTACCATGTATATATGTCATTGGGGTGCCACATGCTTTACACTTATGTTTACTAAGAAATCTTTCCTGCTGTTCTTTTAATTTCTTCTTATCAGAAGTTTTCTTTGTCACGGGCTTCATTCCCCATGCAGTTCTCATTTCTTCAAGTGATGTAAAGTGTTCTGTTGTCCCTTTGGACATTCTATAATTACTCATGATCTTTCTCCTTGTAGTCAAATATATTTGATTTTTTTAGCCGTGTATTTAACGCCCACGGCAGGCTACTACACAAAAAAATTCGAATCCCATATTTAAACACGCATTGGAGACAGCGCGGAGAGTTTCACTTTTCTTCAAACAGCTGTCTGCATACATGTACCCATATCCTGCGCAAAATATGTGCCTGAAGATGCAACGAAGCGAAAAGTTATTCCCCTCATATACCGGACGAATTTGCATTTACGATTTTTGTTATTTTTAAAGGGTTTTACGCCGATTTTTTTTCAGACAGCGTGCATTTTTTTATAAAGTTCTGTAAAAAAGCCTCTTTATCCATATTATATAGGAGATTTAAAAGGTTCCTTGTGTATCTGGTATAATCTTTTTTGTTCCCCATCTTGCTTGTATTAAGAGCGATTTCAATCAATCTATTAATAGTTTTTGGATTTCTAATTTTCATTTTCCGTAATTCTAATAAAATTTGATCAAATCTTTCTGTATATGCCATAATTTCATCATCAGACATATTATCTTTACTTAAACATTCAAGTTCTTTTGCATAATCAAGTATTTTACTAATTTGACGACGATTAGCCTGTTGCTTTTTTATTTTTACAACAAAATTCTCTGTAGGAATAGTATTAGTAGAATGCGTTGGTTTAATTTCGTTCATCACAATCTGCAGACTGTTCATTGGACATATATAATAGGAAGAAATTCTTCCAGAAAGCTTTTCTTTCTGCTGATTTACCAATTCACGCTCAATTTCTTTACCATTTTTCGTATACTGGATTTTTCTTGTAAATCGCATAAATTCTGGAAAATCTCGACGCACTTGTTTCTTATTACCAAGCTCGTCCTTAACTTCTTCGAACTGCTGCATACACGGCAACTTCTTGATTCGTTTGATTTCTTCAATAGCGTCTACTTCGTATTCACGCTTGCATCCATCAATAATAACCTGGGCTAATACAGATAAAATCACGAAATTATCGTATAATTCTCGGCTAGGATTGGTCCAATAGTAAGTCATTGCAAGCTGCGCCAAGTTACTAGATTCACCAATTCCGATACGAGATTTAGCAAATTTATTATCCATACGAGCATATTCTTTCAATGTGTTCTGATATGTTAGTCCACTTTCTTTTAATTTGTTTACAATAGTAGGATACTGCTCATATGCAGCTTTAGCACTCTTAACCATTACTTCATTATTAGTAACGAAGAAGAAATCAGAATCAAAATCACATCCATTTGCACGATCCTGAATATCTGTATGAATACAGTTAACAGCCATAATATTGTCACTAAATACAAAATATCGCTGCATTTCGTCACTGTACATATTATGTAAGTAACAAATATTATTGGGGCTATTATGTGGATTTCTGATTCCACACAGATATTCACCATCCTGAAAACGTTTGGTATAACATTGAATTGTTCCTGGTTCAATATTAAGAGTAGGATCTGATTCCGGATCCATTCCTACAGATTTGAGTAGAAGAGCATATGGATTTCCAAATATTGTAAGATTATCTCCATCAATTGTAATTTTTCCGGTTCTAAGCCTTGTCACATATTGATTGATAATTTTACGTTTCTCTAATCGGAACCATGTACTATTTCCAAAATCCTCATTCCAATCATATAAATCTGCCAACATTTCATAATGATTAATTATCGTAGCATTCTTCCTGAGATATTGAACATAAAGACTGTTATCATCTTTCATACCTTCTACATAATCTACGCTGGTTCTTGCTAGTTTTCGGACATCATCGGTAGAGCATGGAGATGGAATCTCAATATTATAGGAAGGAAGAGTATTAACCATCTGATAACTCATCTGCTGTACGCTGCCTAATTTACTTGGATGATCAGTTTTTACTATCCCCCAGTAAGAACCAGTCTCATTGACACGATCACACCAATACTGATAAGCTTCTGCAGGTGTATTACCCATCAGATTCATGAATTTCTTCCATTTAATAGCATTATCAGTTGTAATCATGCGAATATCCTTGAGCTTATGCCAAACTCCGAACATATCCTGTACTTCATAAGTTTCATAATCATGTCCAGTTTTTTCACACCAATCCTTAAAAAATAACTGAATATGAGTACGAATTCCACATGCCTTAAAGAAATGCTGCCTTAAAAGAGCCATTCCGTTAACCCATTCTGGTAAAATATCAGACTCAATCAGCATTTCACCATCCCAGAGAGTATTTTTAACCTCTGTTTCTTCATCATGCACGACACATTTCTTTTTGGTAACATTAACGCGCTTATACCGCTTGGTGTATTTTGGTGTTACTCCATCTTTTAAGAATTTACCTTCACGAATAGCCCTTTGCTTTGCGATTTCTGTAGCAGTTTCATCCAGAACTTTCTCCTGAACTACATAATCCTCAGCTTTCACGATCTTGGCTATTGTCTTGTAGAAACTATCCGTATCTTTAATAATAAGAATGGCTTCTACAGGACAATAGAACTTTCCGACTATCGTGCTGGTTGTGAGAGGAGCGTAAGCCGACATTTCAACTATCTTAGCATTATCCATCGGCATTTTATCTCCGAGTCCCATTGTTAACCAATTATATGCTTTTTTATATAGTTTTGAATTAATAAACATTACTTGTCCAATTTTTGCTTTGGAAGAGTTTCGGTATAGCATCCTGTAATTAATAATTTGTTTATTATCTTCATTTTTCTTCGCAAACGGGTTTGTATACTCAACATTTACACCGTTTTCATAAAACAGTTCTCGGATCTCATCCTTAGAAAGCTTCATATAATTGTCTTTATTATCAATCACATTTCGAAATATTGCTCTAATACGTTCCTTGGATTCCTCAGATAAAGATTTATCATGTTCAAATGGTCCAAACTGCTTTAGCAAGTGATCCATTTCTTCTTCATAACTACGACTTCCAAAATCAAAATCAAGACAAATAATGTCTCGTGTACTGGTATCATTCCAAACATTAAGTCCATTCTGTATAATATAATCACTGAATAGACTATTACTGAACATTGCTTCAGTATAATCGTACCGGTTCCTGACTCCCTGGTTATATCCAAAGAGTGTCCCGGCTTTTATATTTTTTATTTTTAATCCAAATTCAGACAAATAGTATACCTCCTTTAAATAGCAGTAAGGTTAAGATTCCGCATATTATCAAATCTATGTATGAGATCTCCAGACTGACTATATATACCTACACTTGTAAGCCCATCAATTCTTGAATCTACATGAGTAACAGTATGATATGCTTTCTTACGTTTGTTCTTTTTATGAATTTTATTATATTGTCTTCTCAGTTCATCATATTCTTGCTGCAACTTCGTTTTCATCATATAATTTTTACAATTTAATATAGCTTTCTTTATATTTGAGATCTGACGTTTCAGCAAGGTTTCATCTTCATTCATTGTTTTTTTATATTGCTTATTGTATCGTTCCGTATAATAATTCCTTAGAGCAGGAGAGAATAACTTCATGAGATCTGCCCACTTTATCAGTTCAATTTCTTCAATACTCGCAGATTTAGCATAATCTATAATATCCTTGTCAAATTCTAAAGTAAGAATGAATGTTTCATATTTTAAAGTACTTTTAAACATACGAAATTCAATAGTATCCTTATGCTGTAAATTCAATGCAGCACGTTTACCGTGATCTTTATACTTTCCATATAACTCAACGAGTGAATTTTCTTCTTTTTTACTACCGACAAACTCACTGTATTCATTGTCTCGCCTTGCAATCACGCAAATTTCATCATTGAATTTCTCAAGAATATACAGAATCTTAGATATAACTAACTCTTGTGATATTCTTGATTTCCCTAAATAGCTACGATTCGCATGAATATGTAATCCGGCAGTTTCACAATCATGACCTTTATATCCTTCTTTATTAAGATATTCGAACATTTCACGGTAGTTCATTTTGTTCTTATGAAATTCCAAACTGCATGGCATAGTGTCAAATTCAATCTGTACAGTACTATCATGTGTACTGTAAATAAGATTTTCTTCATCACTATCAGATCCATTCATAATCTGAATACATTTTTTTACTGTGGAATTTTTATCATTATCAGAAGAGATATTATTATTTCCACCTACTTCAATCTCTGCTCCGAGCAGGAGAGTAGTATCTTCTGATTCTCCATGCATAAAATGTTTTATGTATTTTGGGACATAATTAAATTGATGAATGTAAGTTTTGGATCGGCTTGAGACAAAACTACGAAAGTATCCTCTCTCAAATTCATAACTATTAGAAGATGCCCTTACATTATCTATGAATCTATTAAAATTGTTAATATTGTTAATATTAAGTTCCTCTTCAAAAGTAGATGTTACTTCAGACCTACGACCTCTTTGCGTGGTGGATGGTACAAAACTTTGGTGAAAAGACACAACATCAATTATAATCCCATTGCAGTCGCATACACATGCTTTATTACAAGTAGTATCGTATAAAATTCTGTCATGAATATAATTGCCATCTCTACTTTGTTCCGCCAATACACTATTAAGTAATTCAAAATCATTCCGGCCATATTCATGTCTATTAATATTTTCGAGTTTTGTTATTATTTGACGTCTACATGAGTCTGTATTACATTCATTATAGATACTGCTATGTAATTTTAATGCATCATTAATAATTTCAGCGTAATCATGAGGAAGATAATATGTATTACATTCATTATCAACAATATAACAGGCATCACCTCTATATCCTAAATGAGTATAAGTAATAATTTTCTCATTTACTGAATATGGATAATGTAAATTTAAATCGAATGTTTGCCATCTATTTTTAAATCTTATGATTGGTAAATAACTCATATTTTTAATAGGTAAGAGCACCGGCAGGCACTCTTACCATTCCCTCCTTATCTTAAAGTACACGTTTCCAATATTCTTCGTCTTCATATTCTTCATCAGTCATACGTAATAAATGCATTTCCTGCATAAGCTGTGTAAAATCAGATTCGAAAAGTTTTACTGCCAGGTCATATAATTCATCAAGCATATTAAGTACTTTTTCAATAAAATCAAGAATAGAATAGCATTTTCTATGTCCTGGTTCTGCATTGTAATTTTTCATGCGGATCTTAACATTTTTATGATAAATCTCATCAAATCTTGCATATAAGTAAGACCATCGACTCTGGGCCAGCTCTGGTGATCTTCGTCTCATTACTCTGTTCAGCATCATACGTTTTGTTGGAGCCGGTACATTTCTGGAGATAGCATTAATAATGTCCTGTTTATCATCTACGGCCTGTGTCAGGAGTCCACAACGACCATTCAGAATAGCAATTTCTTTCTCCTTCTCATTAATAATGTTCTGAGCTGCAATCAGTCCTCGTGCAACAATCTCTGCCGGAGTCATATTTTCCTGGTTGCGGATGTAAGCGCCGTTCTTACGGATGGATTTCAGAATTTCTTTGACTTTCTTCTTGAATGACTTAGCAATCGGTTTTCTGGATTGCATGAGAACTTCATAAAGCCCATCTTCAGTAAGGAACCATGATTTTTGTACTCCGCCGGGGGTACAAACATTGTTTGTGACCTTCTCATCAGGGTCTACATTTCTCATCATCGTTGAAACATCTGAATGTTCAATCCATTCAGCTACATCTTTAGCAAGGAAGAGTGGATTATCGATTGTTCCGAATATTCTGAAATGTTTTCCTAATACTTCCTGCTCATTAATTACTGTAAGAGTAGTATCATCATTTGCTGTTGTAGATACAGATTTCAGATTCATTCCACTGTGTTCATTTACAAAACCGCAAATGTTACTTGCGTCATCCACCGGAGTATTCATCCCTGGGATAGGATCCATTCCAAGTGCTGTTCTCATTGTTGGGTCTGTGAGAACTTCTTCTGGTACGTCTTCAAATTTGGAATCTGGTTTTGTGTTTGTTGTATAAGTGCTCATTTTGTTTGTCTCCTTTATTGTTTAATTAAATTTGTTATCATCATTTTGATCATATTTAATTTCTTCATCATCATATTCATCAGTATCAGATGCAGCACATAAAGCCCAACATCCAATACCGGTTAATACAAATAAAAGAATACATATAAGTATTACCATGATTTATCCCCCTATTGTGGTATATCACATATTGAAATTTCTTTTTCTCCTATAATATTGAAGAAATCAGGTTCATTATGAGTTTCTTCCAGCCAAGTTTTAATTACCCCCGTCAAACGTTCGGAAAGATCAGCCAGTTGTTCGGTAGTGTAAGCTGTTCTACTATCTAGCCAGTCATCTACAAGATCACCAACGTTTGCCTCTGCTTCCTCCCAGACAACCTCAAGAACTCTTTCTGCATCAACAGAGATTTCATATGGTCTAAGTTCCTGAATTGTAATTGATTTGATTTTTACATTTTCTTCTGCAAAGTAGTCTTGAGCATCTGCAATGCATTCTTCTATGGAGTCAAATGCTGTAGCAGAAGTGTAATCACTGTCACGTTCTAATTGCCAAGCATATTTTTTATCTTTATGTTCTTTGCTCTGCATAATTTAATTATTTCCGTCCTTTCGAGAAGTAGTGTTGTTTGGATCATCCGGATACAGATATCTTTCTATATAATCGCGACCTTCACCTATGAATCGTGGAATATCGAAGTCATGAGACCATGTATCTGCTGTAATTTGTTTACCATTTAATAAGAAAGAACTATGAGCAGATCTGATGATACAGGTACCGCGCTGTTTGTAAATTTTAAGTTTGTTCCAGTCAATATCTTTTTGCTGAATAAGCATTTCTATGATTTCTTGATTACATTTACCATTTAGTTCGGTCTGAGAAAAATGTGCTTGACCAACCATTTGAATAGAGTTACGAATTGCATCCTGCTGTCTCCAGTTAAAGTAATTTGTGACTTCTTCTCGTGGGAGATTGAACACACATGCAGCAAATTCTGCTCCTTTGAGTAATGCACGATCATAGCTGTGGTTTGGAGAATAATATCTTCTGCCGATAATTTTTACTAATTCTTTAAATTTTTGATTGAAATAATTAGTGGCCATAGATGCTGCTATAGAAGCAAGTTTCTGGACCCGGTTATCAAACCATGGTGAAGTTTCAAGTTTCTCATAATCAATAAGAAGAAGATTAATTTCATCTGATTGAGTATAAGCCAGGACACAGCCCTGGATATTTCTACAGAGGTATTCTGCAGTATAGCGCATAGCAGCCATAAGTACCTGATCAAATGGTTTTTTGAACCCCCTGGTAAAAGTATGGAATGCACGACCATCGATTTGGATGATCACTGGGGTGCGAGGGATTAGATGAGCATCTGTAATTGATTTGTAGGATCTCATTCTGAGATCGTATTCTGTTTGATGTGACATTTTGGTTTGTCCTCCTGTTATTGCTAAGGTTTACGAGTTATTGATGTGTTATTTAATGTTATTGAATGATCAAAACAAGTTATGGATATTTGGATTTTGTAGATTTTCTTTACATACTGAGTTAATTTAGCTTGTTTTGATAATGAGATAATAGCACAGGAAGATGGATTTGTCAAGAAAAGAAGCTAAATTAACTGAAATATTTGAGATTATGCGATTGAAAATATGGACGGTAGATGGGGGTTGGAGGGTAGTGTAAGGTGAGATTTGGGGGAGTGTGGAACAATATGGGCGGTGATTATAGGAGTTTGGCGATGTGGGGAGCGTTACATTTTAATAGGAAGAGAGGGCGTATTTTTCAAGCCAGTGTGGAAGTTAACCGGCTTAGGTCTTTCTGGGTAATTTTAGCCCATTTTGGCGTTAAAAGTACCCCCTTTTTGAGTAATTCCAATTACTGCTAATTTTATGCATAATATAGCTAATTTTATGCATATATACATGTTTTATGCACGAATTATGTATTTATATGAATAAATATTCTATAACTTTTTTTATACATTTTCATTTTTAGACAAATGATTTTGGTATTATATAGTTGTCCGAAGGGACGGTAAACACTTGAGCGGTTCAATTGAATATCGCGAACATGCAAATACATGTGATATGTCCAATGCCCATGTGGGGCGCATATCATAAGTAAAAGCATTTTCAAAGTATTCCGTAGTATCGCAATTAGGACGCTGATTTTTCAGCAGTCCATCCCCCTTTATCATACAGGGCTAAAGTGTGGTTCGTGACAGTCGCTGTCAAGAAATGAAAATGCGACAGGGAATAACAACCCTATATCAATGTTACCATTTGTCGAAAAGGCGTTCCCATGGAAATTTCTATGTGAATGCGATATGTTCAATCTTAAGTGACGGACGGACAGACGGCTTGCGCTAACATAGGCAAGAAAAAAGTTTTGAAAGTCGCTGAAAAGCATGGTAGGCAATAACCCTAACAAGGGGGCGCGGAAAAGCGTTAAAGTACCGTAGGTGGGCGGTATATACGAATGAATAAAGTAGTAGTTCGGTCATATGAAAAAGGATGACAGCACGTAGCCGGCTAAATAGGTACGAACCGGTTTCAAAGTACCGAAGTAGGCACATGGGAAAAAGCGTAACAGTTCCAACGTGACGCAGACTCCCGTAAAAGTGGTATATCGGATTCCTGTCCGGCATATTGAATACCGTGTTATGCACGATATTCCCTATTATAAAATCAGGTAAAAAGAATATCAGCAGGCGTGTTAGTAACGCCATAGGCGCGAAAACAGTCACACTAAAATACGAAAATGAGAGGTATAATATTATGTTAAAATCAGAAAATATCGTTATCAGAGTTAGCAACCAGAAACCAGAAACAATGGATAAAATTAGCAATTTTGTTCACTATCTCTGTTGGTCTAATGAACTCGAAGCATTGTCATCAACGTTTTCCAAAATGCGCTCATTGATTGAATGCACGTTCCCAACTGAAAACGTTGACGAAATTAACGACCTTAGCAAGCTGATTTTGGTTGACGGTCTGGACGTTCAAAAGTTCATTGATACCAGAGACCAACTGAAAAGCGTAAAGGCTATACTTGCAAATCTTGACAGCGTAGGCGCTAATAAGGTCACTTACAATGACTTAAACAGCACTGACAAAATTTTTCTGACTTTACAGGCTCATACTGCTGTAAAGTCAATTAAACTTGACAAATCAATTCTTGTCAAGGATGATGGCACAAATTACGACTTTTCTCCATTAATCAGTAAATGGGTTGAGTCTGGACAGGGTTTATCAAATATTAAAAAGTCACTTTCAAAAGTGTTTTCTAATATTGTGGGAAATGACGGTGAATTATTCTATCCAGTAAAAGTCAAGGGTGGAGATATTCCCGACAGTGATGTGCGTCAATTCTTCGGCGCATTTACTGGTAATGCTGGACGTTCCGGAAAAGACAAAAAAGGGCAGTACACGTGGGTAAAAGACTATTCTGAAAAGAAAGTCTTGACCGCCCTGACAGACTTGTTTACGGTTGTATTTGAGTCCGGTAATTGTCAGACTATTAAACCAGAAAAACCGACAGCAGAAAAATAAAATAAGAAAAGAGGGTTTACACCCTCTTTTTTTATTGCAAAAAAATAAAATCAGAGGAGTAAATCATGGGTAAAAAAGGTATCAAAATCTATACAAAAGTAGCAGCTAAATATAATACTTTATTTGAGGGATATCCTGTCAAAAAGGGTGCGATTTATGGACGCGCTTTAGTTCCGTATATCGACGACTTAGGATACACAAACGATTATGTTTTCTTTGTATGTGACGCGCCTAAAACATTGAAAACAGGAATGTTATACATTCATGTTATGAAACGTGAATGGAATAACAACGCTATATGTGCCGTAAAACGTATCACATGGCACGACGTAAAAGTAGGGGTTAATCATCCTATTTATATCGCGGTACGCGAAAAATGCGCTGAAATAGGTGGTTATCCTAAAGTAACAACCTTTACAGACCCGCGTAAAGAGGCTGTAAAAGTGGCTGAAATGTACAGTCAAGTAGCGCATTCAGCTTGTAAAGTGCGTAAAGCACAAGAGCCACAGGCTCGTTGCTACAAACAGTCAATGGTTGACGGTAAAGGTTACTCTATTGACTGGGAAGCTGAGATTCAGGCAATGCCCGAAGAGGGATACAATGGTTTGCCTGTGCAGTATCCGAACGGCAAAAAAGCCGCTAGTTTTACATCTTTTGAGGGTGTAACTGATACTGAACAAGCCATGAGAAGAGACGGCATGAAAGTCAATCAAACTAAAATCCGTCCAGAGAAAGAAAAGAATACCAAAAAAATAGTGATTAAAATTAATGGTATAACCATTGATTGTTAATTCATCCAGTGATATGATAAGGAGGTGATGCATTGGAGGTGAATTAATATAAATAATAATGTTGAATTTAAAGACTGGTCTGTAAACAGGCGCGCAAGAGCATTAGACCATATGGACCAGTACATTAGGAAGATTGTCAATGTTGATGGACCAGACTATTTTTTCTGGGAAAATCATGGTATTGGCAATAAGTCTGATGAAGAGGTGTTAAAGATTGCGGCAGACGATACAGCTTTTATCAATGCGTTGTTTGCGTTCTATTTAACAACCGCTTCAGATAGTGATGTATGCACTATCAAAAAAGAGCGCTTCTAGTCATAGTGCGCCATTACAACTAAATAATAATAACAATCTTAAGAGAGTATTCATGTACTCTCTTTTTTATTGCAAAAATAACAGGAGGAACAACAATGTTATCACGCATAATATCAAATCCACCAATCCATCCCAAATATCAGATCTGTCTCATCACACCAGCGGGCAGATCCGGTACAATCTTACGTCACCTATATACATCACCACGTACAGGTGCGACATATTTCAGTCGCCATCATGCTAATAACTACACACATGAACAGGCGACAGCAGTATTACAAAATCTGCCGTATCCAGACGCGTTCATCCAGTCTGAATACGACTGTCATTACCGTGAGACAGACGAACGCGGTAACATCAAAGATTACATGTGTGCATAACAGCACATAAGTAATAAGTAACTAATTAACCATTAAACTTGCTATCCCTTATTCCTGTGAGGAGCAGACTTTTTCCTATCGGAAATTGCAAGGTCGAACCTTGATAAGGGATTTTTCTATGCCCTTCTATAATGCCTATGAAGCGTATAGATTTCACCAAGAGAAATAAATTGGTTATGCCTAATCCAAAAGGCAAGAGGGAGAAAATCATGACAGAAATTAAAACAAATGAAACAATTAATGTTTTTCCATGTACATACATACTTATCAGTCGAGCAATTCGTCCTCTCGATCATGAAACTATAACAAAAATATGTCAACAGGATGAAGACTTCCAAAAACGTGTTTTAGATCTCCTTATCAACATATGTGGGTCTAGTGTATATACAGACATTGAATTTCAAGACTGGTCAGAATATGAACCTGATAAATCCTCTAATGGTGGTTGTTATAGATTCAGTAAACATTACTACTACAATAAAGATTCAGATTTATGGGAACTACAATACGAAACATCCGCAGATATGGAGTATTGTCCTATATGTGGACACTTTGGAAATCATGAAGAATATGATGACGATACATTTATCGGTTATTCTTGTGGTAGTGCAAAAATAATCTCATCTACAAAAATGATTCAAACCGTAATTAGTTTTATGCTTAATTACAAAGATGATACTGATCATATTATGTTGGTTAGATAAAACAAGGAGGAATTAATCATGAAAAATAATACAATTAAATCATTCGATCATTTTGTATCTCATAACTTTTTCGGATACAGCGCTCATACGCTTTATCAGGAACTCTGCCATTCATATCCGGCAGAAGTAGCATCCCAGTGGATATACGTCAATATCTGGCATGCATTTACCGGTCAGGACATACCGGAAGATATTGATATTGCACGTCATGTGGCTTGCATTATCATTGGTGATCCGAACTTTGAAATCCGAGCACTTGATGCTCGTGATTACATTGATTACTGCATGGCTACTCATGAATATGAGCGCCTTGCAGTTCTTACAGATGATGCACTCGACCTGTATATCAAAGGCGTAATTAATCTGCATGAGTTCAAGCTCATCATCGCAGCTAATAAAAAGTAATTAAATTATCTATCAGTCTATACAATTTTCCTTGACTGGCGGATTTGAAAAAAGGGAAACTTTTTAGAATCGGTTTTTCTGGACGGGATACCCCCATGTACAGGGAAATTGATTCTAATATACAGGGAAATAAAAATAAATCAGCTGTCCTATCGGCATACGGGGAGAATGGAGAATAGCCATGACAACAACAACTAATAATTTCAACTTCGTAACATTCTCAAATAACGTAACAGTAGTGAACACTACTCCGCATCCGGTAACAATACAGGATGTAAATGGAAGTCTGATTTCAGTGCCTACAAGTGTGTTGATTAACGCAAAGGCAATTGAAAAACAGGTATCACCTCTGTTTGTAAAAACAGAGTTTGTAGGCACTGATGAAGGAAGGGAAATCATTTCTTCCATCAAAGAGTCTTTCAACCAGAACGCTGTGGCTGGGGAGACTTTAGTAATCATTGGTAGCATTATTGCTGCTCAGGCATATCCGGGAGAAGTATTTGGACTCACTCCAGTCCCAGGTTACGAAAGAGTGGCACCAGATGACAAGAGAATGCGTTGTGACAAGTTCACAACTTTCGCGTAAGGGAGGGAAATAGCCATGACTAAAACAACAAAAACTATCGTTACTGCAATCGTAGTAACAACAACATTATTCTCAAGCTGTACTCCGGTATCAGCAAGAGAAATCACTTCCGTTAATCGTACAGAAACCGGAACTCTTTATGGTTTCAGTGACGGAACCGGATATTATACAGAGGATATTGAGGGAATCAGCACCCTTGATAATCTTTATCCACTTACCGGAATTGTTACAGAAATCGAATACGATGTAGAACCGGAAGTTGATCTTGTAACAATCACCTGCTCTAACGGAAATATGTTCTCATGGTACGCAGATACCGGAGATTACGAGATTAATGACCTTGCATCCTGTATCATGGATTCCAAGGGAACTAAATATGTAACTGATGACGAAGTGTTGCTGGCCCATTATGCAGGTGGATTAAAACACTTCGAACAGTATGCAAATTAAATTGAACACATAAAGGAGAAAATAAATGACAAGAACAGAATATAATCAGCGTGTGATTACACGCAAAAAACGATCAACCCTTATTAAAGGCAGCTTAGGAATAGCTGCTTTTTTAATGTTCGCAAGTATTGTCGGACATATTGATTCTGACGTATATGCCGGAATCCATTCCGTCAAAGGAACTGTTTCCGCATCAGGAAACTACATCCTTGATGAGAATGGAAAAGCATATGATGTATCCGGATTCCAGAGCGGATCCGAAGTAACAGTAAAACTTGATAAACAGGGAAATATCCTGTCTGTTGTAAGCAAATAGAAACGAGGTGATTGCATGGAACGCAACTATAAACTCCGGATCTATTACAAATCCGGTGCGCAGAAAGGGAACTTGAAAAGGGAAGAGTTCTTTGATTCCCTTGATGCCATGAACAAAAGATATAGAGAATTGTTCAGGCCAAAAGAATATGCTCTGAATCCCACGGCCTGGGAAAGAATAAATGGAGAATGGCTGAGAATGTTTATTACATCAGCCGCATAAGAAGGGAGAAAAATATGAGTTCTAAATATTGCACACAGATTACAACAGGACAATTTATGAAGGCAGCCATGGTCGGTAAACCTGCAAAAGCAGAAGAAATTGCCGACTGGAAAAAGGAATTAAATGAAATCATGATAGATTTCTGTATTCCTAAAAAGGTCAGAAATGATATTATTTCTAAAACAGAAAAAGAGAATCCAAACGATAGTACGTTAATGCTTTACAACAAAGCATGGCGTAAATTTATGTCAGCGATGTAAATAAAACTAAATAAAAAACTTAATTAAACAAATATAAAAGAAAGAGGTCGATCATCATGATGAACTATAACGAAATTGAAAGAGCACTTACAAACGGAGCAACAGAAAGCAAAGTAATTACTAAACTTTTCAAAGACCAGACAGCATACAACACGGTGATGAGTAACTGTCAGCGAATTGGTGGAAAAAGATTTTGCTGTATCCCGCTTGAATTGTTAGAAATCGACGAAGATTATCAGAGAGTATACTGTATCAACATAGAAAAAGTATATTCTTTGGTACGTAAATGGAATTTCAATAAATGTGAGCCGGTATTGGTATCACCACATCCAGAAACTGCAACATTTGCAGTGATCGATGGATCACACCGTATGCTTGCTGCCGGAATCAGGAAAGAAAAATATCTTCTTGCGGTACTTACTGAAGGATTATCAGAAGATCCTGCTGTAAGGAAAATTGAAGAGGCAGAATTATTCTCAGAACAGGGAGAAGATGTTGATCATCTGAGTCCTTCCCATAAACACAGAGCTTATGTAACTAGAGGGATTAAGAAATACTGTGTATTGGATAACTGTATTAAGGAAAGGAGACTATTATTAAATATCCATGAATTAAAGAATCTTTCAAAGGAAAAGCAGGATTCCTTAAAAGCAGCTGATTATAGAGTATTAAGTGGATATTCAGCAGCATTGCAGACTGCATCACTTGTTAATGGAGAAGAAATTCTTAATAATGTATTTAATATCATTGAAGATGCAGGTTGGCATACAGCTACTAATGGATATGGAGCCAATGTTATCTGGCCGGTTAAAAGTGTTTTAAACCTGCATGACAATGATCCACAGGTTGTCAAGGCAATTGTATCTTTATTCCGTCCAATTGAACCAGATACATTCTTTGCCAAAGCACATGCAAAATATCCTGGTCGCAAAGAAAAAGAACGTCTCACTATGTATCTGGAAGAAGAGGTTGCCAAGAGATTAGGAATCCAGCCTATGTATACCGGCGGTGACTTAAGAAAAGTTACTTCTGCAATTAATAGTCAGCGTCACTATAAAGCAACTGGAACAGAAAACAAATAAAACAAATTAAATTATACAGAATATAGCACTTGCATTTTAGTACCGTAAGTGCTATACTCTGCTCAAAGACAAACGAATGTTCGATATCATAATTCAGCTTCGGCACATGCGGCGTGAAATTTAGAGCCGCTCTCCTTCTAAATCGTAGCTGAATTATGCTATTGAGCATAAGAATAGGAGAGAAAGCAAATGAATAAAGCAGAAGCAAAAGCAGTAGTAACAATTCCAATGAAGGGAAGATACTTTCTTCATAAAAACGGAAGTATTATTCCGGTCACAGACCTGATCAATGCGATCTATCTCATGACAGGTGATGAGAAAATTAATGAATGGGATCCGGATCTTGAATTCTATATCCGTACATTCTTTGGAAACATTGTAAGGGAAATGTCTCCTACAGAAATTACTGTACAGAATTTCTTGAAACATCACGAAAAAGTGAAAGCAATCAGATTGTATTATCACATGCACAACACAGAGTCGCAGAAATGTACATTGGTAGAAGCCAGAGATTATGTGGAACAGTTGAAAACAAAAATGAAAGAGAGAGGTGAACTGTAATGACAAAGATTAAAGAAGCAGTAGATAATCATAAAAATTACGAAAAATTCCATGTGGAAACAATCGTTGCCCACAATGGAGTGCTGGTTGACATTGTAATTTCTGCCTCATACGAAGAAACAAAATTCGATAAAATCATGGCAGACTGTAAGCGCCAGGAAGAAGAACGTAAGCGTGAACGACGTAGAGAAAAAATTAAATTAATCAATCTGTTTACAGGAAAAAGAGAAAAGAGGGAAATCGCATGATAACAAGTAATAAAATGCCGGAGCTGGCAGCTACAGATATTGTAAAGTTAAGAAATGGAAAAATTGGGATTGTGTTAGGAAATAAGAATTCTAATAACCATCTTGCCATTTATACTAACAATACTACATGTGTATCTTGTGAAGAATATTTAAGTAATTATGAGTCAAACAGACATAATAATGATCGCAACATTGACATTATCAAAGTATGGAAATCAAATTTTGAAAGGCAATGTGCTTTAATTGATGAATTCTATACAAAAAACAATGCTCCAACATACATGGATCCTGATTGGGAAGAACCAACTACAATGACTGTAAAAGAAATTGAAAAAATTATCGGTCATCCGTTCACGGTCATTGAGGAAGAGGTGGGCGAAGATGAATGAAACACTGTCATTCGCAGGATGGAGACCAGGCAATCCGGATCAAATCATCCCGTGGAAAGAGAAATTCGATGAAGAATATAGCGACGGAGGCCAGTTAACATTACTGTCAAAAGAAATCTATCAGGCAGAAGCAGATGAAGATATGCCGGCTTTCGAATATCGCTATATTATTAAAGCAATTGATCTGCAGGCGTTTGGATCAGATCAGAAGACAATTTGTTTCCGCTTATATATGTGTCCATTACCACAGTATTGGAAGCCAGAAGTATTAAAGGATCTTTCGGAAGATAACAGCGCAGATTGGTTCTTCGAAGACGCGGTAAATTCAGATGTCCTTCCATATATAGGAGAAGAGTATTTGAATTATACAGATGATGATGTCCTACCAGATGAAAATGGTAATAAATGGTACGATTACTTTTATCACATCACTGATTGGGCCAAAGCAAATGAATTATTCAACATTATTGCAACAGTTCTGTATCCGATGGACAGGACACGCGGTCACGGTCTTGACCATGTATGGAACCAGCTGGGAAACACCGGTTGGGATTTACTTGAATACGTCCTCAATGGGAAAGATTGGGTAAATACAGCATTATCAAGGCATCGAAACAAGTATAATTAACTTTACATCAATACAAAAATATGATATATTTAAAACAAGTTAAATTAACTGCGCATAAGGAGAAGTAATATAATGAAAACAAAAGCAGTCCGCAGCCAGAGAATCGCATGGCTGTTGAGGAAAGAGGGATTTAAAATTCTTGGCATCACGCCAAATAGAAGACGTCCAAATCTGGATGTTTATATATTTGAAGCAACACCGGAGTTATGCACAGCTCTTGATACACATATCCAAAATAAAGACAACAGAAGGGATAACTAACGAAAGTAAATCGGAGGGAAAATCATGAGTGAAAAAGAATTTGACAGAGGGAAATGTTTTACCTTCTTTGCTTCGTATAGGAAACAGGGCGAAAGAATAAAAGAAATTCTTGGGCCGGAGAAAGCTCTGGAATATTATGAGGCGGTCATAGATTATGGACTGTATGCCAAACCAATAGACAAAGAACTTCTATTATATGTAGGAGACACCTTACTTGAGACAATCGACTCGTCCCAAGAAAAGCGGTCACGAGCATTCGGTGAGAACATGACCGTCACTTTATCCATCTTGGAATTGAAGCGTGATCATCCAGAATATTCTCAGAATCAGATTGCGCAAGAGCTGAAGACGAGCAAAGGCAAAGTCAATAAAGTGCTTACAAAATACAGAGATGGCGGGTATGCAGGTTTTGTTGACTTTAACTTGCTCATAAATGAAATTGAATATGATCCTACGGGGCAGGTGATATGGCCATCTGGTTCCGGTACTGGTACTAATTATAATACTAATAATAATTATAATAATAATAATAATAGTACCGACCGGTACCGTGACCACCAGCGTGACCGCTTGGATGGTCTGGTAGCCGGATCGCTCGGAAGAGTCGCTGGCGCTCCAAATGTCGTCGCTTCCGCTCCTAACTCCGCTGACGCTGCGCGCTTACGCTTGCCGGATGATCTGCCGGAAGATATTCGCAATATAAAGTTTGAAGCGAAAATAGATGATAAATCTATGTTAGAGGTTATGGATCGTGATTATCGTGAGTATTTAGATAATGGTTGGGAGACTCACGAGGATATTAGAGATAAGCTTATCGAGAAGTTTACTACCGGATTCTATTGCGGTGACAAGGATAAGGTAACTATCTATGCAGAGTTCTTGATGGAACATTATAAAGATTAAATTACAGGAGAGGCGAGAACATGAAAGTATATTTAGTATGTGTATTGGATGATAAGCATTATAGAGATCCAGATTTTTACTTCTTCAAAACTGCATTTGAAGCTCATAAATGGATTATAGATAGTTTAGTCAGTATCACAGAGGAAAGCATGGAAGAAGTAACAAGTAACCTTGATTATAGAAACGTAGACGGATCTGATGATCAGATCATGCGAATTGATTATTCATACGGAGATGGAGAATTTTATGTTAATACTATTCATGAAATTGAAATAAAAGATGGAGATTACCTTTGCATCTATCATCATGCTTACGATGGTGTTGGATTCTATGTAGAGAAGATTGGCACTTTGGAAGAATGTAAAAATCATATGTTAGATTCTACAGCTAAAATGGCTAATGATTATGACATTGATATAACTAATGATGATATATTCGAAGTTAATTCATTTGATTCATGTATTGATGATGATTATCAGTGGCATATGAACAATATTATTCAATTCAAGGTAGATAAACTTGAAAATAAAGAAGCTGAATCAAAAGAAGCCGGAACAACAATATTAACATCAGAGGAATCAAATAATAATGCTCATAAGTATAGTGATGAAGTTTATAAAGAATTGAAGAGTATGTATGAGCCACTTCCGATGTATAGTTGCAGTCTCAGCCATGTTGAGACTTCGTTAGAAGAAGCAATCAAAGATATTGACGCCAGCCCTAAACACGAAATATTTAAAAATTTATGTAACTGTCATGGAATTGCACCTAGTACGGTAGAGTATCTGTACGAATCTATTTGGGGAAAGCCAAAAGACAAAACGGTTGGATATTTTTTAGAGAAAAAGTCTATTAACTAAAGAAAATAAGTTTTCATTAATAAGGAGAGAAACATACTATGGGATCAACGGTACCTATGTCCGTTTGGGACAATGTAAAGAAATATTTCAAAGAACGTTTACATGACAGATATGATCTGCAGGATATAATCAGCTATAGTCATCCAGGCGATTCATACCTGTATATGGTAATTGCAAAACATAAGAATTATTCAGCAATTAAGGCATCTATAGGTGGTGGACCATGGGTTGTATGGACTACTTGGAACGAATCCACACAATCACTGAATGGTGGTAATTATGATATCAAAACATATGAAGATGCTTTGTCAATCTGTGAAGCGAGAAGAAAATAAAGAAAAGTGAGGGATAAGAAATGTCAGCATTAAATAATTATAAGGAAGTAAAACAGAAACTTGATGAAGTGAGGATGATTACGGGAGACTTGGAATTTAATACTGCCGTCACATTCTTAATGCAGATCGGATGGAGTAATAAGAGAGATGTTATCTCCTTATGCAATAAATATAATACCGAGCCGGAAGAGAATGTAAATAAAAAAGTTGCAAATGCAGCTTTAATGATTAGCAATATCGCACAGCCAATCGAAATCCTTACATATGTAAAGCTTGAGTGCCCACTTTGGACTGAGGGAATTGAACCGAAGCGCCTTAAGAAAATCGCAGAAGACGTGATTAATGCCGGATATAAATACTGCAAGGATTCACGAGTTGATACTTTTGAAGACTGGAAAGAGCTTCTGGAACAACAGTATGGAATTACGAATGAAGAGTTACAGCAGATCCTGTATCTGAATGAAAGAGGAGAAGTGTAAAATGGTAGATTACAAAGAGAAAATCAAAAAACTTTTAGCATTAAGTAAAAGTCCGAATGAACATGAGGCTCAGTCAGCTCTTGCAAAAGCACAGCAGCTTATGGTAGAACACAAAATCTTTATGGCAGAGGTCGAAGATAAAGAACAAAGAAAAGCACATGAGCATTCAACTGGAGTTACTTACTCTGCCAGAAGGGATACTTGGATTTTAAGATTATCTCAGGTTCTCTGCAAGAATTATTGTTGTGAAAGTTTTTCTTACAGAGAGCGAGGTAAACAAACGTATAAATTATATTTTTGCGGGTTAAATGAAGATGTAGAAATTTGTATGATCGCATTTAAATATGCGGTTGATTGTATTCGGTCAGAGATTAAAAAGAGAAAATCCAAAGGGAAATTATTTAATTATCCAAATGGATTAATCACATCCATATGTAATGGATATGCTTATGGTTTCATTAAAGGACTTGATGAAGCGTTTGAAGAACAAAAAAGAGCAGCCGCACAGTCAGAAGCAAATTGGGGCTTAGTGTTATCTACTCCTCCAGAAGTAAAGCAAAGAATGTCTGAGCTTGGATTAAAGACAACTACGTTCCGGTCTAAGCAAGCTGCAAAAGTATCAAAATCAGATTATGAAGCCGGTAAGAAGGACGGAAGAGATTTTGATATTACTAAAAGAGTGGCCGGTGAGTAAAGTAAATAAATAAAACAGAATAAAAATTTAATTAAACAAAGGAGATGTATATTATGATGGACAATACAATCGAAAGAAGAACAAATAATCTTACACAGGTAGAGACAATGTTTGATGCAAGAAGAACTCCATGGGACGGACTTGGCAAGAGAATTGCCGGGGCAGTTACATCAAGAGATGCAATCAGATTAGCAGGTCTGGACTGGAATGTAGTTCCAACAGATATTATTTCTGAGGCCACAGGATTAAAGATTCCTGGTTATAAGGCAAATGTAAGAGATATTGATAATAAAACGTTAGGTATTGTTACTGAGCGTTACAAAATTGTGCAGAATGAAGAGGCATTTTCATTTACGGATGCACTTCTTGGAGAAGGTGTACGATATGAAACTGCAGGTGCTCTTCAGAGCGGTAAGAAAGTGTGGATGCTTGCAAGACTGGAAGGCAGAATGATTACTGATGAAAAGATTGATCCGTTCTTGGTGTTTACGAACAGTCATGATGGAAAAGGATCAGTCAGAGTAGCTATCACACCGGTACGTGTATGGTGTCAGAATACGCTTAATCTGGCCCTTAAAGAGGCTGAAAGACAGTGGGTATGCAAACATACCGGACGCATTGATGAGAAACTTGTAGAGGCAAAATATACGCTCATGAACACTGAACATTATCTTGAAGCTTTAGAAATAGAATTCGGAAAGATGAAGATGAAAAAGCTTGATGTTGATAAGGTACATAAGTTTGTTAAGATGTTACTTCCTATCAACGAAAAAGATGGGGATCGTAAGGTAGCAAACATTCAGGAAATGCGAAACGAACTTATGATGAGATATCTTAATGCTCCGGATCTGCAGGTGCTTGAGCCATCTGCTTATAGATTTGTGAATGCTGTTTCTGACTTTTCTACACATAGAAAACCGTCCAGAGGAAGCGAATACTATCAGGAAAACATGTTCATGAAAGTAGTAGACGGAGATGAACTTATCGATAAGGCTTATGCAATTTGTGATGCTGAGGTGTAATACCTCGGCATTACGGAAGGGAGTAATGTAATGAAAGCAGTAAATAAAACTAATGGAAATATTTACCGTATTCAGCAAGATACAAATGGTAAATGGTTTGGTTATTGTGATCGGACAAAAGAATACACTCCAGCGTTTGTAAAATTGAAAGGATTGATAGGATTGTTTGAATTGAAAGGATATGAGGTGGTTGAAGAATGATTAATTTATAATGGATTTTTAGAAGCAATATAATGCAAATGAAACAAGAGTTTCAGGAGGAAAATTAAATGAAAATATATGTATTAGAAGAATACAACACAGGGCGCACTGCTTGTATATCAGAAGATATTAACATGATAAGAAAGAAAATGTGTGACAAAACTTATTTTGATCCACAATATAATGATTACCCAATTTTAACAATATGGGAAAATGGAGATAGCATTGAGAAAATAGAAGGCGGTAATGTATTGAAGAAAATTGCAGAAGAAATTAACAAATTATAATATAAAAGAAGAATTGGAGGAAATTATGAGAAGTATTTCGAGTGCGATAATCAGTTTGGCTTGTTGGTATATACTTACAAATTATAATGACGAAAGAGATGGTGAGAGAGTATTTTTAGCTTTGATGTCATTTGTAATGTTAGTAGTAGCAATTATATTGATGATTTTAGGATTTTAATGAAATGATGATTTTAAGATCAAGAAAGGGATTTTTTATGTTGAAAAATTGTATGATTCTAACCCAAGAAAGGAGTAAAAAATATGGCAAAGATGACAAAAGAACTCTACGAAAAACTTAGTATGGCAGGAAAAGCACTTTGTGAATATTGCGAAAACGATGAATGCTCATGCTGTCAGGTGACGCGCCTGATGGATGATGCATACATTGAGGCAGTAGAGGAGGGGATTGTAGATGATGCCTAAAAAATACGAAGTTGCTTTTGTAGTGTATGCTGATATTCCGGAAAAGGACTCCAGTATTGGAGATTTGGAATGCAATGGAACACTGAGAAGTTACAACTGCTATTCTTTAAGGGATGCAAGAATGTATTTCACAATTTCTGCTGAAACCCCGGAAGAAGCATACAAAAAAGGGCTTGAAAAAATGCAGTTCGGTGATGCTGATTTTGGAGAAGCGGTGGTGGAAGACTGGTACTTGGAGAACGTTTCTTGCGGCGACAAATACTGGTACAAGGAAGACCTTGCACTCTGATTGCTTTACTTGCAGATTTCAAATTGGACTGCGATACAAGAGATTTTTTGTTAAAAAGGAGGACTAAAACATGAAAAAAATCATTAACGGAAGAAAATACGATACGGAAACAGCAAAAGAAATTGGTTATTGGAGCAATGGATATCCATGTTCTGACTTCAATCATTGCGAGGAAACCTTATATCTTAAGAAAACAGGAGAATATTTCCTGTACGGAGAAGGTGGTGCTTTAACTGAATATGCAAGAAGTGTATGTGGCGGAAGCACTGGTGGATCTCGAATTATTCCTTTGACTGAAGAAGGGGCAAAGAACTGGGCTATGGATCATCTGGAATGTGATGAATATGAAGCGTTGTTTGGAGAGGTAGAAGAATGAAATTTAATGGAAAATGTAAGATTCGATTACTTAGAGATTTTCCAGCAATCAATTTGAGAATGGGTGACAGCCTTACTGTTTATAAATATAAGTATAAAAAGTGTTCCGATGAAATTACATATGTTCATCCAAGAACATATCTTAGATTTACCCCAGAAGATGTGAAGGAACTGTCGGATGATGCAAAAGAATATGAATTCAAAGTGTTTATGGGACCAGACGGAATAGATGGTCCGTGTCTTGGGAAAATGTGTGTAACTGAAAATTCTTCTGACGAAGCTTATAATGTAATGCTTGATATTATCGGTTGTAGATTGGTAGAGTCGTTTCCGGAACTTGATATTCCGTATTCTATTGAATTGGTCGAAGAAAGTGAGGATGAATAATTATGCAAAACGTGTATATTACCAGAAATGGAAAGCAGATTCAGCTCACAGTGGATGAAATTAAGGCAGCTTGGGCTGCCTGGGATGCAGAATTGAGAGAGGAGCAGTTGGATATTTACAAAGAAGAAGTAAAACGAACATTGTTGAAATTAAGTAAGGAAAATGACAAACCTGAATATGAAAAGGCTGCGGATAATGACGACATTGTAGATGAAATTGCTAGAGATATTAGAAGAGCCATTGAAAATGGATGTGATTATGATTGGTGCTTTGATACCAGTAAGTATGGAGGTTTTATGGATAGTTATAATACTGCGATAGTAGTTTGGGGAAAGGCGGATGACATAGATGAGACTAATTATTGAAGGTAAAACAAATAGAGATGACGTAATGGTAAATACAGCGAAAGTAACATTACCATCTGGAGATGTGTATACGATTGACAGGGATTGTACTGAATACACTATTGATACAGTAACCGGGTATTTATCAATGACTTGGGATATGTGTTATCTACATATGATTAACGATATTTTATTATTTGATAATACCGCTTATCTCTCAAGCGATGATGGATTTCAGGATATTCTTAATGAAGGGACATTGGAACTTGAACTTGAGGATGATGCTGGTTCAGATTATGTTGTTGAAGTTGCTAAATGGAGCTTTTGTTGAAAGGAGTTAAATTATGGGATCAGTATATTCTATATATTCACAGATGAAATTCAAAGATAAGAACAAAGCAATTAAAATACTGCAAGCAAAAATCAGCAGAGGAAAAGAAGAGCATACTGATTATGGACTGGATACATATAGAAAATCAGAGAACTTAGACATTAACGATATTGATGATTTGATTGCTGTGTTTATTGGTATAGGAAGAATGTTCGATGTTGCTAATGATGATAATGGTTGGACTACTTACTCTAATGGATTTGACGCCACTTATGGATGGGAATCTGTCATGATGGAAATGTTTGAAGAACTTGCACCAGTGTTAGAAGACGGATCTGACCTTTTCATTAATTGTGATGATGGAGCCGATGTGTTGGTTATTAAAGATGGAAAATGTATTCAAGAGAAATGAGGTGATGAGATGAAGGATATTTTGCTAGAGAAAGTGTTTGAAGCAGAAAGATGGGAAGCAGCAATTAATAAAGGGTTTTTCAAGGGAATTGATAAAGGAGAGCTGCGTCAACTTTGTGGCCCAGAGACAAGAGTAAGATTGGCAATGGCAATTCTGGAAGATAATTATGAAATTGCTCCGCCACATCAGGCATTAATTCCAAAGGACAATGGAGAGTTTCGAACAGTATATGTGAATGAAAATATTGATCGAATCTTTTTATCTATTGTGAACGATCTGTTATTTGAATTGTGTCCTGGTATGATTCATCAATCTTGTAAGAGTTATCAGAAGGGAATTGGCTGCGGTAAAGTTGTGCAGGAGATATCACATAAACTTAAGCCAAATCCATATCAGAATCCAAACGGCATATTAGGTTTCAAAGCAGATTTAAGTAAATATTTTGATTCTGTGCCGATTGAATTTATTGACGATGCGTTTGACCAGGTAGAACGAAAAATTGGAAAATCAAAGGTTATTACAGTATTACGAAAGTATTATCACACAGACCTTTGTTTTGATCCTGACGGAAATCTGATTGAGCATTATCAGAGTTTAAAACAGGGATGTGCAGTAGCTTCATTTCTGGCAGATGTAATGTTATTTCACATTGATTTTGAACTTTATAAATATTCATTTATGAACATGGCTAGTATGTATACAAGATATTCAGATGATATTTTATATATTGGTTCTGGATATGAGAAGGCTATGGGATTTCTTGAGAAAGAACTTCAGAAAATGTCAATGAAATTAAATCCGAAAAAAGTAGAATATCTTACAGGTGATAAATGGTTTAAGTTCCTGGGATTTATGATAAAGGGAAGTCAAATCACATTATCACCAAATCGTGTAAAACAATTTCAGAAAGAAATTTCAAAACGAAGCATTGGCAATTTAAATTATCATGTCGGCGGTAAAATTGCTTTGAAATCTATTAACAGATACTTATATAAAGGAGATGGAACTTATTCTTGGGCAACGCAGGTACTTCCGATTATCAATGTGGAGAAAGATATTGATACATTGAATGAATTTGTTATGGATTGTATCCGAGCCTGCCAGACAGGTAAAAGAAATATTGGTGGATTAGGAACTGTAACTAATCGAAAAGATTGCACGATTCTTAGAGGAACCGGAAAAAATGTATCTGCCAATAGAAAGAGCACAGAAAAAGAAATTGAAGGATATTACAGTATTCGGTGTATGCAGAAAGCTTTGAATATCTGCAGGCCGGTATATGATACGATTGTAAGGGAGATGTAAATATGTATATTGTACCGAAAATTGAAGTAAGGGAAGCGGAAGACATTGCAGATTTCGCTACAACAATGGATTCAGACATGAATCAGTATTTCGAAGAAAAGAAAACGTTGTTAGAAGATATACCAAGAGGTGAGAATCCCGGAACTGCATATTATTCGTTTTATCCAGCGGTAATAAATCCTAAGCTGTTTTATGCGTATATTTTAGCAATTAAGTATTTTCAAGATGGTACATGTCGATGGAAATTATGTTTAACATCTAGGGAAAATGAAGAGTGCCATATGACATTAGGAATTATGAGAGGAACTGAAGAAGAAGCGAAAAAACGACTTGCAATGATTCTTTCTTCTGGAAGTATTAGATGAGGTGATTATATGAGCGAACATTTATTTTTATATAGAATTAAAAATTCTGATGATCGTGATTGTTGTGCTTATGTCGATGCAGCTGGTCCAAAATTTGAATGTAACCACTATTTCAGTTCAATTAATATATGCGGGAGTTGTTATTTTGGTGGGGAGTTCCCTGAGTATGAAGAAATTGAAACAATTCTCACAAAAGATGAATATGAAGAAATTATTTCATTCAATATATTTATCAAAGCATTTGATTATGGCATTACAAAGGGTGACAGTCGATACAGAGCAGGGATCAAACTTATTGATTCTATTAAACATATCTATGATAAATTAAAGTCTGATGAAGCATTTGCTTTCTTTGAAGATATTCAGAAAAGCGAAATGGAATATTTAAAAGAAGAATACAATTTATCAGATCGTAATATTGAAGAGATATTTAATGAATACGCAGAAGACTTTAGAGATCGCAGTATTGTAAGTTGTGTATACGATAATAGTGAAGAAGCTGGACGCGAAGAAGCTTGGCAGTTAGGATATGTCAAAGATGATGATCCAATTTCTTCTAAATATTTTGACTATGAGAAATTTGGAGAAGACTTAGTTGAGGATGATGAATATTTTATGGAATTATGTGATGGAAGAGTTGTAAGGTTGAGTTATTAAAATTTAATTAAACAAAATGGAGGTGATTTTATGTTGATTTTAACGACAAAATTAAAAAACGCAATTAACAAAAAGAAACCTGGTATGGAGTTTTCATTGCATCAAATTTCTGTAAATGGGAATAAGCGTGGTACCAGTGGATGGATTAGGAATCCAGAAAATAATTCAGTAGTATATGTCAATACAGAAGGAATTAAATGGAACGGTCGACCTAGACAATATATGTACAGGTATGCTGACGATATGAAAGATACTCATGGTTATCATAATAGATGGGCTACCTCATTAGAGGAATTAGTAAATGGAATTACAGAATTACTTTTGTTTCCGGTAAGCGAAGTAAAAGATTGTCGAATATAAAAGAGAGGATGTGGGATTATGCCAGAGCCAGAGAAAAAATTAATTGAAGTTACCGTAGAAAAACGACTTAGAGTATGCAAAGAGATTGAGGCTACAGAAGAAGAAATTGAATTTCTTAGACGAGGAGAAAATCCTTTTGAAAGTGAATTTAGTGACGAGGAGATGGAGCATGGCGATATTGAATGGGATTTTGCAGCTGCTGATGAGTACGGTAGAACAATTGTAGGTTGGGATTAATTAATCAAATAGATAAAAGCGAGGAAAGCGAATATGAATAGCGAATTAATAGTAAAAGATGTGGAATTTCATGGAGATATATTAAGAGCAGCACAGGATCCGGACGGAAAAGTTTGGGTTGGTGTTCGATGGGTGTGCCAGGGGATGGGATTTGATAATGAGCGCATGAAGAATGAGCGAAAGAAAATTCAAAGAGATATTGTATTAAATGAAGGGGTAAAATTTTACCCCTTGGGATCTGGCAATTCTGACACGCAAGTTTTATGCCTTGATCTTGACTATATACCTTTATGGCTAGCAAAAATTGCTATTACACCAACAATGCAGAGAGAAAATCCTGTATTAGTAAATAAACTAATCGATTATCAGTTAAAGGCAAAAGATGTCCTTGCAGCTGCATTCTTAGGAGACAAGAAAACAACAGAAGATATTATCCCAGTATATAAGCCACAAGGGAATATGATTCAGCTGCAATTTCCGGATATTCAGATGCCTACAATTCCGGATTATTCAAACCGACTCGACGAAATTAATAACAAAATCGATAAACTATATGCTGAAATGGGAAAGTTTGCAACAGCAATAATGAATAAGAATGCTGATCCAGTTAAATTAAACAATACAACACCTGTTAAGAAAGAAGGTGGAAAGAAAGTTTCATCTTCAGCAGAACAGGAATATTACGATTGGAAGAAAAGAACGAATGAATTTGTCGACAAGCTTTCAGAAAGTTCTAAATTTACTGATCGAAATAGTGTTTTAAAATATTTATATGATTATATAAATAAAACATATGGAATTGTATGGGACCAGGAGAAGAGAGAGTACAGAAGAAGACATTCCAATATTTCTAAAGTTTCTACATTTGATGTTATTTATGAAGATGAACAATTGCGTTCAATTTTCGATTGTGCTTTAGCAGATATGGCTGAAAAGTATAAAAATACATGCAAAGTAGATTTAATTATGCAGCCTCTGATAAAAAAGATAAATGATGAAAGCGCAAATTACACTATAAGTTATCGAAAGGTATACGCAATGCTTAGAAAAACAGATCCTAATATTAATTGGGCAAATCTGAAAAAGAGATATGTTTCTAAACATGGAAGTGCTGGGTATAGTAGAAAAAAGGTCGTTGATAGCAATCCAGAGTTACGTGCGAAATTTGAAAAGGCAGTTAACCTTGTATTAATGGAGGAGGATAAAAAACATGAAGGTGGAAGAAAATAACATTCAAACATTTTGCGGAAAAGATCTCTTTAAATGGGAAAGCTGGGATGAGGTAGATACAGGAACCTTACAGTTCTACGGAGTAGAATTCTGCATTGATTATTTAAAGAAATATAATGGAATGTGTGTGGTTTTAAGTATGGAAGGACAGCTTGATATATTTTCAGAAGATGAATCTGGGAATTCGGTGCAGGAATGGTCCGGATTTATAACAAAGATTCCAGGATTCTTAGCGGGGGAAGAAGTTTATAGAGTAGTCCATGAATATGACGATGAATTTGGATTTCATGAGACAGAAACAATAGCTGTTTGTGCAACAGAAGAGAAGGCTGATGAAATTGTCGAAGAGAATAAAGAGGCTGGTCTTGATGAGAACGAAAGTTATTGGAGTTTGGTTGAAGAATTGGAGGGATAAAGAATGTACTTAATAACATTTTTGCCATGCGGAACAAAATTTCTTGTTAATCAATCATCAGAAGAAGAAGCTTTGAAATCTGCTGTGAAGGCTAATGAAACCGTTGGTGAAATAGAAGATGTTGATTTAACATTAAAATCATTATACATAATTGAACCTGCAGATTTCTCAACATTAATTCAGCTTTTTCAAAAAGAACCATATTGGGGAAACACAGATGATACAATTATTTTCGATGATTAGGGAGGGATAAAGGTATGCCGGATAATATTTGGTTGTATGGGTTTGATGGATTCAACGGTCTGAAGACAGTTGGTTTTGTTATAGCTAATACGGATACAGAAGCCGAACATAAGGTTTGGCGAATGTATAATGATTTCGGAACAGATGAATATGATTTGTATGATCTGGTTGTATGGCAACCGAAAAATGATGAAAATTATAGGGAAGATTATCCTGATGTAATGGAAATAGTTTATTAGGAAAGGGATTAATAATATGAAAATTATAGATAAAAGAACTGAGAAAAAAGAATATACATTTAAAGATTTAGTGTGCGGAAATGTGTTCGAATATTCAGGAGATATTTATTTAAAGTTAGATACTTCTGGTGAGGATAATAATGCATACAATCTTAATACATGCAAATTTGCAACATTATCAGACGATGCTGTGATGCCAATTGAAACAGAACTCGTAATACGAGATACAAAAAACATGACTGGCCAGAATGACAAAACAGAACTTATTGGAGGTATTATTGATATCTTTGAAGATTTTTTAGATAAAAAGGGTGTGACTTTGGAGCCTCCTAAAAAAAGCTATGAAATGGAATTAGATGGTAACACTAATGCTAATATTTATGGCACTGATTATGATTCTATTTCAGATTCATTAGAGTCACTTCTACGAAGTTGGAAAGTAATTGAATAAGTAATTTAATTAAACGAGAGCACACTCGGAATATACAAGGTTAATACGATTTAATGGTGCTGCCATTATTCCTGGTTACGGATCTGAAATCCGGTCTACCGAACCGGCTTTAAGATCCTCCACCAGGAGAATCGCAGCTCAATATGACTCTGTTAAAGAAATGTGCCAGATTAATTGAGTATATTCAGTCCGGAGTATAACGGAATGCAAATAAGATATTTAAGATTTAATAATGCAGGCTAAGATAGATGTCTTCTTCAGGAACCTCTGGGTATCCCCAGCACTTCCTGAAGATTACATCTCCAGTAACCTGCATTATATGAAACAATTATAGAAATATACCGTAAGTATTGAGTTTGCATAATAAATTAATTTAGGAGCATACCAAGTATAAGCAAGATATATTCTATTTAATGAAGCGGCACATGACGATGACCCAATTCTGTCAGATATCTCTGAAGAAATGCGTCATCGCATTCCGCCTAATATTGATCCATTAAAGAAATATGCCACATATGTAGAGCTTATACAAAAAAAACCACTAGGCAGTGAATATTAACAAGGTATTTTAATTTTAATCATGGAAGCAAATATTGGAGGAAGCTGCCGGACTTATCATTCCGGCTGCTACCTCCCTTGCTTCCATAATATGAAACAATTATAGAAATGTCTTAAAAATGTTGAGTTAATATAAAAAAATCGTAAGGTAACGAGTATCAATAAGACATTTAATTTAATTTCAGAAACAACTACCTGAGGCAATAAATTGCCTCACGACTTGCTCTGGAGATATGAAATGATTATAGTGATACCTCAGAAATGTTGAATTGATATAAAACCACAAGACAGTGGATATTAACAAGGTATTTAATATTTAATAAGAAGGTGATGAACTGGGAGGAAATCAAGCCCCTAACGGAGCTAGATATCCTCCGGATCATCTTCATATATGAAACTATTAAAGAAATGTCTCAGAAATACAGAGTTAATATAAAATAAAATGAAAGGAAGTAGATAGAATGAATATTTATGCAGATTTTTTACATAAACTTACAATGGGAGAGATGACCAAAGGCTGGAGAGTTGATTTCAAAAGCAAAACATTAATTTATGGTGGTACACAATATATAGAAAACTCTATATATAATATGTGCGATGAATTGATTGTTATTGATGGAATTAAATCAGACATGACTAAGAAAGAATGTAACAATATCTGTTTTGAAATTATTGAAAATTTATATCACAAATATAAATATTCTCGTCCAACTGAAAAGAGTGAAAAATACCGACAAAGAGAATATTTTCGTGCATTAAAGCCAGATGAAATGACAGATGAACAGTTGGTTACTGGTGAAGACCGAAATTATGCAAGAGCTGCGCTTGAAGCATTTATTCTTTGTGCTTCTCTAGCAGGATATTTGACTTGGGATGAAGAGCAGATGGGTAGCCATTGGTTTTATCAGGGAAAAGATAAAGATTTAATTATACTGAAGAAGTGGATTGAATGTTAAAGGAGTAAAAATATGCTTGAATTAAACGGAAAATACAACACCGCAAAGGTTTTCACTGACAATGTTGACAATGAGACCATCAGCCAGGTAATAGAACTGCTGAACCAGGATTACATCAATGATGCGAAAATCAGAATCATGCCTGACTGCCATGCAGGCGCCGGATGCGTCATCGGTACGACAATGACAATTTCTGATAAGGTATGCCCGAATCTGGTTGGGGTAGACATCGGCTGCGGTATGCTTGCTGTCAGGATTGCAGAAAAGGATGTTGACCTTCCAAAACTGGATGATGTAATTAATACATATGTTCCGGCAGGGTTCAATGTAAACAATGAACCGCTTGGCAATTTCAGCCATTTGAATGACTTGGTTGCTCCGGCTAATATATCGCTGGCTTATTGCAGCATTGGAAGCCTTGGAGGTGGCAATCATTTTATCGAACTTGATAAGGATGATGACGGAAACTTGTGGCTTGTAATCCATACTGGTTCCAGACATCTCGGACTGGAAGTTGCGAAACACTACCAAGAGCTTGCATACAAACAGCTAAAAAATACAGATATTGGAAATAAAATCAAGGCTGTGATTGCAGACCTGAAAGCAAAAGGAAGGGAAAAAGAAATTGAAAAAACAATCCAGGCGTTAAAGATGCAGGAACCGCATATCCCGAAATCCTTGTGCTATGTTTCCGGACAGGCGTTCAAAGACTATATCCACGATATGGAAATTGTCCAGAAGCATGCAGAACTAAACAGGAAATATATTGCCGATACGGTCATTGAAAAAATGGGCTGGCATATTTGTGAGGAGTTTCAGACAATACACAATTACATTGACACAAAAAACCTGATTCTCCGCAAGGGTTCTGTGTCTGCACGGGATGGCGAAAAGCTGATAATCCCGATAAATATGAGAGATGGGTCTTTGGTTTGTGTTGGAAAAGGCAATCCTGACTGGAATTATTCTGCGCCGCATGGTGCCGGAAGGATTTTGTCAAGGAGTGAAGCAAAAGATGCTGTTGGGATTGATGAGTTCAGGGAGTCCATGAAGGGGATATATTCTTCTTCTGTAATGGAATCTACAATTGACGAGTCACCGATGGTGTATAAACCGATGGACGAGATAATGGAAAACATTAAAGACACTGTAGACATTGTGAAAGTAATTAAGCCAGTATACAATTTTAAAGCACATTAAGCAAGAAGAACAGTGAAGGAAATCGCGAAAGAGATGCTTTGATTGGAATTATAATAATGAGGTGATCATATTGACAATAAAACAGTTAATTAAACAATAGAGAAATTATTGGAACAGGATTTTTAATATGAGAAAGGATAAATATTAGAAATGATTAGAATTTATATAAGTACACCTGATATTGAAACACTTCATGATATTGAAGACCGGCTTGAAGACGCTGGCATTGATTATGAATATGACAGCGGAGAGCGTCTTATTGTTGATAATGAAGACGTAGATACAGCTATTGAAATAATTGAAGATTGTGGTGGAGATCCAGAAATTATTTAAATTATAAGGAGGATGTAGATTATGAATTGGATTTATGGTGGAAGTATCCCTGAATTATATAAGGAAGTAGAAATTCTTTTAAAAGACGGAACTACAAGAAAAGATATGATGATCAAAGGTAAATATGGCACTTATGAATGGCGTAATTATTCATATTTTGATGTACTTGGTTGGAGAGAAATCACAGAAAATAAAACAAATACAAAGGAGAATAAAACTATGAAAAATTCAAGAGAAAACAGAATGGAAGCATTAAAGGCAGCAAACATTGAAACAGGAAAATACTTCAGCGTAACATTACCGGAAGGTTTAAAACCTGGCAGTACAATTAATGTAACAATCAGCGAAGACGGAAGTCCTGTCATTGTAAGTCCAGAGAAGAAAAGGAATTCAGAAGAGGAGTCTTTCTTATCTCAGATTTATGAAGATGGATATGTAAGAAATACTCGTCTGCATAGAAGATGGGTTATGGCACAGATGTTCAGAATGCTGAATTACAAGAGTTATTATACAGGCAAATCTGGATATGACGCATATTTAAATGATCACTATGGATATCAGTATCAGTTTGAAATGATGTTAGAAGAAATCCGAGTATTAGCCGAATTACAGGACAGAGATATAAAAGCTTTTAATGAAAGATCAAGGTTCTTTATCCCAGATGTTGTTTCTTATACTTGCGAGGATTATATAAATAAACTTGAGGCTTTTGTTAATAAACTTCCAGTACATAAATGCAAAGGTGTTCCTTATAAGAAGGTTTTTGGTAGAAATATATTTGTTGAAGATCTTAACAAATATGTATATTATCCACAGAAAAGCAATTTTGCAGATGTAAAACGAGTAGTTATTAACATCAGAAATCACTCAATGACATTTTCATATAAAGATTTATATAGAGTATTAAGAAAGTTCTGTGCCAATATGTATAGACTGCCTAATGAAACTCCTAAATGTAAAGAATGGAAAGATGCATTCAAGGGAGAAGGTTCTTATTATACACTTATGAATTTAATTAAGTTTCATGGATGCAGAGTTCCTGGTGTTAAAGGCAATATGATGTCTTTGAATGATTCTCTTGCAGATGTAGAAAGTGCAGTAGAGCAGTATAGAGGTTTGTACTATAAATTATTCGCTTATATGAAACGCGTTATTGAAGCAAATAATTTTGATTTCAATAAGAGGATGAAAGAGCTGTATCCTAAAAAATCTGTATAAATCGAAAATATGTTCGATTAAATATTGACCTCAGCCTCTCAGTATGGTATAACAATAATATCAAAAAAAACAGAACGAACGTTCGTATATAACTGGGAGGCTGATATAACATGAAGAAGATAAGCGTAATTATTATACATAGCAATAAGAGGACAGAGGTGATTGAGTGTTTAAATATTAGTGATGCAATGGAATATATGAAACAGCGATACGTAGATGAAATTCGAAAAGCACCGTTTTATGATTATGAGCATTCATTTATATCCAGAAGTTTTAAGTATGCTCAAGTATCTGCTGGTGCATTCGGCGTAAAAATGTGGATCTGCTGCAATAGCAGATATTATAAGCGAAAGGCAGGTAAGTGGAATGGAAAACACAAAAAATACAAAAGAAGCAAGAGAAAGAATGAATTTGATCAGTAAAATAAACGACAGAGCAAAAGAGCTGGGAATTATGTATGATTCCCGGCTCAGTCATTCTATGGACATTAATTATGCAGTACAGGTATTTGATATTGATTTAAAGGCTTGGTTAGATTCTACTAATAATGATTTTATTCATGATTATGTTGGAATCTATAAAAATATTGATCGTGATGCAATTTCTTTAAAACATGCTGCTAGCCAAAATGATTTTGGAACATTTGTTCCACGATTTGCAAGAAACGAAAATAATTTAATCAAAGATTGTTATGAATCATATAAAAATTTATTGAAATTAGAAAAGAAAATTCATGAATCGGCAATTTTATTTCAGACAGTGGCTCTTACTCTGGCAGAAATGCAACAAAAATATGAAGATGGAATCGAGGTAAAACGCCAGGGAGATGATGCTGATGATGAAATTTTATGTCCGGAATGCGATTATTCATTAGCTAGAAATGATGAGAAAGAAGAGTTACGTCCCAAACATTGTCCGGAATGTGGAACAAAGTTGATTTATTGACGGAGAATATGGGAGTAGAAAATTATGACAAATAAACAGTATGAAAATGGAGAGTATTTGAATATACATAATGCTACAAAAGAACAGTTAAAGTTTATGGTGAAGGACAGAGATGAGACGATAAAGAGGTTACAAAAAGAATTGAATGAAAAACAGGCAGCGTTAAATGAAGCGATAGAAATGCTAAAGAATTGTATTTGAAACAAAAGTTTCAGGTTGAAAATGGAAGAAATTATGAAAGGGCGGTATTCAAATGGCGGATTTAACACATTTGTTTAAAGTGGGTCAAATAGTAAAATGCAGGCTTGATGGAGATACACATACAGGTACGGTAAGAAAAACATATATAGATCATATTATTGTAGACATTCCAGATATATCAGATCATTGTTGGTTTGAGAATGGATTTAACATTAGTGATGTTCAGCCGGTATATGATTTTTGTAGTGGGGAATTGGAGAATAATTATGAATGACAAATATTTTAAGAATAGAATTGAGAACAGTTCATTAGGAAGTGCAGGATTGGAATTATTAAATGCACAAGAGAAATTAATTTCACAAGAATACGAAATAGAAATGTTAAGAATCAAGGCTGCTAAATATAAAGCATTTTTCTTTCGTGAGAGTGATTTGGCAATAAAATTGCAGGAGCAAGAAGAAGAAAATAAAGATGCACTTGTAGGTGAATTTGATGGATTCTGTTGGTCAAGTAGAAGAGCTTTTGCAGTATTTAGAACGCTTGAAGATATGTATGATGAAGGTTTAATTACAGAATCAGAATACAGAGAGTGTAAGTCAATTTAAATAAAGCAATTAATAATAAGGGGTGAATTTATGAAAAATAAATTGATTGAAGCGGCTATTTTTATAAAGAATTGGTGTGCTACTAGAGGTGTATATGATGAAAAAGAATGTCCTTTTTTTAAAGGGTATGTTGAAGAAAACGGTATAAAAACAGTTCAGTGTGAATTAAACAAAGGTAAAACTTCACCATGTAATTGGGATGTCTGAAATGAGAATTTTACGGAGGAAATAAAATGAGGCTTGGAGATATTTATGTAAATAAAAAAGATAAGTCAATTATTCAAATTGATAGCTACGCTACACACATGGGAGAATTTACAGAGAAAAGCATTGTTATTTTTAGACAAATGGAAAGACATAATGCCTATGAAATTGGCAGTGTTCCTAGTTTTAATGGATATGGATCACAAGAAGAAATTGAATCAGAATATGAATTATTAGTTCCGCAGGAAAAAGTGAAAAATTATTCTGATTGGAATGAAATTTTTGATATGATTGAAGCAGGAAGCTCGTGTCTTTAGACATGAGTAATTTACAATAGTAGATGAAAACCAGTTTTCAAAATAAGAGTTTTACAAAACAACATAAATACTACATATGGAGGAAAGGTATTATGACACATTGTTGGCTATGCGGAGCAAGTGAAATTAAGTTACCTAATTCAAAATATACTTATTATGGCAAGATATTAGGGAAAAGAGTACAGAAAACAATTCGAGTTTGTAATTGCTGCAGTGCTATGAGGGCTGATGAAGATATAAGAGAAGAAGTTGCGGAAATATTCGGATGGGATTATAACGAGGAGGATGATTAGATGTGGAAAACTGGATGTTTTGGAGTGTATATAATGGAATTGAAAGACTGAATTTATTAAAATGGAGGTATGATATATGGGACACGTTAATATTTTTAAAACAAAATCAAAAGAAGAATTAATAAAATTGTATGGTGAATTTCTTAAAGTAGAAGAAACTGGATTTTTTGATCCTGAGACAGATTTGGGTGGAATCAGAGAAATTTACAGCTGTGATTTTGGAGCAAATACGACATGGATGTTGCAAATAGAATTAACTCATGCAATTTCTGATTTGTGGTACGAAGAAAATAAATGAATTTCGACTTTCATTTTATGAGAAAGATGGTGTTACAAAATGGAAAAAGTAAAAGATACAGGGTATAGAATGATTATAGAAAATCATGGTGGAAGATGGATGTTTGTCAATGACGATATTTACAGTTTTATGAAATGTTCAAATTGTAAAGAGCAGATTTTAATTAAAGATATTGAAGGGTATTGTCCTAATTGCGGAGTAAAATTAGAGGGCGTGGGAGGTTAATATGGAAAAAATTAAAGCAAGGTGTGTGAATTTGGAATAACTGTAAATAATTTGTTATGAGGAGAGTTTTATGTATGAACGTAATGAAATCAAAGAAATAATTGATGAAATTGTGTTTCTAAAAAAAATATGTTATGATGAATTTTATGAACGGTAAATTATAAATTTTTGATTGGATGTGAAAAGATGATTAGAGTAACAGGAGAAAAACAGAAATCTGAAATTGCTTATGCAATTCAAAAATATAACAAATCTACTATTTATTCTTATGGTGACTTCTGTCCAATTTATTTGGATACTTATATAACGTATGATACAGAGTGCGATCCTATAAGTTTCTGTAAGTTTGTAATAGAAGATTTAAAAGAAAAAGTAAGAGATAACGAAGGATTACCTATTCCAATGATTGTGATTTATACAAATTTAGATGATTTGGTTAAGATTACCGTCATTGAAAATTATATAAAAGAAATGGAAAATGAAAAATTAGTCAGAAATGTAGTATTTATGACACGATAAAAAATTGCTTTTATACAGGAGGTGAAGTTTTGCTATCTGAAGAACAGATGAATATCATAGGACATTGGGTGAAAATTATTAGCAAAACAAGCTCATACAAAAACGATTATGGTGTAGTTACTGGGGTTACAAAGAATAAAGAATGGTTGAAGGTACGATTATCAGATTCAACTATTAGAGTGGCATTTAGCTCGGTGATGCAGATTAATTAAATAAAAATTGCTTTCATTGTAAAGGATGTGATCTATATGACGTATGAAGAAACAAAAAAAATCAAACATTTACGAGAAGTGACTTCTGTTATGGTTGAGAAATCATCAAATGGAATTGAATGTACTAAAAATAGATTTGGAAACAGAACTATGGATGGCTGCAAAAATGTAATTTTTGAAAAGATTGAATTATCGAAAATTGACAATGATATTCCTCATATAAGAAGAGAATATTATGGGAGAAATTTGTGGATAGTGTTATGATATTAAATTATTTTTAATGAGAGGAGAGAATTATGAACAAGTATTCTTTAAATATTAAATGGAAATTTAATGAGGAATTTGAATCATGGAACATGATTATTATATCTGACGATAGTAAAGAACATGTTACAGAAGTAATTAAAAATTATCAGAAAACAAACAATGTGGAGTTTGAATCACCAGTAGAACTTATGGATGCTATTTGTGATGAACACGGATGGCAGTGGGAAGATTTTTATTATGATATTGAGATTAAATTTTGATGAAATAATAATTTCTGCTAAAGAAAGAATGAGGTATATGTTATGGAACAATTGCTTAAATATGTAGAAGAATTGAATGAAAATACTCCGGATGGTCAAATTGTTGATGCTGACACTATTTTAAAAGATATAATGGACGAGCAGGATTTTGAAATATCTGGTATGGCTCAAGAAATATTCAATATTTATCATAAAAGTAGCGACAAACAAGCGGTAAAAGAAATGTTCTTTGAATTTACCGGTATG